ATAACAACAATTAATAATCAAACTACAGATGTTTTAGGATTAGGTGAAGTGGCTACAGTAGTAGTTGCAACACCTTTAGTGATAGCAGGTGCATTATTAGGATTTTTTGATTAAAATATATTTAGATGAAAACAATTGAATTAAACATAGATTGGACAGAAAGTATGCAATTTATAGAACAACAGGAAACTGTTTTCTTAGATGACGGTAGTACAGCTGAAATTTCTATTTTTGCTGAGGTTACTATTTACGATAATGTTCCAATATCATTTTACGATGAAAGACAACAGTCTATAAAAGTAGAAAATTTAGAAATAGAGATTTTGGAGTTATGGGATAAAATTGGTGAAAAAATTACATTAGATGATTCACAAGAAAAAGAAATAAAACAGCAAATTTTAGAAAACATAGAATAATGAAAGGAACTTGTTATAGAGCAGTGGAGAACCAAGACGGTACAATACAATTACATGATTTATATATTGATGATGGAACTCACCATAATAAACCTTGCTTAGTTTTCACCAAATCTGAATTCGGAGGTACTTGGGATAATGAAGAGTACTTGATTAAGTTTTTTCGCGGAATAAAAAAGAGTAAGAGAAAATATATTAAAGAACTAAAACAGTTTTGTAAGAGTGAAGACTTTAACTATGAAATTACACTAAGAGATTTGCTAGATATTTATTCAGACAGTAAGAAACTAAATTTTTGGACTAAGAAAGAAAAGGCAATTATAGAACATCAAAAACCCAATTTCCATCAATACTTAATATCTATTGGAAGAAGTTTAAACAACTACAGTTATGATCCTATAAAAGTCTTGAATAATGTCCTCTATTTTGCCGATTGTTACAATAAGGGTATTAAAGTAAGTGATGCACTTGATAATTTTAGTAAGATATGAGAAATTACTGTAAGAATTGTAAAAATATGGTAGTAATGCATGCTTTTTCTTTTGGGAATTGTTATAGTTGTCGAGAAGAAATAAGTACACCTCACATTCCAGTTGAAAGGTTATGTTTGAAATGTTCAGAAGAAACAGGATTATGTCAAAGTTGCGGAAATAAAATAGAAACAGATGAAGATAATAAATAGAGAAGAATTTTTTAAACTTCCAGAAGGAACGGTTTATTCAGAATACGACCCGTTAACATTCCACAGTATATTCATAAAAGGAGAGCAATTAACCGTTGATTATATAGAATTAGATTTAGTAGGGAATATTGAGTATAATAATTCAGATGAATATTGCGACATACTAGAAGAAGCCAAAGAAACTGGAAAATCATTTAAATTAGACTTTGAAAATTACGGTAGAAATGGGATGTATTCAGATGATCAACTTTATGCTGTATATGAAAAAGAAGATATTGAAGGACTTATAAATACTTTAAAAGCTTGTTTATAGTATGAGTTATTTAGATGAAATAAGTTTTCAGTTTTTTCCCGCCAACATATGGAAAGCAACCCCTCTCGGCCAACTTACTTTAAGGCAGTTTTTAGATGTTCACAGGCAACCAAAAGACTCTACTGTACAAGTTATTGAACAGATTAAAATCGCCGCTAAAAACAATGATTTAAAACTTAAAGATAGTTTAAAACAAAATAATCTTTACTCCTTTGTACCTTCAGTTATATTAGATGGTAATGGGAGAGGTCTTGCAAATATTGTTGACTACAACCCCATAATGTTATGTGAATTTGATAAAATAGATAATGCTTTAGAATTAAAAGAACGGTTGTTTAATAATTTAAAATCTGTTATTGCTGCCTGGATTAGTCCAAGTGGACGAGGATTAAAACTATTAATTAGAATCAGGAAACCTACAAGTGTAGAAACTTATAAGGAATATTTTTGTGGGCTTGCATATTATCTTTCTCAATATGAAGGATTCGATGGAGTCAACTTCAACATTGTCCTACCTCAATTTTTGTCATATGATTATGATATCTTAGTGAGAGAGGATGCGGAAGAATGGATACAACGTGGAAATAAAATTAATTTCTTTGATATAAATGCACCAATTGATTTTGATGTACCAACAGATATAGATGAAGAATTAGAACAGGAAGTTGTAAAAAGCATACATTTTTTAATAGATCGAATTGAAGACAACGCTCATCCTACACTTTTGGGCATCTCATTTTTGATTGGAGGATGGTCGGCTGCAAATTATATAGGGGAAGAATTAGCTTATGATACAATGATAGAAGCAGTTGAAGGTAATGCATATATGGGTAAAAATACACGAGGATATTGTGCAACGGCCAAACAAATGTTTTTAAAAGGTTTAAATCATCCAGCAGAATACAAAAACAAATGATAAAAAAAGATTTTAAACAGAAGTATTTTCTTTATTGTCGAGATTGTACAGAACCTTTAATAAGAAAAGTTGAAGAACAAATTCCGCGGGAAAAACAAATAGAAATTAAGAATTATGAAAGACCTACTAAATAATAAAACAATTAAATTTTATTTGTCAGTAATACTAAGTGTATTAAAACTACTATACTTAGATGTACTACTGTTCCTATTTTTAAGTTTTTTTGGCGCATTTTCCACTAGACCTTATATAGAATTTGTAAAAGAGTATTGGATAAATGATATTCAATTCCTATATTTCTGGATGAGTTTTTCGTTTAGTTTATTAGTGAATTATGCTTATTTAAAATCAGAATTAAAATAATATGACAGACGAAAAATTAATAGAGCTATACATGCTAGGTTTTGAACATGAGTTAGAGGGCGAAGAAGATATTAAGTTTTATTTAGGTGATCATCCACTAAAATCTCCAGCTTATAAATTAGGTCGTTTAGATGCTTATTATGGTGACGATAATCCTAATTTAGATTACCGATCAAAAGAAGAAATAATTAAAATTATACGGTCATGATAGCAATAGTAACACCTTATTTTAGAGATTTTTATCAGTTTATTAAATATTCACCGTTTGATGGGAGTTATTTTGAAGTTAAATGGGTTGATCAGTTTAAAACTGTTTTTGGCCGAGATTATGATGGATATATTTTATACTATAAATATTGGGAAATAAAAGAAATCAATGATATAGTTGATTATTTAGAAAGTCATGGCGCTAAAAGAATAAACTTATGAAAAGCACTTCACTAATTAAACTAGGTATATTCCAAAAACGGCTAAAGAAAATAGGAATAGATATTGAATTGGGAGCTAATTGGCCGTGGGTTTACGTGACTAGTATTCAAGGAAAACCAGTTACTGAGAAGTACTTGGCAGATTGGGGTTTTACAATAGCTTTTCATAATGCGCGCGGAGAAACAAATTTTACAGACACAAAAGAGATTTTTAAATTAATAAGGAAATATGACAACAGATAAATTCGAAGAAGATCAAGCAAATATGTATGATGGAGAACTTCTAAAGTTAGTTGAAGATAAATTACATCTTCTATGTAAAACGGGCGGAAAAAGTTTAACAATGAGTGTTCCTCCAAGAATAGACGATTTTGATATGTTAGTATGTGAATTAATAAGAAGATATAAACAAGCGTTATGATTAAATTAAAAGTAGAACAATGGAAAGTTACAGGTAAGTATTATTCCACAGAAGAAATAGAAGTAGAGTCTTTAGATAATCTTGAGTCTAAATTACGCAGAGGTATGGTTTCAACAGTTTATATAATTGAGGAGGATAATTTCGAACAACCTTATAGAGCCTATTTATTGTAAAATATGAAAAAAAGAAAATATACAAAAGAACAGTTTAATTTTGTCAAGGACTTAGTCGAAAAAGGACACGATGTTTCACCTGCCACAAGATTAATGTGCGAGCAATTCAATTTAGAATGCACAGAATCTACAACTAGAATTTTCCGCAAAAAAATGCAAAACAAAGGAGTTACAAATAATGTACAAACTGTTGAAGATACAGATGTATTTAAAGAAGCGCAGAAAAAAGAACATGATAAAACTAAACAACGGTTTTTGATAACCTGGGCTCAAAGTGATACACCTGTACATAAAGGCTTTCTTAAAAATATACAAAATTATGCGGAGTATATTGATGCAGACATACTTGTAATAGCTGGCCGTTACCGTAATCCCTCGTCCTTATCGTCAAGTAAAAGTTTAGAAGAAAAGGAGAAAAACATTAAAAATACTTGGGCTAAAGAAATACTGCCTTATCTCGACGCTAACCGTCATAATTTACATAAGCATTTAGTGGTGTTATCAGACGTTAAAATTCAACCAACAGCTTCTACTCCATTATCTTCAATGAATGGCCTTACAGGGCTTGAAAGTTGTATCATTGGCCATCCTAGATCTCACTTAAAGTTCTTACCAGTTTTAGAAGGCTATCCAAGCAAAGTTTTACTCACTACTGGAGCAATCACTGTTGAAAACTACACAGACACAAAAATTGGTAAACAAAGTGAGTTTAATCATCAAATTGGATGTGTAATTGTAGAACTAGATGGAGATATTTTTCATATTCGTCAAATTATCGCAGAACAAAATGGTAACTTTTATGATTTAAATAATAGGATAATTGATGGAATTGTACATAACAATAACAAAATTGAAGTTGCTGTTTTAGGAGACATTCACTTAACATCAGAAGAAAAAGATAATGTAGATGTGTCGTTTGAAATTCTGGAAAGATTTAAGCCAAATCATGTAATTCTTCACGATATTGCAGACATGAGTTCTATTTCTCACCATGAAAAAAGAAACCCATTTCAATTACTAAGAAGAGAGCAAGATGGTTCCAACTCATTAGAACGTGAATTGAAGTATATTATTGATTGGTTTAAAGAAAAACCTAAATATAATTATGTAGTTCCTTCAGCTAATCATAACGATTTTATAGACAGGTGGTTACAAAACGAAGACTGGAGGAAAGAAGGTAATAAAGCCTTATATCTTAAATATGCTAATATAACTGCTCAAGGATTAGCTCCTAAAGGAATTATAGCTTATATTTTAGAATCGGAATTTGATCACATTAAATGTTTAGGTGTAGATGAATCATATAGTGTTTTAGATTTCGAATTGAGCCTCCACGGAGATCGCGGCGCATCAGGATCACGTGGCTCCATAACACAGTTTAAAAACTTGAATGTTAAAACCGTTACAGCCCACAGCCATTCCGCGTCTAAAACAGATGGTCATCATTGTGTAGGAACATTAACTAAACTTCGTATGGGGTACAATCTTGGGATGTCACAATGGTCAGTATCTAATTTAGTTATTTATCCTAATGGTAAAGCACAACATATTCATATTACAAGAGGGAAATACACAACGTTTTATTAAAAAATATAAGGAGATTCGAAAGTTTCTCCTTTTTTATTTGGCAGTTTCAAAAACAATCCTTAGATTTGTAAAATAAAATTAGATACTATGAAAAGAAAATTGATTATTTGTTTAGATGTTTTGCTTTGGATAGCATTATTGTTTTTTGGATATAAATATTTTACAGGATGTTAAAGAAAATTACAGAGAAAAGAATCGAGCAATTTAAAAAGGATTTTCCAGAATTTAAAATTTCCAAGAAAACAGGCTCAATGTATGTCAGAATCGGCGTAACAGAAGGTACAAAAAAGATTAAGTATAATGGAAGAGCTATTACAAAAGGAACTGTAAAGAAACTAGGTCAATTTCAAGAGTGGAAACAAAGTAAAGCCAGATTTGTATACTTACTAAGTCCTGCTGGAAAACTTATGATGAGTAAAGAGGGTGGTAACTTTAGAAGTGTCACTTTAAAAGCGCTTAGAACTGAAAACTCGGATTTAACTAATACTTTCTTCATAGGTAAAAAATATGAATGGCTTGGTAATTATCCTAACATGTTTCCTTACAAATTCTTTCAAGGGTTTAATTCATTAAGTGAAGCTAAAAAATTCTTAGGTTATTCTTTTATTTCAGATGATGAGTTTAGTAATTTATTTAAAGATGATTGGTTTGATTTTTTAACGCCCGTTATTTTAGCGAAAGATAAGAAAAATGTAGTGAGGTTATTTAAAGACATGAGCTCTGAAACTAGAGATTCTTTAAATGATTACATTAACATGTGCCAGGAACATAATATGGATATTGAAATTCCCGCAGGAAAAAATAAATTAGAGGAATTACATGATTCAGCTATGTGGGAAATCAATAAAAGAAATATGGACTGTTATTCTAAGGAGTATAAGTATGATATTAAAGAGGATTTTACTAAAGTTTGGTTAGAAAGAAAATTAAAATTCAGAAGACTTGAAACTCCATATGAAATGTACGCTCAGGGAATAAAACAAATTCATTGCATTGGAACAAATTATGCAACTCAATTAGGTTATTATGCCTTCTATACTTTCAGTTACAAAGATAAAGAGTATGATATCCAACTTTATAAAAATGGGAGCGTTGGTCAGTTTTACGGACGTAAAAATACAGAAGTACCTAAAGAACTAAAGGAATTGGTTTTAAAAGACATTAATTTAAAATTAGAACTAACTGATATAAAACCTAATTTAGAGAATTATCCTAAAATAGCTAATCATCCAGCAACAATTACAAACGGTTGGGTTTTTTAAAATATAAACTATGTATAAAAAAGGAGATAAAGTTCTTTATGCAGGAACAGATAAAGGAATTGTTAAAATAGATCAAGAAGATAAATACAGTGTTTTTGTTGTTTATTCTTGTGGCGAAAATTGGAATGAATACGAAAACTATACAGCTCAGAATAGCCACATAAGTTTTCTAACTAAAGGTTGGGCAGATAAAGAGAGTATCCAATCGGGTAAAAAATAAATATATGGAAAAAAGAAACTTAATTTACTACAAATCAGAAGAGGAATTCAATAAACCTGTGAGCGAATTAATAGAACAGCTTAGATCAGAGTTATCTAAAACCAGAGGGAAAATATATGATATTAGACATAATCACGGTTTTGAAGATAAACTAGAGCATATAGAAGGAGGTTTAACTTGTATTATAAGCGCTATGGCAAACACAGTTAAGGATTTTAAAGACTGGGAAGAAAAATGGACTAAAAAAGCAGAAATATGAAAGAATTAAAATTACAAGATATAGTATTAAAACTAATAGGAAATGTAAATCCTGCGGGATGTGCTTCAAGAGATCCTGAGAGATTAGAAAATTTGAAAACTTTATGTGAGTTAACAGAGATTTTAATAGATGAAATAGCTTATGTATCAAGAAGTAAAGACAGCTATGAATCCTCTGTTAAAGAAGCTGGTCAATATGCACAAAACTTTTTAGTAAATCAAGGATTATGAAATGGATAAAAAATGAAGAAGCCGATGTATACTACTGTAAAACACCTATAGGTTTATTTGAATTGGTTGGAGACAGTGTTGATTATAATGTTTATTTAGACGGAGATCCTATTTCGCGGAATAAAGCCTTAATAAGAGCAACAGAAGAAGCCAGAATACATCTTCTAAAAACTTATTACAGTTTAAAAATATACTTAGAGATCAATGAATAAAGAAATAGAACGCTACGATCCAATAGAATATGAGGAAGGTATTTGGTATCATATGCTTGATAATAATACGGTCACTTTAGAATTTAGTCAAGATGTTGATTATTCATTTAAAATTGAGAGTTTGACGCGCGAAGAAATAATGGAAAGATATAACATAAAATTATGAAAAACTTAGCAGAATTACAAGACAAATATAGTAGATATTTTAATGGTTTAGGTAAAATTGGTTGGGGTGGTAAAAGCTATTATGAAATTAATTCTGACATACCTTTAAACTTAAATTCTGCTGGCGGAAAAAATGGATTCATTTTAAATGATAGCGGTCAAGTTGAATTATGGGACTCTAAAGAACATTATAATTATACATTCTTTTATAAAGGCCAAGAAATAACAGAAGATGAATATAGAAAGTTAGAAGATGAAGGAGCTTCTGATGACGATTTAACTTTAAAAAGTGAAGATTCTAAAAAATGGTGGGGACTTACTTTAGACAAATATTATCCACATCCTTATTATCCAACAACTAAAGTTATTTCTGGATTTGAAATAATTAATAATATTCCTTTCTTCGATGAAGGTGAATTTTACGATTTAGAAGATGATAAAATACGATCTATAGACGACGATATGTTATATAATAGGCTTCAGTGCTTAGAATATCCAGAATTTTTTAAACCAATATATCATTAATTATGAAACCAACTTTTACAGACAGAAAAGAAGCTAAATATTGCGGAAAAACAATAAGAACAATACAAGAATACTTATTTAACACTGCAATTTATAATGAAAAACGACCTCATTCTAACATAACAGAAGACTACTTGAAACAAACAATTATATTTTTAAATGAATTATTAAACAAATAAATTATGTACGCAATAGATGATAGATTTTACGATGAAGTTCAAGATATAGCTGAGGACTTAGAATACGATTTTTTAATGGAACAATCTGATGATTTCACTGTTGAAGCTTATGAATGTGATTTAGAACGAATAGGTTATTTAAGCGCTCAAGTAATTGCTGAAAGAGCATTTGACGAAGATAGGTTTTCTGAAAATATGGATGAAGATCAAGAAAGAATTATTAAAATATTAGATGGTAGTATTGATTTCGATCTAATAAATTCGTACATGCCTAAATTATGGTATCCAAGTAATAGAAAAGTTATATTTACAAAACAAGAATTAATTGATGAAATAAAACAATATTATGAATAAATTTCAGAAAATACTTTTGTTTCTAGGATTTGATATTGTAATAGACGAACATCCTTATGGTGATTTAAGAGTAGTACAAAGAGGTAAAAAACAAATATTACAAAGGCTTTCCGAAGTAACTTATGCTGGCGGAGGTGATTGGGAAGACATAAAAGAAGTATATGAATGATTTTGAAAAAGGATTTCTATAATAGGCATAATTAAATTAATAGAGATGTTATGAAAAGAACAGTATTAGGAACATTAACAGTCATTCTAGGAGTGGCTGTTTTTTCAGTTTATTTCGCGCCTAAAAAGAATTTAAAAAGAACTGTATATTTAGACAAAACAGTTAAAATATTAAACTTCACAGAAGAAAGAGATTTAGATACAATAACAAGTGTAACAGCAACTGCCTTAAAAATACACGATATTAAGATAGTCTTAGTACCTTTATCTCAAGAAGAAATAGAGGAAACAGATTATTTAGGATATATTCAAAAGTGGGAAGACTTTTATATTATTAAAATACGTCCAGGATTATCAAAAGATTTGATTTTAGAAACTATTTCACACGAAATGATACATTGTTCCGAAAATGAAAGAGGAAGGCTTAAAACGCTTTATTATGGTATTGAATATGATGGATTAGTCTACACTCCTCGATATCCGTATTATCTAAAACCTTTTGAACTAAAAGCATATAAATTAGAGTGGCCTTTGAAGATGTATATTAAAGGAATACTATATGAAACAACGAATCCTCACTGTCTTAATTGATGGTGAGGATTTTTTCTGCGTTTAATTAGTTTTGGTTTGTAATCTTTTTAAGTCAGCTTTAAATCTCTCATATTCCGTCCATTCGCAAGCTGAAGAAGTTTCAATATATCTGTGAATTAATTCGTCCACAATTTCATAGTAATCTAAATGGCGGGTAGAAAATCCTAACTCCTCAAATACTTTCATTTGTTCACGTTGTTTTTCCGTCATAGTACTCTATTTTAATTGTTCCTTTTTCTATAAGTTCTTCTAGTACCTCATAAGTTTTTAGATCATAGTATTCTCTATATCCCAAAGTGTATTTTAAAGAGCCTATTAAAGCGTTTTTTGCTTCTCCTTTTTTCGCCCAGACAAACTTCCCTGAATTCATTACAAGTAGTTCTTCATTTAGATAGATTCGGTATCCTGGTTTTGAACTTATTTTTAACTGTTCTAACTCTGTTATTATTTTGTTTTTCATAATAAGGATTGCAGTATTTCTATTTTATTATTTATTCTGTCTAGATCTCTACTTTTAAATATCTGTTCTACTAAAGGAAGATTATTTATATTATCTCTTAATTGTTCTAATGTCTGTAGACTTTCTTTTATTACACTTTTTTGTGCGTCGAATCCAGCTAAATAAGCATTTTCTAAATCGCTTATGTACTCTACTTGTCCTATTCTATCCAAAGCGTATTTCATTGCGCCCATTGCTTCTCTTTCTCCCATACTCATATCAAATTGTATTTAAGTAAAAACTTATTATGTATCATATTTATTTCTTCATCTGTTAATGGCGCGCCACCCCAAGCTTCTGGTATTCCTAGTTTTTCTACTTCCTCGTTAAATAAATCTTTATAAAATTTCTGCATTTCTAAGAGAGCTTGTATATTATCAGATAAAGTTAACGACATTGTTTTTATTTCCATAGTTATTTTTTCTTACTTTTGTATTGAAACCTTGCTTTACAATCTTCATTAATACACTGAACAACTTTACTTCCTTTTCTTGTTTGTTTTAAGTCTGAGTTGCATTTTGAACATTTGTCTTTTTCTAACCGTTCTTTAATTTGTTTGTCTATGTTTTCATTCTTTTTTCGGCGATTTTCAGCTTTAATTGCTTTCTCTTCTTCTGTTGGTGGACATAGAATTTTCATTAGTCTTCGGTACTCAACTTCGACCCACTTTTCATGATCCCCATCTCCAATCATTTCGCCGAGTCTAATGAAACTGTTCCATAAATGTTGATTGTCTTTTTCCATTACAATAAGTTTACAATTACTTTTTTCTCAGCCCAATAACTATACATTTTACCTGACTCATAAATATATTGCGGTTCTAATTCTACTTTTGGTATATCAACTTTTTTCGCAAATTTTTTAATTGATTTTAAAACTTCCGCCTCACATACGTCAATTTTCCTATTTTCGTACCACCAAATAAATCCAAACCCTCTTTCAACTTCAACAGGTTTCTTTTCTGATTGATAATTTTTCAAATAAGTACTATCTGTAATTTTCTCTAATTCTCCTAAATATAAATATTGTCGCCCAGAAACAGTCTCATAAACACATCCTCTTTCTAAATCTTTTTTTCCGAGCGGTTTGATTTTTGCTTGTTCTCCATGCATACCGTATTTTAAGGAAATATCTTTTCTGAATAAACTTGTGATTTGCTCCTTAGTGAATTCTTCTGCGTCAAAAACTGTATCAAATTCTTCTAAAGGCATATCTTTTAATAGATTCACCCAACCACCAATTGCACCATATCTATATCGGCCATAATGAGAATTTTTCTTCATGTCTTCCATGAACATTTCTTTATCCCACAATTGAAAAGATGCCATAATGTTTGTACGATCTCCACTTGTAGTGCTTGTAAATATGTATTGTTTATCTGTTAGTTTCATAACTTATTACTTGTTTACCGTTAATTGTTTCTATTTTACCTACAGCAATATAACTGTTTCTTTCTTTTACTTTGTATTTAAGTCCCAGCTTCTTTTTTATTTTATTCCAGAAATTTAAAGGTTCTGATGGTAAATAGTCATCACATCCAATAATGTATTGTACATTGTTTCTTGGATTATAATCCTTACTCATTTGCCAGATAATTGGTTTATTTTTGTCCATTATAAAGTGAAGTTTTTAATTATTTCATAACTGTCTCTTTTAACTATTGGTTCTAACAGCTTTTTTACAATATATTTTTGCTCATCGCTCATTTTTGGTTCTAATGGTCTTATTATTTCTCCTCCTTTAACCGTTATCAGTAATTCGCCATTTTTATGTTGTACTGATGAATCTAATGATTTACCTGTCCACCATTTTGCAGAAAAATCTTCTGGATTTTCCCTCAGAGCCTCAATAACTCTTTCTACTAGTAATTGCTCGTGTTCATCATAAACGTCTAATTTCTTTTTAAATAATCTCATTTTGTATCATATATCTTAGTTATTTTAAATACCCCTACATTCTCCTTTTGCGCTGCTTCTAAAGCCTTTTCTTCAGATTCAAATTGGTCGGCGAAAAGAAAACCTTTAAAACGTCTATAATCTGTTGCCCAATAACCATACCCATCAATGTCTGTTATTACGTATCTTACTACCATGATCTAAATATTGTTTTGATAATAGATATTGCAACAATTTTAATCACAACTATAGCTACAACGATAAATGCTATAATACTCATTCCTATGATGGCTATTGATTCCAGCCAGTTATATGTCCATGTTATTTCCATAATTCTTGTTCAAATTGTTCTTTATGAGTTAATTGTATTTCTTCTAATATATCCACTGAACTTAGTTCTACACAGTCTTGACAAATTAATGTATTGTCATAGAAGTCTGAAGGTTTGAAGTTAAAGTATTTTATTAGTTTTCTTTTCGCGCCGATTGGTGTTATTTTACTTCGTTTCATGGTTCACTTTATAAGTTCTTAATCTATCCATTTGTTTCTGTAGCTTTTCAACTTCTGTGTCAATGTTAGCATTAAATTCCTCCACATTCAAAAGTCTAACTGTTTCTTGTCGGCCATAATCTGAACCTCTCACAATCTCATAAGCCTCTTTTACGTCGTATTTACCTGCAAAGATAATATCATCTGAATATCCAGATCTCCCGCTGCCCCAATAACCTCTATAACATCCCGCCCACACAACAGCTAAATCATTTGGATTGGAAACAGTTAAATCTAAAGCTTTTTGATCACGTTCTCTACACCAAATATGTTTTTCAATAGCATGACGTTTCATTTCTTTACCTTCAAATAAAATAGTGTCATATTCTTTTGCTCTGTGTGCTATGATGTCTGTGTAATAAACTTCTGTATCATCATATTTGTAATCTACTAACTTCGTAGCGCCCAGATTGCGCATTTCTGTTAGTCCTTCACTTCTTGCTTGTCCTCGTGTTTCGGCGCTTATGATAACATCATTATAGTGCCAAGGCTCTTCTAAGTTTTTGACAGATATTTTCCAAGCTTTTTTAATTATCTCTTCTTTCATTTCTTCAATTTAAATATAAAACCTGTTGATACCTTATCTTTAAACATTTCCTCAGCCTCTGCTTGTACTCCTTCTGCCTCAATCATTCTTAGATATAAATCAGGGGATTTTAAACCAACTACTGCACATGTTTTATCTAATTGTAGTTGAACTGCTATTGCTTTTATCGCGGAAATTGTAAGGCCTACTCTTCTTGATTGTTCTTTTATCATAATGCATTTTTATCTATTGCTAATCCTTGCGGTATTAAACCATTAACATCTATCTTCCACTCATATAATTTTGATGTAAACCAATCTGGCGCGGAATCATTTCTATTGAAAATATATAAATACATTGAAATTAATTGTAACATATCATCTTGCTGAATATTGAATAGATAATAATTATCTCTAAACCAAACAGTCGGTAAAAACTTTTCTCCGTTGTATTCAATCTCCTTAGTCAAGTCGTGCGGATATAGTATAGGCGTACACTCGTTAAAGAAACCTAAAAGAGAAATACTGTTTTGACTTATATCTTCTGTGAAAAAATGTATAGTCATGACATCATTATTTAAGTGATGTATTCCTTCTAGATTAAATGGTAAATACCTGTAGATGTCTTTAAATTCTAAGTTTTTCATAATTTATTTTTTATAACTGTTACAATAGTTTCAGGGTTAATATACTGTTGTTTTAGATTAAGTCCTAAGAATGCGCCAGCCCCTCCTTCATGTTTTTGACAAAGTCTTTGAATACGTAATTTATCACAGCCATACCTATAGCTTATAGATTCCCACTCAATATTAGAATTTCCTATCGTAAAAAGCAGTTCATCTCCTTGATTACCACAAAGATCCATTGCAGTCATTTGATTTGGTTTAAGGTGTAATTTAAGCTGTTTCTCAAAAGAATCTCTATTTATATTTTTTCTAAAAGCTAATCCATCAAGGAATACTGTGTCTCCTAACTCAAAACCCAGTATAATATCTGACAGTCTTTTATTTGATAATTTTTCCATATTTCGCGCAAAAAAGATTTAAAAACAGTTTTATAAAAATCCAACACCTCTATTCCAATCACTAGACATCTCATCCAAATACTTCTGATATTCATCTTCAACTAAATGATAAGTACAAACATAATACAACTGCTCTTGAAAAGAAGGATATCGATAATGTTCATAATTAAACACCTCTGAATTATGAAGCTCTTGAAGAAAAATAAACTGTTCTCTAATTGTCTCCATAAAATTCTCATCATTTAATCCATAGTCAAGATCATCATACATATTCAAATGAGAAGCAATATCTTTACAATACAAATGACTTTTAAAAGTATAAACATCATCTATCTTATTACATTGCCTTTCGTATTGTGCGCCTTTTTCAATTTTTTCTAAACATAAATCACATCTATGTTCTTTTCTGGCCTTTAATATTTTTGAGCTTATTACTTGCATGACTAAGAATTTAAAGCTCCACAAATCTCACTATAAGCTGTCATTTTTTGGAAATATTCTTCATCAGACATTTTACCTTCTTTGTGAGAAATAACTATTTTTCTAACTTCATCTTTAATCATTTCTTCTAATTCTTGCTGTTTCATGTTTATCTGTTTTAATTTTTTGTAAATTTAGTTTATTTATTTTTATTGTGCAAGTTTTTAATCAGTTATTTCTACTTGATAATTATATAATGCCCAGTAACAACCTTCTGTTATTTTACCTCTGTATTTGTTAGCCACTTTCTTTATATGATTTTCCTTGTGAAATTTATAACATTCAAAAGCTTCTTCTGGAGTGTCAAAACGTTCTTTTTTATCTTTCTCTTGAAGTCTTGCAATATACTTTTTACCTGATTTATGAACACCTATCGGATATTTTCCTCTAGCACTATTAGATTTGGTAAGTAAAGCGTTAATCTCTTGTGGAACAAAGCAACAATTTTCTGGGCTGTAAATTTTATTACCTTTGGTTAAAATATCTTTGTCAACTTGGTAATTATCGACTCTATTCGTTTCATACCACTCCGCGTAATTTTGAAAATTTAACCATTCTTTACAAACAGAACATATAGTATAAGTAGGTTGAGTATTTTGTCTATTTTTAGAATAACACCTTTTTATCATGTCAGCCCATGCTTGATATACTTTACCTTTTTGTGAATTATATTTACCAATTCCAAAGTATCCAATACCGCATACAGACGGATGATAGGGATTTTTAATACTCCCATTTTTTATTTCACAAACTCTCGTATTTTTTAGAATTGTTTTATTAACATCGTTAAATTGTATTGTACAATTTGTTGCACTGAAAGATTCTATAATTAATACCCAATAACCTTCATTAGTTAAATATCTTTCTCCTGCCCTATTTCTTATTGGTCTGCCCATATCTTAAATAAAAATCCCCACTATTAAAAAGAGTTTTCCGAGAACTCAGATTAATAACGGGGAATAGTTTATATCTTTTAAAATATTGAATTTGATCTCGGAAATCTTATTCAACTATGCAAACTTACAATTTATTTTTCAATCTACCAAATTAATTACCATCTTTATTTAAAAACTGCCACATGGGAACTGAGAAAAAATCATTTCCTTTTACTTCACTATAATATTTTTTATTTTCATAGGCCGTTCCTGGGTCAATTAATTGATTTAAACTATTAGAAAATGGTGCAATTTTACCTATGCTACTTAGAACTTTACCTTCCTTCCAAGCATTCTCTTCAAGTAGTTTATTTAAGGATAATATTTGATCAAAAGATTGCAATGGAGTGGAGACCACGCCCCAATACTGATTAGCTATTCCCGTATTTGAAGAATGTAGCTCTCCTACAAGTCTATACGTAAGTAAGTTGGCCATTTGTAAAGCCCAATTCTCTCTTTTTGGATCATCGTCAGCAAGTCCTCTAAGTAGCATTGAAATTAGCATCACTGTATTAACAAATAACAAATCTACTGAAAGCCTCTTCAAATTAGACTTTCTTAGTTCCGATAACTCTATGCCTTGAACAACCTCTTCTTTTAAATCCTGAAGTTCTTTATTTTCAGCAGCTGTTCTATTAGATATTTGTTCTAATTCATTTATTCTTGATTCTTGTTCTGTGAAATTTCCATTATATTGATTTTTAAAAGCTTGAATAAACGGCACTCCATTTTGTTTCCATTCTCTTACAATATCATTCATCATTCTGTATATCCCAGAATAAGAGCCGCTTTCTAATTGTCTCGACTGAGTGTTAAATCCTTGAGGTTTAAATCTTTCTTCCGCAAGAACCACCATAAATCCTTTGAACATCATTATAAAATTAAGTAAAAAGTTTCGATTTGCGGCCACTTTGTCTTCATGAGATAACTGCAAATCTATTCTTACATTTAAATTCTTAATTTGAATCCTTATATCATTACTAAAACGAGAGATTTCTTCCTCTAGATCTGCATCTGAATATTCATTACCATTTGAATCCCTTAATATAGATTTAAGCTTTTCTCGGTTAAAACTCACTTCTCCATTATCTGAAACATCTTGGAAATCATAAATAACAGTATTTTCATTAGACCATTTTTCTTTTATTTCGGCATTAGTTATTTTTAAATTAGCAGTTCTTTGATTACGTTGAAAATCTGTGAATTTTACTAATTGTCCCTCTACAATTCGGAAATCATTTAAAACTGTAAGCATTCCTTTACCATACAGAGGGTAATTTACAGCTTGGTAAAGTATCATTGAACTTTTTGACAAAAATCTAGGGAAAGCGCTAAATTTAGAACCATACAAACTATTTTCCATTTCAAATGCCCCCCAAAATTGACCAACAGAGTTTAACTTAGATTTTGTTTGGACGGAGTTTATCTCTGTCATTGCCTTGCCAACCTGATCATGGTATAAAGCACTTCCTCTTTTAAATGAGTCATTATTTATATATTGCCCTACAATTCTTTCGACTGTCTGTTTACTCTTTGCAGAAAGAAAAGCAGTTGCTGGTATGACAACACTTGATCCTAAACCTTTGAACCTAAGGAAGCTACCTAGTCCTTCCACGACCTTCGCACCATCTATTTTGCCGACAAAAGGCACATCAATTGTAGCTGTAGCGGCTTGTTTTATACCGAAGAAATCGTTATCTAGCGCTGATTCTAATGCTTTATACCTATTAGTAGCTGTCCCTATTTTCCCATCAGCATTAGTTCTTGTAGAAGCTTTGTCTATGATGGCCATAGCATCTCCAAAGTATTTTACTCTGGAAGCATAGATATTTGCAGCTTTATTTGTCATAGCAAGTCCGTGGAAAATATCCTCTGTGATATCTGTTTGATTTTCTAATCTCGCATAAAAAGGTTTTGGAATACTTTTGTTTGCGGTTCCTAATCTATTATCCCCCTGTATCTGGTCATCCTCAGTATATGTGGTTATGTTCTCAAAAGCATCTTTTATAGACTGCCCTGACAAACTTTTTAATCCTCCTAAATAACGTTCAATTCCTTGTTTTCTGATTTGCGGAGTTAAATAAATATTATAACTCGAATCTCCATCCATGAGTGCAATTTGATCCTTTCTTAGCTTTATTGTAGCTTTGTAAACTTCAAATAGTTTTTCATTTTTTGTGGCCGAAATATAATTACCTTCATTATCTCTTGTAACAGTACCAAATAAACTATCAAATTCTGTATTTTTATATTTACTTAATTTAGGTTGTTGGCTCCCCATTCCCGAATTAACAATATAGTTTGGATTCATTTGAGAAGTATCTTCGTCTTGAAAACTGTAATTTGGTTTTACTTCTACGTATTGATATTGTCCCTGCTCTAAATTATTTAGGATTTCGTTTACAGGTTTATCACTGTTTAAATCATTTTGAAATTCTACATATCCTTGTGGTGTGTATCTTCTATAATAAGGTAGTAATCTGCTTTCTGCAAAACTTCTTACAAACTGATTTTTAGTTGTTGGTTCAAGTAAATCTTCTTTAGACAGATTTTGTTCTTCTAATTTTCTCATTACAGATTTAGGAAGAGTTTCTCTAAAACCGTTTATGTAACTCTCTATGCTATCTTGCATTTGTTGAGTTGTTTTTCGGTTTTTTGCAGTCATGTTTGCTTTTGCTTCTTCCGCGATTTTATTAGTTAAAATCTCAAGTTCAACTCCCGCTGTATCTATTATATCAAGTCCTAAGTCTAAGAGTCTTTTATTCCAGGACTCATTTATTCCCGAAACTCCCTCTACTAAATTCTCAATATCTTCAGAAGTAATATCTGCTGTTAATTCTCTTGCTTCGGCGTAAAGTTCTTCTAAATTCTCTTGAATATCCCTCACTGTTTGTCTGGCCAATTCAGGCATGTTCTCAACATCAGTTTCTGAAGGATTTGAAGATTTAGTGTAAACTTTAATAATATTTTTAAGTCGGAAACTATTTGCTTTAATATCTTCTATTAAGTCTTCATTTCCACCTATGTCTTCAAGCTTATCTACTAATCCTTTATTATTGCCAAAACTATCCCAGAAATCGCTTGAAAAGCCTATTTGAGAGTTTAATTGTAATGCTTGGATTTGAGTTTGCCTGTCGTCTTTACTTAGAATTAAATCTATGAAAGATTGTGGTAATTGAGAACTTCCTTCAGGTGTTGTGTTATCGTAAGAATTATCTAATTTGTTTAAGTCTAAAGCTTGTCTTGAAGGTGCTGGTAATTTATCAATGTCACCAATAGATTCAATGATTGTTTTTCCTTCTTCGTTTTGGCTGTATTTTAAACCTTCTTTTAGATTTCCAAGCTCATCTATAAAGCTTTTAAGTTGTTTCCTTTCTAAATTTAAAGTGTTTAACTGTTGTATACCTTGACCGCTAAGTAAAGTTAAATCTATCTTACCGTTAGAATCTCTTGCTCTTTCTGTTATTCTTCTTTTGTCGGCGTTTAGGCCTTGAAGAATGTTTTGAGTATTTTTAGAAATATTTAAATTGACAAATTTTTGTTCTAATTCAGCATAATACTCATCTTTCATTCGGCGCTCAGACTCATTTTCATTTAGCTTTCTTGTAGCTTCATAAATACTGTCTTTTTGCTCATCTGACCATTCTAATGTACCTTTACTTCTTTTATTTAGAATTTCTTCATCTTTAAGTTTAGTATCGGTAAATACTTTTTTATATTCTTGCAAGAAGTTTTCATCTAACTGTTTTTGATAACCTGCAATATCTCTTTCTGACAAGAAATACCCATCTTTAACAAATGTAGAAATAATTTTTTCGTCGAATCCATTATCATAAATAACTTTTTGCCAGTTTTTAATCTGATTATGGTCTGCGCGTGATCCTTCAGAAATCATTCCTGTCTTAACAGTTGCAAATAATGACATTAAGGCATCGGGTGAGTTGTTGAGAGTCCCAAAAGTGGAGCCTATCCAGCTAATGTCGTTCTCTGCTGAAATACTCCATCTAAGCATAGCCTCTTTTTCTCTAGCACTTAAGCCCCTGTCAATCGTAACGGCATTAATTTGCTTCTCAATACTTTGTTGTTGAGTTACATCTCTTTGTGCTTTTAAGTTAGATATATTTTGAATTGAGTCTCCAATGCTTTTAGATAGTGTTTGCCAAACAGTTAATTTATTTAAAGTGGTGTCATCTTCAATCAGTTTTTTGATAACTCCAAGAGTTTGTGTTGTTTCCCCTATAAGATTTTTAAAGATCATTACTTCTTCTTGTGATAAGTCGTAATTTTTTCCTTTGTCTTGTGAATCTTTTATCGCGGCGAAAAGTCTATTAACATTATTATCTGCAATTCTGGCCACCGTAGCCACAGCATGTACTTCTAATTTATCATCAAGTTCTTTTTGTACAGCTAAAAGTCTATTTTTATTGAATTGAGATCCTTGTTGATTTCTAGATAAATCATCATTTTCCCTACTTAAAATATCAATTTGTTTTTTAGTTTCTTCCGCGATTCTCTTAGCGTTTGTAGATGTATCTAAAGAATAAAATCTTTTTCGATTATTATCTAAGTTATCTAATTGTAATCCACTAATATCCCCTGTATTTAAAATATCTTGAATATCTGTAATAATTCCATTTAAATCGGAAATATATTGTGGCTTGAAATAAGAAGCAATATCTTGAAAAAACTGTTGTATAAATTGAATTGCGCTATTGAAGAAATTTTGAGTTGTTTCAGAAACAGGCGCTGATTGTTGAACAGCATTTAAAGCTATTTTTCCTAAGACTTCTTTACGAACAGCCATTTCAGTTTCTTCTGCATTGTATTCTCTGCTGTAAACTTCTCTATATGTTTGCGCAAATTCTTTATATTCTTCAGATTTATCTATGTTTCTAAGTATGTTTTCAAGTCTTTCTTGCGGAAGTGCTTCTACTATAAAGTGAATTGTTTCTTCAGTTAAGTTTTCTAGTGTTTCCGCTCCTGTTTGAAAAGCAATAACTCTTTGTGCGATATCTGCTAAAGCCTCAGCCTGGATAGGCACAGAGTTTCTAATTTGGAATTTCTCAGTGTAATTTGTAATTGAAGTTACAGTTACACCCATATTTTTAAGAAGCTTATATAAAGATAGTTTAACTTCATCTTCTGTTTTTACAGTTTCTGGTTGCTCTTCCTCTGAAGTTTCTCTATATAAAGGTACATTTCTTTTATATTCTCTTTCCGCGAAAATCTCTTCATAATTCTCATAACGAGCTTTAAGTTCATCAATTGACAGTTCGTCTAATTCTTGCGCATCAATTATTTGTCTTTCTCCACTTTTAGTATAAACTGCTGTTTTACCTAAATTCTCATTAAGTCTTACAGTTGTTCCAGAAACTTCAATTCCTAAAGAACCTAAATTTGTCATTGCCGAATTTGCCAATAAATCTAAAGAAACATTTTTCTTCATTTCGCTTTGACCCTCACTCTGAAGCAAATACTCATTACCTATCTTCACTCTGGTTTCAGCCATTGTTCCTTCCAAAATAGAAGCCTGTGTAAACCCATTAACCGAAGATTTATCTACGTTTTTGGTTACAGACATTACAGAAGTGAATTCATTATTTGAAGTGAATCCTAATTCTATTTTTTGGCCGTCTACTGCTTCTTTTAATGCGGATTTTAAAGAACTGAATTGTTTTCCATTTACTTCATGAACGAATTGGATACCACTTTCATTTATTGAAGGGTTACTTACAAAATCTTGAAACTGTTGTAAATCTTTTGCCGAACCTAAAACATGAATTTGATTACTATTAGGAACAACAATTTCATCCATATTGTTATTGGTAGTGTAAGATACAATTACGCCATCATACCCCTCATTTTCTAATTCTTCGCTGGTTTTAGGAGCTATGATAGTTTTAGAATTTCTATATAAAGGGTTGGTTATATTTAGAATTACATTTTTAACAGCTCCTTTTCTACCTGTATCCATATTAATTGAATACCCTTCAGCTTTAAAAAAATTATCTGTAAAATAAAATCCTTGGCCAAAATCCCCTATAGTTTTATTTCTGTCACTTTCTGTACCTATTTGAGTGGCATCAAAGTCTTCAAAATCTCTTTTTGTGCCGTGATAAACTACATCTTTTAATTGACTTTGAGGAAATATCTGAGATAGATATTCTTGATATTGTTCAGCCGTACCTATATTAGATAAATCTTGGTTTTGATTATAAATAGAAGAAACTCTGGGTGTAACTTCTTTTGCTGTTTTATCTATTTTCGGCGAATAAATGTTTTTGTATAGTTCTAATGCTTTTTCAGTGTTTTCTACAAATGGATTTGAAGCAACACTTATAAAAAGTCTACTTTCATTTCCATTTTGATCTAATACTTTTGTTATTATTCCTTCCGAATTTCTATCAACTTTACAAGCCATAATTTATTTTTAGTTTTTTATTTGTGCAAATATACACTTTTTATTTAGAACAATCTATATTTTCATCAAAATTATTTTGCTCTGCTTTAGTTAAAATGTTTTTTGTTTCTATTTCTGACACTGAATTTATTGAAGGATATTGACTTGGATCTACATTAATAACAGGTGCTTCCATATTTAATTCATAAAAATTAGGATCTGTTTTTGGTAATTTAGAGAATAATTCATCTGCTGTACGCTCATATACATCTCCATTTATACTTATAAAATCCTCTGTAGTTTTTGTTTGAATAGTTTCGTTGTTTATTTTTGTATATCCGTTCTTATATGCTTCTAATGCTCCTCCATTGGCGTAATAATCTCTCATATTTTGCGTGGTAATTTCATCTTCACTTGCTTCTAAATCTACATTAAAATTAGTGTTTTTAGATAATAAGAAGTAATTTCTTAGATCTTCATTATCTTTCAAGTAATCATTCATTTCTGCAACACTAATCTCATCAGTGTATCTTAATGTGATGCCTTTCTGATTAAAAACTAAATTTTGTAAAACGGGATGAATTTCTCTCAGTTGTTGGTTTCTTACTTCCGCGATATAATCTGTTGTTAAGTATTCTGCATTCGATATATTTAAAGCCGAAGTATCTGCTATTTTTTCTTGTGAAATTGTTAGCACTTCTTTATTTTCTATGCCGAAATATGTTTTATAGTAGATGAGTTTTTTAACTGTATCTGCATCAAATTCAGAATCATTCGTTAAAACATCGACCATTTGGCTTTCAACATATGAATTTAAGTCTTCTAGTACAATATTCTTATTGTTTACATCACCCTGAACAGTATTTTCTGGAAAAACATCTAAATTATTTGACATTAAATCTTCAACTTCTTCTAAAGTTTTTGTATTCCCATCAGTTTTTATGTAAACATTATCTTGTATTTTTAAAAGTCCATTATCTTTAAATGCTTTGTGTTCGGATGATGTTGTGTCTAAAGAAATAAGAGGTAAATCTCTATATTTAGGTTCTACTTTAACTACTTCTCTTTCTATTGTATCCACTACATTGGTAAAATCCTGATAAGTATTTACAAAATGATTTAAACTATCAGGCGTTGGGTTATTCAACATGAAATCTAAAGCTCTGGTAACATCCAAAACTTCTTCTTGTGTTTTTGTTTCATATGAGTCGGCCAATCCTGTTAAATCAACATTTACATCAATAGCTTGTTTTTCAATGTCTTTCAATAGTGTTTTTATAGCTTCTGGTGACGAATTCCAAACTTCTGGCGTATAGCCTTCAATATTAGATAAACTTGTCTGTAAACCGTTATTTGTAGGTTCTCTTAGTGTTGCTTCTAAAGTATCTTGAACACCTGTATTTATTTTATCTTGAAGTCCCTCTTCTGTTTCTTCTTTTACCGCAATATTGTTAAATTCAGACATTTCTTCAAATAACGCAGTATCTGTTTTTAAATAATCTAAATCACTTGCATCTAAAGCTTCATTAAATTCCTCCTCAGTTTTTATCCCGCCTAATTCCTGAATTGCTTCTGTTTCATTGATAAAAGGGTTTTCCAGATTACCTTGTTCATCAACAGTTATGAAGTTAGGATCGGCATCTTGATAATATTCACTGTTTTTAATTTGTTCTTTAATGTCTTTTGACTTGTTTGTGCTGTAATTTAATTCATTTAATAATTCATTTGCTTTTTTAAATAAGTCTACTCCAATTTCTTTTTTGGTTTTTTGTGATGCGCCTTTTATTGCTGTTTTTAAAGTGTTAATATTTTGACGCATTATAATATCACTATCTCCTGGTAAAATAGGATTTTCGTCAAAAGTCTGAGTAAAATTATTATCTAATTCAGAATTATTTATGTAAGCACTATAAAGTTCTTTTGCAACTGTATTTAATTCTGATCTTATCTCTATTTCTCTGGCTTCATTTGCTTGTAAAAACTCTTTATACCCTAATACATCGGAGTCTATTTTATTAGACATGCTAAGCATTATCTTACTGGTTTGAAAAGGACTGTTGTCTAATCTTATTGCAATTGTAGCGTCATCTATTAAATTCTCTTTATTATAGTTTTTTGTGGCGAATTGTTCAACATCTACAAACTGTTTTATTTTAGATAAATCTGATAAAGCATTAGACGTTTCCTGAGAATCAATCCAATTTTCTTTATCTGTAAAATCAATTCCATAAGATTGTGGATCTAATCCATTTTGAATCAGAGCATCTACCAAAGTTTTTGCTTTTATTGCAGTTGTTGCTTCAGTACTGTTGAAAATATCTAAAACTGATTTAGATATATCCACTGTAACTGAATTTAAACTCACTGGAAATCCAACCACTTTACCATTATAATTAAAAGCTATAAAAGGTATTTTAGCGTCTTTATTAGAAGTACTTATTTTGTTTATAAATTGGTTTACATCTATTTTTATTGTAGAAGTTACTTGACCATTTTCAATAAATCCTTGTCCTACTACATTTTGTAAGCTTTCTTTTGTGAAAGGATTATTTTTAGTAACTGTTTCTTCTCCTGATTTTTGTAAAGTAATTTGTGGTGCCCCTATAAAAGTGATTTTAGCAGTCATTTTTTGAGGTAGCTTTATAAGTCCTTTTTTACCTTTTGTAAACTCGGCCGCAGACTGTCTTAACTCACTTAAAGGTATACCAATGCCTTCCGTACTTTCCTTATCATAAGGCGCAGGAAGTGATCCCAAAAGTTTTCCGTTCTTCATTACATAAATATGAATCTGTTTAGCTAGTTCTTTACTTGTCAAACTATCATTGAAAGCATCTGTTGAACTTACAAATAAATCTAAGGTATCTCCATTTTTAACTGCGTTTACAGCCTCTTCATCTACAGAGTAATTAGTCCCGTCAGTTTGTCTGTAATCAAAATCAGATGGGACATTTTGATAGATTTCATTTCCTTGAGAATCTAATCCTAGTAATTGTGAAATGGCCGAAGAATTAGTTCCGAAGTTTTTAATAAGTACATTTGATTGAGGTGCAACAGCAAGCCATTCTTTTAATGTAATATCTTGTCCCCCTTTGTCATTTATTCTTCCCGTAAGTCTTTGTCCGTTATTTAAATCAATTTCAAAGGTATTGTTTGAATTAACAATCATATTGGAACCAGGGAAAAAACTTGCTAAAGTTTCTACTCTGATATGACTAAACCTTATATTTTGATTTTTAATTGTAGCTAAAGCATTTGTAGGAGTTTGTAATCCTCTCACAGAAGAACCTAAAGAATTCGCTTGTTCATCTATAGCATCAACAACAGATTTATAGTCTTTATCTATTAATTCAGTTTTAGTTGTATCTCTAACAGCTTGTGTTTGAAGACTGTCAATTAAATCTAGCATTTCTGCAACACTTTGCTCATCATTTGAAACTGTTCCTTCTAGTGTTAGCCAATCATTTAACCTTGTTTGTAAAACTTTAAGTTGGTCTATTTCGGCAATAGTTAATCCTAAATTTTTATAGAAATTTGATGGTCTGCTTACAATTCTATCTGTGTTTGGCTCTACTCTTCTGTCAATTTTAGAAAGTAGATTTTCATAATTTCTTATGTCTGATTCTGAAGGTTTTGTTTTCCCTTGTTCGGCAAGATCTGTTCCAAAATATTGAGTTAAATAATCATTTGAACCAATTATTTCAGCAATTTTATTTTGTAACTGTTGTAAAGTAGTTAGATTTGTAACTGGTGTAACTTCTACATTATTTGGAATAGTGGCTACTGCATTATCTTCAATTTCTTTTTGGTATGCATCATAAATAGCCTGATCAGCTGAGGGCAATTGAATTCCTTTTCTTACTTCTTCCCCTAACTGTTGTTTATACGCTTCTGAAACAGGTTCTCCATTCTCAAACGCTCTTCTTTCTATTAGATTCTGATTTTCCTGAAAAACTACCACTGTATCAGTTTTCCACTTCTCTAAAATATCGGTGAAATATGATGCAGTTGACTCATTAAGTTTAGTATTTTTATTCAGTAACTTACTAACCCACCCATTTATAACTTTTACTCTGGTGTTTGGATTTACAATAGCTTGAGTAGTTTTCTGATAATTTTTAATGTGGTCTACAGCTTTTGATTGTGCTTGTAAAGCTTTTTGAATTTCAAAGAATTTTTCTGGATCTGATAATTTTATATCTGCTAAAGTTGCTCTTAATTTATCTAAATTTTCATTTTGAGTAGTGAACATGTCAACAGTTATACTTGCATCTGTATAATTTTTTATGCCTATTGCATCTAAAGCTAGTTGTTTTTCCGTTTGTGCCTGTGTTCTTTCTTCTTGTATTGCCGTAATCTCCTTATTGATGTCAATTAAAGCGTTTGCTCGTGCTTTGTTGTCTTCTGTGTCTGTTAACTTACTTGCTTCAAATTGTCTATTTAAAACTTCTTTTTCTCGACGATCTAAAGATTGTAAATGTAAATCTAATTGAGATATTTTTAGAGTTTTTTCTTTTGGCGCTAAATCTAAAACTTGTTGTACATCTAAAGCTTCTGTAATGTTTTCTACATTAACTGAATCAGTCACTAAAGATTTAACGTGAGAAATTAAATTTTGATTTATACGCATAGCCGTTTCTCCCATAGTCATACTATAGGCCATTGCTCTTACTACTTCTCTTGTAGAAGTTTTATCTAATCCTGCGATTTCTGTTTCACCTAATAAAGCTTGAGAATAATTTAAATTCTTTTGATGTTTATCTGAAATTTCTTTATACTCAGCTATTTTTTCTTCTTTAAATACCTGGGCTTGTTCTTCGGCTTCTTGACCTGTACCTAATCCTAATTCTTTAGCTAATTCGTCATTTTTAACAGCATTTATTTGACGTTGAAAATCAAAAAAGCCTTCCTGTACGCTACTTATAGCTTGATTACGTTCTATGTGAGCTATGGCCGATTCCGCATCAGCTAGTAATTCTCCTGTTAAATCACCTCTTTGTATTGCTTGTTGTTTTGATTCTTGAGAAGCCTGTATTTTATTATTTGCAATTACATTATTTATATGGTTATCTGCTGTAAATGCATTAGCGTAGTCAACTGTTCTTTGTGTTTCTTCTCTCTCAGCTGTAACATCTCCAAATTTAAATCTTGAATGCACTCCTGCACCTAATACCCCAACAATAGCTCCTACAAGTCCTTCTGAAAGTCCTTCTTTTGTGCCATAAGTGTCTTGAAGTGCTTCTGTAAATGCATCAGCCACTCCATAAGTTGTTTTTGTTTTTTCGGGGTCAAAAGCATTTAGCATGTATTTTTCGGCAGTTTGTGAAACAACTCTTTGTCCCATTTCTTCTTGTGCTTCTGGAATTGCTGCCCCTAATACTCCCCAAACTTTACCTGCTATTCTTTGTCCTTTAGTTGCCTCTAAAGCTTTATACAATATTTTACCTTCTTCTGTAATTGTTTTATCAAATCCAATGCCTAATAAGCTTCTTTTTAGAAAGCTATTACCTACATTTGGATTAACTGTTTTACCTATTAATGCATTTCCAAATTGGGCTAAATTAGAGGTTCCTACAATAATCATATTAGCTCCAAAAACATAATTTCCTGTTGTAGTTAATTGGTCTTTGAAAGCAGAATATTCTTCAGGTGTTGGATCAACTCCATTTACTTTTTGATAATTTTCAAGCCAATCATGTTCTGTGGAATTCATATATTGGCGCGCTTCCATTCCAGCCTCATAACCTGCTGAACGTGTTGCTACCAAAGCTACATCCGATATTTTTCTTATTTTATATGCATTTATAGAAGTAGTTTTATTTATCTCTCCTATCTTACCTAATATCTGATCACTTACTTTTCTACCTAACGCTGTAGTTTCTGCTTCTAGTAATGCTGTAGATGATCCTTTAGACAATATTTTTGCCGCGTTTAAAGCTTCTAAAGTTTTTGCTTCCCCTCCAGCTCCTTTAATTGTCCACTTTGCTAATTTTGCTAATTGACTTTCTTGCGCTAATAACCCTACTCCTCCTGTTGCCGCTGTCCATATTCCCTCTGAAATAAGTAAGCCCGCTGTAAATGACAGTCCTCCAAATACTTTATCTGCCCAGAAATTAGTTGTAGCTACCTGACCAAATAAACTTGCATTATTTTCTTGTTCTGTATAATAATTTGGTAATTTGTAGTCAAGTTTAACATTCAAATCATCTAAATAATTGTTGAAATCTGTATTATATGCTTCGGATAAACTTCCTTTAGATATCCCTTCAACTAAACTGTCAACGACTCCTAAAGTCCCTCCTAATACAGCAACACCTGTTTTACCAAGTAACTTACCAAATCCGTTTGTCCATTTTTCAGATGTTGTTTGTTGTTGTGCCAGTCTTTCTTGGTTATTTGTGCCTGGGATAAAATTCTCATACCTTCCTATATATTCTCCATTAGAAAGAGGCGTGTAAGCTTCATTGTAAGACTCATTAGCGTATCCCTTCAATGCTCTTGGCTCTTCTTTAAATTGACTTCCAAATAAAGAGGGTGCTTGTGCAAATGGATTTGAAGATAAGTCAGGCTGAACTTCTTTTTTCCTTACATCTTGTGCAATAAAAGTGGTAGGTGTAGTAATAACAGGAGCCACTGTTGCATCTGCTAGTAATTGAGTATCTATTGGATTATAACCTGCTGTAGTTGGTTCTGCCATGTGCTTATTTTAGTCTGTTTAAAACTGTGTCTATTTCTTTAGGGTTTTGTTGTAGGTATTCTAATACTGCTTCTCCCACTAATATTTGTGGATATTGTTTAATAAATAAAAGAAGTTGTTTATCCATTACTTGTTTACCTGTCTCTGTTTCACTTAGAAGTAATGGCGCTCCTCCTTTTTTAAGAGATACAGAAGTTGTCCATTGTCCTTGAACTGGAGTAGCACTAACGGTAAATTTATTGTAAGCATCTTTTGACATTAGTGCTGTTAAAGCTTCAATTTTTTCTACGGGAATTACCGCTTGTAATTTTTGTTTATAAACTTGATCTGTTGTTGGTTGAGTTAAAAAATAACTTGGATTAACTTTAGAACCCATTTGAAAATTCACTCCTAATGTACCTGAAATAAAATTACTTGCTTTGTTTAAAGCTGATTTTTGTTGCATATCTAAAAATTGAATATTTTCATTATTTATAGGAGTTGTATAATTACCTGCTGTAACTTGTCTTGATTGTGCTTCATTTAGAGCCTGTGCATTTAAAACATTATATAAATCATCTCCTCTTTTAACTGTGTATGTTCTGGCACTTCCAAATATTCCTTTAACACCTTCTTTTAGACCTGATTGTATAACTTCAAAACTTCCATCATCTGTTCTTCTAAAACTAAGTCCTTTTTTGGGATCAAAAGCTACTTCTCCTTCCATTTGAGGAATTGCGTTAATTATCTGTTCTTTTACTTTATCATTAGTAACTGTTGCTAACTTATTTGTTGTTACAATTCCTTTTCCTTTATCGGCCACTATTTTATTTCTTCCTGACAAAGAGTCTTCTCTTAAACTGACAGATCCGAATGGATTTAAAGTTGTTCTCACTCCCGCTCTATCTGCTAGTGTCTCTAAGCCATTTAATACATTTTCAAAAACTGGTATTTTTGTAGGGTCTGCCAATAATGTTTTTTGAAGATTATCCCACCCTCCGTTTTTATTTACAAAGTCTTGTGCTTGCCTTACTTCAGGAGAATCTGCTGTTTTACTCATTATAGGTATACCATAAGCACCTGTTGTCTCTACTCTTCCTAAAGAATTTAGTTTTTGTCTAAGAGAGCTTACATATTTTGCAGGATCTTGTTTGAACACATTTACTGTTTGTGTATTAGATTCTTTTAAAACTGAGGCCATATCGTTTCTTCTAACATAAGCTTCTAATATTTGAGAATACTGTTCAGGAAATAAGTTAGATAACCCTGATTTACTAAATGCTGTCTTTGCGGCAGTTGCTGGAGCATATCCGCTCTTTATAGCTTCTGCATAATTTGCTTGATATGATTTTTTAGTATTATCATCTATTCCCCCTCCTTGTAGTGTATTATTCGCCAAAGAAACAATTCCGACACTTTCTGTAGCGAAATCTTTTACTAATGTGGTGTATGGATTAGTTTCGTCTACATTTTCCACAGGTAAGTTTGAAAGAGAAATTCCTGTACCTGATCCAACTGCACCTACGGCTTCTTTACTTATTTCTTGTTGTAGTTTTGTCATTTCTAAAGCATGCTTTTGTACCGCTCTTGATTCGGCAGAATACTTAAGTTCTAAATCTTTAGCATCATAAAAAGCAGCATCTGTATCATAAGTAACAGAGGTTTTAGCTCCTGCCATTTTTGCAAAAGTAGTTTTCCAATTTGTAGTTTCTAAAAATCCCCCTATTGAAGCGGAATTGTTAGGGTCAATACTTTTAAAACTTTGTAAATATTGTGATTTTCTATCTTCTTCTGCTGTTTTATTTCTAAATGCTTGGTTTCTTTGTTCTTGTGTTAAGTTTTTATTATTATAATCTACATTATACTTTTCAATATTTGCATTTAAGTTTTCTTCTACGTTTTTTGTATATGATTTAAATGCTTCTTGAGCAACTGCTAATCCATTTTCTCCTTGGTATTTAGCCCAACCATTTATCTGTAATTGTTTTCCTTCTTGTGGGGATAGTATTTGAGGCATGTAAGCCAATATTTCAGATTCTGTAAGTCCTTTAACAGAAGTTGTTTTTGTCCTTCTTACACCATCACTATCAGTAAACGGAATTTCAACTGTTTCTTCTCCTTTTAGTTCTTTAAATGCCTTTGCTTTTTCTAAGGCCGATTTATTTACATCAATGTAGTTTGTATATTGAAGTGCTCCAATTTTATCAACCTTATTACCCTGAGCATCTCTACCTTGAAGATAGTTAGCAATTCCTGCTTGCTCTTGGGCAAATGCGTAATTTACATCGGAATAACTACCATCGTTTTTCTCTCTTTTTTTCTTTATTTCCGTGTCAAAATTACGAATAGACTGTGAAATGCCAATTTGATCTAAAGTGTAATCATCAATGGCCATATTGGTATAAGCGTTGATTTTATTTGTTAACCCACTTTTTGCCCAATTTATCTTCCCACTTTTATTTACTTCATCAATAAGTCCTTGAACATTTTGAGCAAATCTATCTTTGTCTTCTTGTCGTAATAATAGATTTTCCTGCACTTTTAATTGAACAAGATTATTATTATACTTTTGTAATCCGTTATCGTACTTACCCTGATTAACAGAAAGTGCCTGATTAAGTAAATTTAGATTTATTGGACTTTGATATTCTTGTGGAGTATCAGGAGTGGATAAATAAGATGCCATATATTGTTGTTTATTAAAACGCAAAATCCCACCCTATTTATATAAGATGGAATTGCGAAATTACGTTATTTATTTGAGATTTGCAAATTAATTATTTTTTGCACTACGTTTAAGTTCTTTGAGTGCCTCCAAAACGTTTCTTTTTAGCTTGGACATTAAATTTTTGTAAAGTTTTCTTTGCATCTAATAATCTTTGATACTCATCTTGTGGACTTGCGCTGTAATTAGTAGCTAAATCTAAATTAGTCATAGCAACTCCATCAGGGGTATATCTAGCATTGTCATACATGGAATTTATTAGGTTTACAGAGTTTACAGTGTTATAATTACCTAAATTTACTTTTTGAGCAGTATTATAATAATTTCTAAGATTCTGTTGAGTTATTGCATCGGCTTTTAATATTCTACCTTCATAACTTAATAAATCACTAGCTCTTGCGTCTTCCTCTCTGGCTTGTATTTGTGCATTTGCTGCATTGGCCTGAAATGTAGAAGCTTGATTTTGTCCTGCGACTTGACCCATTACATTATTTAATTGAGCTTGTGTATTAGCTTGAACTTGTGCTATTGCTGAGGCTCTTTGCGCATCTGGTAAACTATTTAAACTCTCTATTGTTGAAGCTTCTTGTCTTCTGATTTCATTCACTTGTGCATCAGGTGAAACTAATGGTGCTTCAATTCTATCATACCTTCTATTTATTTTTAAAGCCCCTTGTAAACTATCTGGCAATAAAGGACTTTGGTCAGGTAAATTTAGTAATCCTTGTGTATTTATTTCCTGATTGTTTGCTGTAAATGATGGGAGTTTATTGGTTGGAGAAGGCTTGGTTGCCAGAGGTCTTGAGTCAGGTGTTACTTCTGCAATTCCATAATCAGCTGATGTATCCCCAATAAGACCTTCAATGTTATCTAAATTTTTAATACTAGGAGCAGAAAGTTTAGCTCTTAAAGGTGAATTTTTTAGTTGTTTAACTGTTAATATTCCATTGTCGGCCAACAACTGTTTTTCTTCTGGTGTTACTAGGTTGATTTGCATTGAGTATCTTCCAGAAGTGAAGTTGCCTAATTTTTCATCATACCCTCTAATAGCTCTAGACTGATCTGTTTCTCCTGTTGTATCTGGTAAAAAAGTCTCTTCTGTTAAATATCTTTGAGCTTCTTTAACTGCATCTGAATTAAAGTTATTAGGGTTATTTATGATAGTTTGAGCTGAGTCTTTCATATTCTCATCTATCAATCTTTGCACATTCCCTACAATTTCAGATTGTTTGTTTAAAGGCACATTCCCTTTTAACTTTACATTTCCTTTTGAGTCAACTGTTATCAATTGTTTAAATCCAGGATCAGAGTTAATAATATTTGGAAAATTATTATACAGATTTTGAAGAGCTTCTTGTGTTTTAACCACTCCATAAGCTTCTGTATTAGCTGATTGCTGTTCTCGAATATTTTTACTGTAAGGATTTAAGTTACTAGTTACATTGGCTGTTCTATTTCCTCCGTTTTGAAATTCATAAAGTAATTCTTTTACTTTTTCTTGCGGAAGATTATATTTTTTAGAATATCCTATAATTATATCCCCATTATAAAGGCCTCCATTTTGCATAATGGGTTTTGTAATTTCCTCTGCATTATGACCTACTTTAGAATCTTCTTGTAAATTAAATACTTCATCAAAAAAGCTTTTACGTGCTTCTATTATAGGTAATTTCTCTTGCTCTAATTCTTGAAATTCTTCAGTTAGGAAATTTACATTAATTCTAATTGTATCTTCTAAGTTTGGATTATGTAATAATTTATCTGCTTGTTTTTGAAGTTTTGAGGCTATGTCCTCTTGTTCTTTAATAATTTTATCAAGCCCTGTTTTTCTGTTGAATTTGTCAATTACATCTGCATAAGTGTTTGTAGACTTAACTCCTAAATCATATTCTTCATTGAATTTTTTAGCGCCTTCTTTACCTATTTTTAAATGGTCGGAAATAATTTGAGAGTCTTCTGGTAATTGTTCTGCTGTAAGTTCAATACCTCCTTTTTCATGAGTAGCTCCTAATGCTTTTTGGATTGTTCCATCAGGTTTTTTTATATATTCATCTTTTTCAATTTCAGCTACCTTATCTCCTTCTGGAGTTTCAGCTACATATTCTCCTGTCGCTACCTTATTTTCATCTTTTTTTTTTAATCTGCCCCCGTCTTTCATAAATGCTTGAGGCTCTTGAACAGGTGGTGCTTGACTTTGTTGTAAGGTAGAAACCATTTCTTGAAGTGCAGCTTGCTGTTGGTCTGGTGGTAATTGTTGTAGTTCAGCCATTATTGCTTGTGGGTCTTGGCCTGTAGACTCTGCAAAAGCTATTACAATATCTTCTGGACTAGGGGTTGATTGCTGCCCGCCTTCCTGAAAATATCCACCTATTTGTAAAGACTGAGTTGCAGGTACAGAAGCTTGTCTTGATTTCTGTTGATATTCATTTAGAATATTTTGTCTTCTATTGGCCGTACCTAATCCTGAAACAAGATTTCTTCCTAATCCTGTTGCTAATTTAGTTGCTGAGACTCCGATATCAAAAGCATTTCCTGTTCCGATACCTTGGCCTAATTTATAAGCTGCGCTAGGAATATCGAAGCCTCCATATGGGTTAAAATAAGAAAAATTTTCTGTTACATTTGGTGTTTGAGTAGGCGTTTGTAGTGGGTTTCCATTCATATCGTATTGATCTCTTTGATCTACAACACCATCTCCATTATTATCCCCTTGAATATATTCTGATCCTGTATCTTGGACTCCATAAGTATTAGGAGTTGTAATTTGAGGTGGAGTAGAATATGGGGATAACTCATTAGGATTGTAGGTAAATCCATTATTTGTAGTATTCGGTAGAGGATATTGTTGAGCTAACTGATTAGAATAAGTACCAAATTCATTAGTGTCAAACTGATTTGTTGTTGGTGGTTGCAGTGTTATTGGTTGTGGAGTATACCCTAGATTACTAGGCGCTGTGAAGTTCCCTCCTATTTGCATAGAAGCCATACCTGTTGCAGTAGTGCCTTGACGGTTTTGATATTGTTGGTAGGCAGGGGAAGTTTGGTATGTTTTCCATTGACTGTAAGGTATTCTTTGATAATCTTTACCTTCTACTGCTGGCGCTTTACCTAAGAAATTCTCTGCTCTGTCTGTGTACCAAATTTTTCTGTCTGTAAATAAACCGTCCGAGGTCACGTCTTTTACAGGGATTGTAGTAAAATCAATTTGTGATTGTTGTACAGGTGCTGGAGGATTGTTTTGATTAGAAAAATACGCTTGACTGAATTCAGGGGTAAAGGTAATTCCTGTAGCTTGATTTATGTTTGCTACATCATTAGCAGTAATATTTTTATTACCTGTTTTTTGATAGTTGTACAGATTTCCTCCGCTTTGATATCTATTATTTTTAACTCTCTTCATTATGAAAATCTTTTGTTTTTATTTCTTTTTGTAGGGTATTCAGTAACTTTATTCGTATTTTCGAAAATATAATTCTTTCCAGGCATCATTAACTTACTTTCTCCTGTTTCATTTGATACGCCAATGAGGGGTTGATTTACATTTTGCATTGAAATATTATTTGAATTTATTTCTACAACCTTACCCCAATTATCTGGATTCCAATAACCTTGATCATCATTAATAACTCCTCCATTTTGTCCATAAATTAAATTATTATCTTCATTTTGCGCTACATTATTCATTAAATATATAATAGCTTCGTCTGAATAAACACTTTGTAATCTATCTTTAGTGGCAGATTTTTTAGTTCTTTTAAACATTTCGGGAGTAAAATCTTGCTTTCCTGCATCATAAACACCTTCTCTTTTTAATAGGTATCTGAACGCATCTAAATCTGCTTTATTTTCTCCTGGGATTAAATCATGTTCAGGAATATTTTTATCTTTTTTATGATAATTAGTAAGCCTTCTTATATCTGTTTTATTGAACCTATCTTCTGGGAATAAACTAGTAGTGGCATGTGATCTCTCGTGAGTCTCTATTTCCTCAGATGTTGGTTGGGTTGCATTTGGATAAACATCTCTATGAGTATCAATATTATATTTAGAATCTAATTGTATTTTCTTTGTGAATGGACTGTAATAACTGCCTCTTTCCCCTTCTTCTTGTTTTTTGCCTAATAACGACTGTATTACATTTGGTGCTGGTGGAGCCTTATATGGAAAAACTTCAGGGTTTGTTCCTGCTAATCTTCTTTTTATTTCACCATCAACATCTTCATATCCGCTATTTTTTAAACGTTCTCTGTATTTAGGTGAGTTAAGGTATTCTAGAGTGAATTGCTTTGGTGTTATGGGATTAGCATTATTCATAGGAAGATCATAAATACCCCCTCTTTGAAAGTATTGCTCTTGATTATAGATGTCTTCTTGTTGTACTTGGTTAGGATCTACATACTTTACTTGTGAAGCTACTAATAAATCTTGTATAAATCTTTGCTGATTAATTTGTTGCTGTTGTTTACTATTTAATTCTTCTTTTGCCTTTTGTACAGCTTCTGTTTCATTTTCTGGCGCTAAGGTAGGTATATTAATTGGTTCTACAAAACTACTTACTTCTGGTGTGTATGTAAGAGGTACTTCGTTAGTAGGTGGCGTATAACTGTCTATCGCTCTTTGTGCTGTTCCTTTTAAAAACTGTTGTTGGTCTGAGTCTGTGAGGGAACTACCTGATAATTTTTTATAAGTGTTTAATACTAATTTTTGTCTTTTAGTATCAGCATGAAATTTTACTTTAGGTCTTTCATAATCATCTGAAACAATTCTACCTGTATTATAAACACCTTGTGCTGTTCTTAACTTATCGCCTGCTTTTTTATGAGTGTTATTTAACTCCCAATTTACAAAATCTAATTGGTTGTCTAAATCTGTCCAATTTGATCCGTATTTATTTTGTAAGGCCTCTAATCTTCCACTGTGCCACTGCGCGATCCCTTTTGATCCTTTTGTATCCGCTGTTCCTAATATAGTAGTATTCAGATTACTTTCTCTTATCAAATTACCAACAATACCCGCAGCTTGATCAGGAGTCCATCCATAACTAAGCATTTTCTTATAGGCATATTCTTCTTTGTTTTGTTGCTTTATTTTTTCCTTTATTAGCGCCATTAGTCTGTTATTTCTACTTGATAATTTATTAAAGCTTCATATGTTTTTGTAGCTAATTTAGGTTTCCATATTTCGGCAACCTCTTTCATGTGTGCTTCTTTTTTATCTTTATATGATTGGAAAGCTTCTTCAATCGTGTTATGTCTAGTATATTTTTGAATTCCTTTGTCTCTAACTAATTTAGCTACATATTTTTTTCCATCTTTAAATACACCTATAGGTAAAATACCTCTCGAAGCATCACATTTTAAAAGCAAGCAGTTAATTTCGACAGGGACTAGTGAACATGTTTCTGGACTATAAATTTTATTCCCTTTCTTAAGAATGTCTTTATCTACATGCCATCCTTTCATATAAGGTTTCCAATTTTCCTCGTACCATTTTGCAAAGTTTTGAAAGTTATGCCATTCTTTACAAACAGTAACTTTATAGTAGCTAGGATTACTAATAAGAAAATTTTTATCATAACATCTTCTGAGAACTCCAGACCAAGCGGTGTATATATTAGTATCTTTTCCCTCTATAGTAGATTTATACTTACCTTGACCTATAAATGCAACTCCATATTTAATAGGGAAGTTAGGATTTCTTATACTCCCTGATAATACTGCCGTAAACCTCTTATTTAAGATAATAGTCCCATCCTCAAATTTAATATCTATATTCTTAGGATTTTTATAATCTATTACTGTGAAATCTTGCCCTAAATTATTTTTGTAGGTTTTTCCTATTATTTCTTCCCTGTCTAATCTTTTTTGCATACCTCTTTTATTTTTTACAAAAATACAACTTTATTTTGATATTTGCAACTATAATTCTAAATTTACTTTTGAGCTTAAAATATTAATTGCGTACCTAAGTCTTGTCTCTAGTGATTGTTCTAACCTAATTGAGAATACATTAGATCTCATTGGCTCTAGGACATTTTTACCGCTAAATTTTACAATATCTGTATTGATTGTTTTATTTATTTGATTCTTATCCCATAACCAGCAAGGATTATTGGCTTTATGAGAGAGCATTCTATTATAAAAATAATTAGTTGTGTATCGATTATGTACCTTAGTTACCAAAATCTCCTGATAAGAACCATCTTTTGCTGTAATAGGATATTTAGAAATCAAAGAAAGTTGCCCTGTATTTGGTACAAGTCTAAGTTCTCCCGAATTAGTAAACGGTGAATAAATCCACATCTTGTTAAATGGCTTATCATCTATTTGTGCTGCGTCATACTCATTATGATATCTACTCACTTCCATCTCAAAACCAACCGTTTTTAACAGTATTTCTCCATATTCTCGTTTCAACATATACTCAACTAAGAAAGGATACTTTTTACCGTAGAATACTTGATAACTTCTATTAGTTAGTAAGTGTGACCATAATCCTAATTCTGTTGAATCTGAACTTTGATTTATTCCTGTTTGGAAATAATTTTGGTGCGGAATATAATAATTTGGTGTATAAGAATACCATCCTATCCATTTTTGTTCTATAGGGGAAAATGCGATGGTCCAGCTGACATCCTGAAAATAATTAGGGTCTGTCACTGAAACAGGTGTTTTTACTTTTTCTATGGTCGGTTCAACACTCTCAGTGCAAGAACATTGCACATTGCCATTTGGAAGTATTATTGTTGTGCAACCATCATCGCATACAATATCATTTATAACCACTGTGCAGTTACAATATACTACTCCTTCTATTGTTTGTTGAGAGCATGTCTCATTTGGGCAATTACATATTGGCATAATTAATCGGTTATTTCTACTTGGTAGTTTATTAATGCTGAATAGCATGCTTCTGTAATCTTACTGCGCCATTTATATGCAATCTCTTTAATATAAATTTCTTTGGCGATCTTGTATACTTGGAAAGCTTCTTCAGGAGTATTAAATATTCCTAAATGATCTCTATCTTTACCAAATCTGGCTCTAAATTTTTTACCTGATTTTGTAACACCTATTGGATATTTTCCTCTTGATTTTCCGCTTTTTATAAATAAACTATTAATTTCAAGTGGAACTAGACAACATGCTTCGGGAGAGTAAATTCTATTACCTTTTATTAAAATATCTTTATCTAAAGCCCAACCCAACATTTTTTCAACTGTATACCTTTTTTCAAACCATTTTGCGAAGTTTTGAAAATTGTGCCATTCTTGATGTACTTCACATTTAATATAAGAAGGTTTCGTTTTATGGTATTTGGGGTCATAACACCTTTGTAACATACTTTGCCATATCTTGTAAGACTTATTAGAACTACTATACTTACCTATCCCTCTATATCCAACACCATATACAGAAGGTTTTAATCTGTGATCAATCTCAATCATTTTATTTTTAATTTTTTACAAATATAGTAATAATATTGTTAATACACAAATTTCACTCAGACAATTACAAGCCATATTTTAATTTTTTAAGGTATTATAGTCCATCCTTTAGCTAAAAGTAATGTCTCTGTATTTGTTCCTGTAATACCTAGTGCAGGTATATTACTTGATGCTTCTAGTATTCCATTATTTCCAGCTAACGTTATCCAACTTGTTTCCGTGTCCCAAGATGTAACAGTAATTTTATTATTATTTAAATATAGTCGCTGAAGGTTGTTTGGTAAAGCTAAAGTTGGATTAAATATTACAATATCATTAGCATTTAAGAATAGTTGCTGAAGGCTACTTGGTAAAGGAATTGTGGGGTTGAATGTGACAATATCATTAACTTGTAATCCTAAATCTAATAGTCCGCTTGGTAAAGCTAAACTTGGATTAAATATTACAATATCATTAGTAGCCAGATTTAAATTTTTTAAACTAGTTGGTAAAGGAATTGTGGGATTGAAAGTTACAATTTTATTAGCTTGTAAATTCAAAGTTTCAAGTCCATTTGGTAAAGGAATTGTAGGATTAAATGTGACAATATCATTACTAACTAAATTTAAATTTTTTAAACTAGTTGGTAAAGGAATTGTTGGATTGAAATTCACTATATTATTATTTTGTAAACTTAAATTTAACAACCCATTTGATAAAGCTTCAATAGGGTCAAAAACTACAATAGAATTAGTAACAAAATTTAAACCTGTAAGACTTGGTATTTTTACAATATTAACTGTAGTTACATTTTTACTGTCTATTATTAAACTTGTCATATTAGTATTAACTCTAAATCTTACTCTTCCTCCAACTAATGAAAAATTAGTTATTGTTGCAAAAGTTGTTCCAGACTGCGTTAAGAAAAATGATTCCCAAGCACTCACTGTAGACAATGTTCCCCAATTTGTCGAAACAACATCAAAATTTATGGCTGGAGGTTGAACTGTCACTGTAACAACTGTTGTAATTGAAATACATCCATCAATTGTAGGTGTAATCGTATAAACAGCCGTACCTGAAGTAATTCCGTCATTAATTAATAAGTCAGTTATTGATGTTCCTGATCCGCTTGTTGCTCCTGTAACTCCACTTTGAACCACTGTCCATGTGAATAGGGCTCCTGGTTCTCCACTTAAAGTGATGTTTGTTGTTTGGCCACTATTTATATTTTGAGAAGGCGGTGTTGCAACTACTGTAGCTTCACAATCACAATCTGCGGATACTGTTGTTGAAAGGGTGCACGTTTGTGTATCTTCATCATAAATATAACCATTTGGGCACAAAGTTCCTGATAATGTTGTTTTTTCACATAACTCTGTTGTTGGATTATATTCGTACCCTATCGGACAAGTTATCTCACTTTCTCCACAATCTGTGTAAAAACCAATATTTTTGTCAAATTTTAGACATGGATCAACTTTAGGTATATAGTCTTTTTTAGTTATAAATACGCGTCTGAATCGACTATCGTAACCCATAGCTATACCAACTCCATTTATTGCATTATCTGTATCTAAATCACTTATATTAGCTATTTGGGATTTTAGTATTTTAAATGGTAGATGTTCTTTAAACCAGTTTCTCATTCCGCTTGGTTTACCGTTTATAAGACTCGATATCTCGTTCATTCCTTGACCACCACTTGGGATCTCAATAACTTGACCTCTTTTAGCATCTACATGATAATGTCCAAATTCACAGCTTACTGATTCTGAACTTCCTGTTCCTCCAAATCCAAGATCTGTTTCTGAATAGGTCATTGGTCTTCTTGCAAAAGCTGAAGATAAATTTCTTGAATCCGCTCTTTTACCATCATCTACGGCCACATCAATAGCATTGAATAGAGAAGTTGCATTTTCTTGTCTAATTAGAATTTGCTCTCTTTCAATTGTGCGGATATCTTTTAGTTTTCCGTATTTACTATCAAACTCGTAAAAGTCTAATGGTTTGTAGTTTAAGTAAGGGTCATTATAATTGTTTTCACTGTTATCTGGTTGTGACCACATTATACCATTAGGCTTATCATTCCTACAATCACTTTCTGACTGATCAAAATTATCTGACAATGTTCTATATGCTGTAGTGGTTACAGGTTTAGAATATATTTGATTATAAAAGAAAAATTCTCCTTTTTTAATTGATACATTTTTTTCTTGTGTCCATTCAGATGTATCTCCTGTATTTGGGTAAAAGTTCCTTTCTAATGTTGGTTCGGCGGTTCTATTCCAGGTATTTATTCTAGTTTCAGTTAAGAAATTAGGTACTCCATAATAATATAGATAAAATTTGCTTGGTGGTCTATAGTAATTAGTTTGTTTAGTTTCACAATCAAATTTTAAATCATAATCTATGTCTGGGAATAAAGCAGACTGTCTTCTGTAGTCTGTCATTACTTCATAATCTACATAAAATCTAGGTTCTCTCCCTATATTAGAATAAAATTTATAATTAAATGGTGTTAAACTTGCTAAACCAAATGCTGTATCTGTAAACAACGGCATTTTTCTTTTAAGTGTATGTCTGGAAATAAAAGTGTCCCCTCCAAAAATAGACAAACAGGTTGTTTTAGGATTTTTTAAATCTCCTCTGTATCCTGTTGACAACCATTTTATAGAATTAACTGTACCGTATTGTGAAGGTAAGTAGTTTTTTAAAGCTACGTATGGATTGGCCACATTTTTCTTTATTACTTTACTTATCCCTGTAGTACAAGCATTATTTTGACTTGCTATAGTTAAAGACGAGGTATTTGTATCTATCTTATTATTATCAAAAGATACATATTCTGTGGGGTAATTTAATGTATTAGAAACTCCTAAAGTTAATAAAACAGATTTTTCTCTGTCTAAGTTATTTATACTTATTTTTTCTCCTGTGACATCATCTACTTGTGAAAAATTACCTTCTTTTAAATACTTTGCGGAATATAGAGACCTGATTTGATTTCCATTTTCTTGTAGTAATTGCATGTAATTATACTTAGCACTAGAATGAAAATATGAAGAGAAGTTTTCAGGTTGCCCTAAATCTCTAAATGCTTTTATCCAATCTAATCTGTGTCGGCCATAATTTACAACTACAGAACTAATTGCCGATAAGGCTCCTGCTATAATAGAAAGTACAATACCTGCTGGATTCACAGACACTACAAATCCTGCTGCAACTCTATAATTCTCTCCTGCATTTGCCAACTGTACTGCAACTTCTGTAGCTACTTCTAATCCTGCTAATAATCCTGCTAAATCTTTTGCTTTTCTTGTTAAGATTACAAATTTTGGATGATCTTTTACTTCATTAAAATAACTGTTATCTGTTTGGCCGAATACATATCCCTGCACAGATAATTCTGTTGGTAATGTGTATCTATAATAATCTGTTTCTGGGCTATGGTACGTGAATTTATCATTTTTCAATCCATTGTAAGGATGTGGGATAAATGTTGTTCTGCTTTTATCTGAATAATTTAAAATATCACTACCTAGATCATTGTAAGGGTAATTAGAATAATAAATAGACTGTGTTTTGTCATTATCATCTATGTACTTTCTCATATCAAATATAAGCCCTGAAGACATTATACTTCTATCTTGCGCTATATCTCCTCTGAATATTTCATATCCTGATATTTGATTTCTTTTTTCTTCGCTTAATAATCCGTTATTTACCGCAATATCTAAAAATGAATTAATTGTAGTTTCATCTATTGTTATCCCTAATGGATATATCACTGAATCACTTTGAGTCAATTGAGGATTTTCATACATGAAAGGACTCACCTTATTATCAGGAAATTTAAAATGTCTTATATTTCTACAAGTAAAATTTACTAAAGGTTTTTCAACACTATCTTTCTTCCACTGGTAATTGCCTTCTGAATCTAAAATAGGTATAAACACCTCTGAAATAGTTGTACCCTCTACAAATTCTAATTCAAATTTTTCTCTTTGAAATATGTTTATATCCGAAGGTTTTATTTTTAAGGTGCTAGAATCATATAAAGAAGTATTATCGGGATAAATCTCTTGACTTTCCCAATAAGCAAAATCTCCTTTTTTATATGGAGTGGCTATACATGAATTTGCAACAGGTTTATTGAATGTACAAGTTGCCGTGTAAGTTTGTTTTTTATCTATTCTTATAGATTCATAAGTTACATCTATTCTGGAGTATTCTCTACTTCTAATAACTACAGCAAAACACCCACTTAAAGGTGCTGTTCTGTAAACTAATTCTTCTGCACAATTCTCCTGACTTACTATTTTAGCATCAATGGCTACATAAAAGTTTTGACCTGAAATTTGACCTATATTTGTAGAAATTCCTGCTTCATTAGTAATAGTCCAATCTAAAGAGTTGTCTGCTTTCTGGAAAAACAACATCTCTCCTTGTGCTGCATCTACTACTTTAGAATATAAAGGTGTTGTTGAATTACATTTATTATAAATAGAAACTCTTATATCATTTCCTGCTGAAATATTATCTGTCTGTTGTAATTCTTTTATTTTAGATACTTCTAATACGAATCTATCTCTACTTAATATATCTCCCTTAAACCATAAAACTCCTTTATGTAATTTATTTGTCCATTCTGCTCCTGAAGCAACTGTATCTTTTGTTGTTTGCAGTTCTGCTACAGTTTCTGCCCCATAATAATCATGAAAATATCCTTGATTAAAACTACTTGTAGGTGTAACTTCTGCAATTGCATCAGCATATGTACATTCTAAATTTTCAAATTGAAGGGTTCTGTAAAAAGCAGTTCTTGGTTGAGGGGGAAATCCTCCTCTACATTGCATAAAAGCAGTTTCAAAATCTGTATTTCTTTTTGGATTCCCTGTACTTGTATCTAATTCGTAAATTGTACAAGTTTGTGGAGGTTTTGTTTTAATATACTCTGTTGGGAAAATAGCATCCACCATCGTAGCAGATTCTCCAACAATGGCTCCTACAATTAATTCTTCATCATCTAATATAGGCGCTTCACAATTATTATAATTTGGTGCGCAATTTAAGTTACTATAACAGTCTATATCAAAATAATTACAGAAAGGGTAAGAATTTGGATCAGAAGGAGATGGACAATTTGCATAAGTTAAACAATCACCATTAGTAATAGTGTCAGTTATAAAAGTTGTTAAATCTACGTAATTCTGAGTTGTTTCTATACTGAATGTTGCGCCTGGTGTAGTAATAACATTTTGATAAACACAGTTTTTTTGAATGTCTTCCTGTACTTCAACTATTTCCAAAGAGTCAGAAGAACAAAAATCTTCATCTTCAGTTGCTGTATTATAATATTGCCAATATTTAGTTCTGTCTGTTGAATTACAAGCACTTTTATTTGACTCTATAGAAACTCTATCTTTGTTGGTAATAGGTACTTCTATTAAGTCACTTTCTTTTGCATTTCTATTAATTAAAGGAAATAAAGATGTTTTATATCCACCTTCTAATAAAAATCTTATAGAGTAAGGTACTACTTCATCTCTATTGATAGATAAATATAGTGAGTCTTTTACTCCATCTTTATATAAATCTTCTTTAGCTATGTGTGTTTGCCACTTTAAAAAAGAACCTAGTAAATTAACTACAGGTTGTAGATTTATTTCTTTTTCAGTTGTTATCCCCGCGCCTATTAATGAATTATTACTCTCAGTTATGAATTCCCAGCGTTGAATATATAAATTCTCTCTGATTAAATCAGATAATTCAATTGTTTGTTTATTTTGTTCCCCTCCATAAATAACTGTAGTGTCGTTTATATTGTGGATTCCTTCTACGAAAAATCGTGTCACTCCAACATCCTCTAAAGTTGTTTGAATAACTGCAATTTTATAATGTGTAAATCTTTTATCTAAATTCCCTACTTGAAGTTTAATAGAAAAATTAGTTGGTGTTCCTAATTCTGCTTGGGTTAAAGTGACATTATTTCTGTCAAATATTTGAATAGGGTTAGTTATAGAAGTATATTCTGATATTTCATTACCTAATTGATCTGTATAAGCGATTAGAAACTCATACGTTCCTAATTTAAGTCTTCCTCCTAATTCAATTGAAATTGGAGTTAATTCAGGTAAGTTGTATCTTTTAAATATAAGTAATTTGTCTGCATCTAAACATGTAGGAATTATTTCATCTACTCCACAATTTATGTCTCCTGTTTGTTTGTATTGTTGTAAGTTATCTAATACTATATATCTAGGAGGTGTATTGTCATCAGTGAAATATATTGTTTTACCGCACTTCTCATTTTTTATAACTGTTTTTTTTATTGGTGAATTGATAGAAAATTGAAATCCTTTTTCTGGTTCCCCAGCTAATATATGACATTCATCATTAAGTAATGTTTCATATATATTTAATTCTGTCTGTGTAATATTTTCTAATGGTTCCGCTAAATCAAAATATTTTACACATCCTTCGCAATCATTCTGCAAGTCATCAATATTTTGAATTTGCTGCACATTTTTTATCTGGCCAAATTCTCCCACGCCTGTTGTAGGATTTACTAGGAAGAAATAGGTTGAATTGGAATAAATATCATTTGTACCATTAATTACTTTAAATCCTGCTTTAAATCTAGAGGAAAGTAAATTAGACATCTCATTGGTTAAAGTGAAACTTCCTCCATCTATTCCATCAAAAAGGCCATTCAAAAGAGTTGAGTAATCAGCTTCTCCTAAATTATATTGATCTCTATTTAATCCTCTTTGAGGTTGATTTAATTTTATATCTGGTTTAGCCAAAACTGTACTTTATTTTTAATTGTTAACCTCTGCCGAAATTATTGAATTTTCTAAATCTCTTATCTCTTCTTTGTTTTAGCCCTTCATCCCAATTTTCTCCTGTGATAGAATTAAACCTTACTTGTGCTAAAGCAGCTGTTTTATCTTTTTGTGATTCTCCTTTGTAAAACTGTAATTTAGTTAGTACGTTAGCATCATCGTCATTTGCCCACACTAATTCAAAAACTTTGGCTTTTCCTGTTGAAATAAGGTACTTATAAATATTTTTATTTGGATCTTCGGGTAAAATAATTTCTTCCTCTTCGTCCACTAATAATCCCTGATACCAAATACATATAAAGCCATTTGAAAAATTTGTTTGTAAAGTATTATTTATAATATTTATATGATAAGGTGATGATTTAACATACACATTTTCACATTTTAAATCTAATTTACTTTTATCAAATCCAGGAACTAATTTTAAAATAGTATTATTTCCATAGTAAAAATTAGCTTTTAAATCTTTATTAAAAAAATAAGTTTTCTCTTCTACATACTTATAGTCTCCTTCTAATATTTTTGAACCATTGTCCCAAATTTCAGAGGCTTCTTTTCTAACTCTATAAAAATAACTGTTTATTAATTCTGGCTCGTTGCAGTCTGCTTCTGGAACACATCCTATCGGACTTGTTTTTACAGCTTTAGTAAGCGAGAAAAAGTTATCAGGTAAAGTAGCTTGGCCGTTTTTAATTTGTAATACATGAGGGTATACTTCCATGACATTACCACCAAAACCCTTTAATTCATTTAATAAGAATAGTTTTAATGAGATGTCGTCAATCAATCCCATTTCATCATACATTTTTAAATCTGATGTTATGTCGGCCAGTACATTTTTTAATGTTGTCATTTTAATATTGGGGGATCAATTTTAGAATTTTCTCGGCCATATAAATTATTCAATAACATAAATGACATTCTATATTTTTTACTTTTTTTTCTAAGCCTGTACTTTAAACTGTTGATGAGTCGTTGATCAAAAGCTTTATCCATTGTCCATTGTTGCATGGAACTCTCTTTTCTTATTGGCATGAACACTGGGCTATACATGCATCCCATAGTTTGAAGATATTTACCTTTTACTACATACCCATCAATATAAAAATTTCTTATTTTTCTCTCTGGGTGGCGCATCATACAAAAATATCCAAAACCTTCTATAAAGACACCTGCTTCATTTTCTAACATACGTTTCTTAATTTCTTTAAGGCATTCTCGCATTAGAAAAAATAATTTTTGTTTAGCTATCCGTTTCTTATACTTTGTCTTTTGTCTGTAAAACTTATGTGCTCGAGGAGAAAATATTAATTCGGACTTTAGAAATTTAGCACTTTCTTCATATAAAGGTTCGGGAAGCTGTTTTGTAGGAGGTATTTGTTTTTTATGATTAGTACATCTAAACACCCTTTTTACAGCATCTCTTTTTAAATATTTCTTAGCCATTCGGATTTAAATTCGGATTTGTATCTTCTTGAATTTGCTTAGTTAAAGATAACTGTTTTAATGTTTCCTGTATTACAACTTCTTCTAATTTATTAGGGCAGACAAATTCAAAATCCCAAACAGAGTCACATTTATTTTTGCTACATTCAGATATTTGCTCTAACTCATATAAATCCTGAGAAATCAAATATAGATTTCCTGTATAAAATTCGTAGTCTGGGATGTAAATATAATTATCTTTAATGTAAAAATACTTTTTATTTGTTTTTCCCGTTCTTTCCTTATTTTTTCGGTATTGTGTGGCTGTTATAGGTTCAAATGCGTAACTTCCATCTATACTTGTGACTTCTTTTAAGGTGTGTCCGTATTTTGACCAAATAAGTTCTGGAATTTTTTTCTTACTTCTCATTAAAGTCTTACAAGTTTTAAACTCCACTATTGGGCAATCTATAATATCAATGTTTTTAAACTCCGTACAAGGTATTTCTTTATATATATTAGCTTCTCTATATAAACTCTTATCATTTAATTTCTGACTAATATAAAATTTTGCTTTGCTCTCTAAAGTAGATAAAACAAGTCTTCTGCTAATTCTACTGTCTTTTGAATTAGCCTTTAAGGTATTTAAAATAATATCGGTGATTTCATTATTACTCATGTTGCAAATTTAGTGATATTTAATTACTTTAACAAATTACTTAATTTTAAACAAAAAGGAGAGCATTTCTACTCTCCTCGTTGAATATAGGATGACCAAAAACCTATATTTTTAACAAATTGCATTAGTATGATTTCTTGTAAACTCTCTTCCGTATAGCACTTCTGATGTTGCTGTATTAGTTATCTCTAAAATCAATCTACTTATAAAACTTGGCGCTCCACCACCAGGAAATAATGTAGCGTTTATTCCAAGCATATAACCTTGGTCTACATTTGTGCTAGTTACAATAGGTGAAGTAGCTGAATATAATCCAATATATCCTGAAGGTAATGGAAGTCCTATAGCTGGTATAAGAGTTGCAACACTTTGTAAATCAGTTGTTATAGTAATTGTTACTTCTATAGCTGTTATTACTTTAAATTGATAATATCCGTCACAAACGTCACTATTATCTTCAATAATATCTATTACTGATATAGGAGAAACTATTGTGTTAACTTTATTTTTAAATACTGCTCTTTGTACACTATTCATGATTAAGATTTTGTGTTACCTAATATATCAAATACATTAGTAGATCCAATTTGTTCAACACCTACAAATAACCCTTGCCCTTCTATTTTTAATCCTGTAGGATTAGATAATGTTACTCCTAATCCATTAGTAAAAGTGACATCTCCTGTACCTTTTTGTGTTATCCCTACAAAAAAGTTTTCTGGTAATCCTGCTGGTACGGTGATTGTAATTGGAGTTGCTCCATTATTAATTTTAATACTGTATTTGTTATCTGTGGGCAATATAGTATAGTTAGCAGTTATTGCTTTTTGTAAATTAACTGTTTCTAAAGTATAGGGTGTTGCAATAGTTCCGTTTCCTGTCACTACTGTAGTTACTCCACTATTTAGTTTAGTTTCAGACCCATCTATAACTTGTGTGTTACTTATTACAAATGGTGATCCCGATGTTCCCGCACCTGTGACTGAAATATTTGTTCCTGCATTTATTACCGTAGAAGCTCCTGTGGCAGTTGAATTAATTATGTAAGGAGTCGCTGTAGTTCCATTTCCTGTTATTGTTACATTAGTTCCTGCATTTACTTTGGTTTCGGAGCCATTAACTGCAATTTGGTATGGAGTTGCAATTGTACCATTACCTGTAACTGTAGTATTTGTTCCATTAGATATCTTGGTTTCGCTTCCATCTATAGTAGGTATCATGTCTTCTGTTGCTAGCACATAATCACCATCTATTGGTTTAGCTGGAAATAATAACCTTGTTTGTTTTGTAATTCCTTCTTGAAATTCAACTCTTGTTGTTTGTAAAAAATTACCATTAAATGTTTGTTGTAAAGACATTACTCCTTCATCAATAGATAATGCCGCAGCTACAAAATTTGCACTATTATTCTGATAATAAGTACCATTTAATAATAATCTATTTGCGCTTAGACTTAATTGTTGCTGTTCTTTTCCAAATGTTGGAAATCCGTATTGAACTTCCATTAAAGCACTAAAATCAGTAGAACTCATTTTATACGAACTAAAACCTTTAGTTGCTGTATCACCTACGTTTAATACACTCTGTAATCCTTGTAAAGATCCTGTAGGTACAGATAATTCTATATCATTTTCATTTTCTGTTATGACTACAGAACCATCAGAAGTAATTGTTTTTATTTGTTTTCGGCCGATTCCGTCAACTCCTTTGTATATTTGAGCACCTGACCCTACATTCACTAAATTAATAGATGCAATTAGTTCTGCAATAGCTGTACAAATATATTCATCTAGCTGTTGAATTGCTTCTGTAAAAACCGTTCCTGCTAAAACACCTGAGCATTCCAAATCTTGCGCTAAAACAATACAGTCTGTAGAAAGATCAGAAACTGGGCATGTACAAGGTTCTGGTGGACATAGTGGATTACAAAGACTGAATTGAGGTTCTGGTTGACATCCACAATTATTTTTTTGGCAATTAGTGCACATAAATTATTATTGTTATGCGTTCTCTAACGCGGTTATTCTTGTTTCAAAGTTTGCTCCTTGCGCTTCTAGAACTAATATTCTATTTCTTGCATCTACTAATGATAGTAAATAAGCATCTAATATTTCTGTTAATGTCGAGTTTGGAGGTAGTGATAAGTACGTTATGGCCGCGGATTTAATGACACAAGTAGCACTTACGTTTTCTCCATGACATTCATCTTCTATTAAAACAGGTATTATTGACTCTTGACAGCTCATATTTTTAAATTATCCATTATTTATACAAATTTTTTCTGCTACTATTTTCATCCAATCTCCTAATGTTAAAATAGAATTATCACATGGATCAACCAAACAACCTATTACATCTGTACATTCTCCAATTGGTTTTGAACAGATTGGTTCGGTTTCTAGTTCTACTATTCTTTCTTGTAGGTCACAAATTACTTCCTCGAATTTAGCTAAAACATTTTTTACAATTACTTTTCCTTCTTCTAATGTATATGAAAGACATAACTCTCCTAGCTCTGATAAATCTATTTCGTCCTTTATTTCTCCTACTTGGTTATATAAATCCTGAGTCACTTGTTCTTGATCTAAACATGTTTCTTCTACTAATTCAGATTGTGAGTTAGGTGTCCCTTCAAAATCTATACACGCTGAGTTTTTTCTTGCCCCACAAGTATTACTTATTTTATTTCCGCAATTTTTTGCCATTTTTATTTTTTATTATGTAAGTCTCTTTTTAAAATACCCTGTTGACGTTTCTATATAAGTATCTCCTACGGCAACTATTCCACCAGCAGATGCGGCAGAATCATCTGCATAAGTTTGCATATTTCCAGTACTAATACCATAAGGCATATTGTTACTATTCTTAATTCCAATATTATTTACAAAATATGCTTTAGTAGAATATGGAGTTATATTCGGAAAATTTGTGGCTGTTGTAGAGTCATTGACAGCTCCGTTTACCTTTGCATAGCAGTTTACTACTTGTAATGATTTATCATTTGTAAAATTGGCATCTGCAAAGTCACAAATTTTTGATCCAGTTGAAATTTGAATATTTAAATCAATATAAAATCTATTACTAAATAAAGTTGAAGTCCCTTTTTTGAATAAAGTACCTGTAGATCCGAATCCAATAATATTACTATTAGTTAGTTTAAATCCGCTCCAAGTGCCTTCTAATGTAATTCCGTCAGACAAACTGTATAGCCCACAAGTAGTACCAGTAAATTGCCTATAATTATCCCAGATACCCAAAGATGATCCAGTTACACCTTGAAAATTAACTTTATCAAGTTCTATTGCATGATTACCCGTCGCGTCTTTAATATTAAATACGCTTCCTAATCCTGGATAATAAGAAATATTTATTGAAACCAAATCTCCACTTCCTGATATTGGGCTAGTAAAAATACTTTGACCAGATACGTTTTTCTTTATTGATGACGGGGTAAAGCCGTAACCATTTATAGTTAAACCTCCTATTGGTATTTCAATATATTCTCCAGTCAACAACGTCAATACACCATCAATAAGATATGTCATATTGGAATCTAAAGTTTTATTAATTATATCAACTTTGTTTCTAACAACTATTTCATTTTTTTTATCTTTAAATGACAAAAGCGCATAATCAACTATAATATCTTTAGAACTTCCTAAAGATGTTGCATTTGTCTCTAATCCACCTACTTTTAAATTAACAATTGCATTCACTTCCGAACCAATTAAATAAGTCGGTATAATTTGTTCAATTGTTGAATTAACTATATTTATTGTAGCACTCGCTCCCCCAACTTTATATATTAAAAACGAAGGCAATTTTATTGTTGTGTTTATAATGTTAAACGTGAATGCACCCGAATTAAGAAAGTAACCGCTTGTAACATTATCAATTATAAAGTTTTTAAAGTTCAATACCCCCCCCCCTATGTATCCAGTCTCGTCAAAAGGACATGATTTTATAGACCCTGTAAAAGTTAAATTCTCTATTGTTTGGGATATTCTTATTTTAGGAATCACAACAGAATTAATAAAATCAATTACAGTAGAACCTCCCTGATATGTAAAATTTAAGACCCCTGTCCCTGATATATTACCAATTCTATAATAAACATCCCCGCTAAATTGGATACTACCTACATTTAAAACCAAACTAGATATCTCTACCGTTCCGCCGATACCGCTTAACACAGTCTCTACTGCGCCTACTGGTATTGTTAATGTATTTGTTTTAAATCCGTTTTTAACTAACAAAACATTGCTAAAAACACCTTTCGTATTTAAGCTATCTAATTTTTGTATCACAGCATCATTCCCATAAAACATATAAGAAGTACAATCCCAAACTATTGATTTTAAATTTAAGACATAGCTTGTTTGCCCCTGAGCAATATTAGTTCCAGTGCCTCCTGATCTTAAATTTTGAAGTGTTCCATTAGGTAAATCAAAGTTTAGTGTTGAACCTGATAAAGAGCCATTATTATAAGTTAAAAATAAGTATTGATTAGTATTTGCGCTTAAATCAATAGTTACTTCTAGAGTACTTCTTATTGTTGTTTGACCTACGGGTAGCCTATTGTTTATTGGGTAATTCCCTTTTGTAATTAACTGAATAATTATTTGCCTATCAACACTATCAGTCAAGCCAATAAAAACAGCATCGATTGTTTTATAAGGTTTGTTTGAATTCCCTAATTCAGCAATACTGTCATTTCCGTTTACTCTGTCCACAAATGCTGTAAATGGAACGGTTGGGTCAATTGAAATTTGTTTTAAAGACGAACTAAAAGATGCTCCTCTAACTCTAAAATAATCTGTAATTTTAAATTGTTCAACCCCTAAAGAATTCTGAACCGATATTTCATCTGTAATAGGCGTTGGAGTATCAATAACATTACCAAAAACATTTATAAAGGAAACTCCAACTGATCCAGCAGGAACATCTGGCCGTGGGGCAATTATTAAATCTTCAGTACCAACAAGTTTAGCCAAGGTATTATCTGGCTTAAAATAAATTAAGTCAACTCTTTTATGATTAGTAGTTGAGGCAGCACTTATGGTTGTAACAAATGAAGAAGGATTAGTTCTTAGTGTTTTAGAAATCAATGCTGTATATCCTAATGCTGGATAAGTGAATGTATTTACGGATCTTGTTGGCGGAACACCTGAAATTAATTGGTCTGGAACAAAAATTGCATCAATAGCGTCGGCTAAAGTTTGTGCTGTTCCAACATATCCGCCTTCATCTAATTTATTGTCCAAAGAATTTTGTAAATTCACAATTGTTGAAATAGCTTGAGTGCCATTGTGATTAGCTCTATTCCTATTATTTGTATCTCTTGTATTTAATTGAGAAGTGTTTTCAAAACCTGCATTATTTACAAACTCTGTTAAGTTTATATTATCTGCTAACTCAGTTGGTGTTATTGAATTTGGTTTTACAATTGCAGATATACTTGGAGTTAAATCATCATAAGTTATATCAATAGTGTTAGTATCTATAAATATATTACCTACAGCATCTTGTGCTTCTTCATCTGTATATGGTATTACATCTCCGACAAATAAGAAATCTCCATCAGATAATTGAGAATTAAATTCAGCTTTTGTATTTGGTAAATCTCCTGGTTGTAATGCAGAATTTATTGTGTTTAAAATACTAGATTGAATGCTAACTTTAACATCAGTTGGTCCTATTACAGAGATAGTGCCGTCTGTATTAAAAATACTTTGTACTCCTCCTGATGGAGCGTCATCTTTTAAAGGGTAAGGTATTCCATTTACATCAGTTATGTATGTAGAAATAGATGAGTCTCCGTCTGCCTTTATGTATAATATGGCATCAGGAATAGGTTTCGATGGTAGAGCTTTTAATTTGTAATTTTTAACTTCTTTTGCCATTTTTTAATTTTACCACTCCGTACTTTTCCAGTCGTAGTTATTATATATATTTGTTACGTTTTTTGGACAACACTCCTTAAATGGTTTTATTTTTTCTATGTCGCAACTCTTAGGATTACCTAAAGTCCCATTTATTTTTTTCCAAACCCATTCTGATAATTCACAATTTTTCATTGAAAAAGTTTTTATATAAAGCTGATAGAATTCAATCTTACTATTATCTCCCCCGTCACCTAACATAAAATGATCTTTCAAATACTGTTTATCATTTTCTTCTAGTAGGTTTTGTTCCCATTGCAATAAGTAATTTACAATATTTATTTTTTCTAAACTTTCCTGTCCCATTACACTACTGTTTTTAAATCACCTGCTGGGGTTTTATACCACCTACTTGTTTCTAAACCTCCTAATATTGCTGAAGCATTATCTGCAAAAGTAGGTAAGGTAATACTTGTGCCATTTAATATATTGTAAACTTCACTAATAGTTGCAAATGGATTTAGTTCACTAGGAGAATTTGAATTATCCAAAGCATCTATTTCATCTTGTGTTAACTTGGACTCTTCTGACCTATTATATAAATCTAAAAGAATTGGTTTTAGTTTTTCAGGTTGATTGAACCAAATTAAATTTTTTATTTTTTGCAGAGTTGTCATATTAGCATTTTTGTTTATCAAATAGGGAACTAGCTTCTTGAAAATATCTATCAGCCTTAACAAAATCTCCTAATTTAGTCCATGATTTCGCAACAGATAAAAATTGATCTATTTTTTGAAAAGGTTTTATTTGTTTTTCTGTTTGATCTGTGAAATCAAATCCTATTTGAGTTAGTGACTTTGCTATTTCTAAGTCTATTTCATCTGTTTTAAGGTAATATTTCTCTTTTTCTATATCTTCATACCCGCTAAGTAATTTAATGGTGTAAATGCCATCAGGTAAGTTTACATAAGTTTCTTTTGTACAATCACCTTTTAAACATGATATTCCTAAATTATGAGAGTTAAAATTATTTACCGCCCACTTTTTAAAAGAAACTGTTTTGTATTTTGAAGATCCTGGAATTTTTATTGATATGTAACTTGGTTTATTTTCCGAATAGAGCCAATCGCTAGTATCGGCTACAGAAAGTATTTTTGGATTACCTGTTTCAAAAACTTCAAAATCTATATGTATTTTACCTACTGTCTCCATTTTATTTATTCTGAAATTACACCAGAAGCTTTTAATTTTGTATTGTATTCATCTATTTTTGCTTCAATTGCATCAAGTCTTGCTTCAACAGCTGTTCTTTGAGCATCTACTGATGTTCTTGCCGCCGCTAAATCTGCATATGTTGCCGCTACTGCTGGAAGATTAGTTGTTGGTGTGATTTTAGCTATTGTAGCCGAAGGTTTTGAAATGCTATTATATAAATCAGTAAACAGCTTTTTTAGTTTGCTTGCGGAATTATAATTGTATAATTTCTTTATTTGTTCTGGTATTGTCATTTTGTTTATTTTTAAATTTTATTATTGCTATTATAATTAATATACTTATTGCTATATAGTCATTTGTACTGATTTCTTTTACGTTGAAGAACAGCCTATCTATTATATCCTGAGCTAAGAAAAAGAATAGTAATTCTCCTATTAGCCATGAAACCTTCTTTACAGTTTTAAATACAGATAATAATAAAAGTAGCATTGCTGATCTTTCAACTACTACGAAATGTATAAACCAAATATCATCATTGTAATTACTTGTGTATGCACTTATACTTCTGCAAAAGAATAGAACTGTTATTGATAGTAAAAGTGTTATTCTAGATACTACCAGTTGGTGGTTTTGGAGGCGTTGGAAGTGGCGTATCAGCCGATTTAGGTTTATCATTATCTTTAACTTTTTTCTTTTTAAATTTGATTATTCCTCCAATAATAACTACTAATATAATTCCTGCTACTATGTATTCTTTCATTTTTTTATAAATATTTAAAATTTGTTTCATTTTTTGCATTTCCCCCTAACCTGTTAAGAAATGTTTTATAGTTCCATCCGTATATTTCTGCTACATCTTTAGGGCAGTCGTATATTTCTTGTGTTAATTCATTTATAACTTTCTTTGATAAATTTAATATATGCTCTTTACTCAAAGTTTTTCCTGTCCTACTTTCACTCATTCTGGATCTAGTTTCTTCTGAAAGTTTAATCCCTATTTTCGATAAACTTATATTATCTCTTCTCTCTTGAGTTAATGGTATTCCAAATTGAGGGTGATTCTTTCCTGACCTATTTTTACTCCATAATTCCTTTTGCCCTTCTGAATGTCTAGTTCCAGTTTTACTTTCTCTAATTAATTCTATATTTTCTGGAGAGTGGGTTTTTCCATAGAAAGGGTTATTTTCACCTTTCATCCTATCACTAATTTTCTTTCTTTGTTCCTCACTTATCAAAATTCCGCAAGACCCTTCCCCACCATCGGTTAGATTACAAAGGGTTCCTAGTCCCTTATCGCGTCTGCCATATAATGCAATAAATTCAATTTCTTTTTGTTTTATGAATTCATAGTCATCTGATTCTAAGAGAATTTCAACTTTGTAATCTGTTTGATTGATAATGTTTTTCCAGAAATCAGATCTTTGAGATTTAGAATATGCTCTTTTATAATTTTTTACCGATTTACTAATTCCTATATAGAAGACTTCATTGGTGTCTAATCGTATATGTCTATATAAATACCCCAATTTAACTCTTTATTTGTTTATAATATTTTTTTGTATTTTCTATTCTTTCTTTTAAGTGATTTGGAGTTTTATCACTATTTTTGTTTCCCAGATTAATTGCTTTACTTAACTGTGTAATACTTATATCATCAACTTTTGAAGCCAGATTCCATAAATTATTTTGTGTAAAATAGTATAATCCTGTTTCCCAAAAGTATTTTGTTGCTATTTCTTCGGTTGTTAATACTATTTTAGACCCAATCCATTTAGAAAATTCTTTATAATTATTAGCCCCCGTTAATTGAATTCCACCTGAGCCACGGTATTTATAACCGTCTCCACTTGATTCGCTACCATTACCCATTCTGTTTGCATAAGCTTTATTTGCTATCTTTTGTGGTTGTCTGGCGTAGTTTATTCTATCTTGTTCCGTTGGGAAGTATTTTAAAAAATAGTCTTTTAAACCTTCTTTTGAATAATTTAAATTCTCTTTGTCTTTTGTAAAATTTGCTGACTCTATTGAAAACTGGCCTAAGAAATTAGCTAGCTGTTCATCAGATTTAATTTTCCAAACTTCTTTCATTTTTGAGAAAGTTTTCTTTCCTAATATCCCATCTGCTACAAGTCCGTTTGCTTTTTGAAATTCTGCTATTTTACTCATTTTCTGGTGGTATTTGTTTATTTAGTATCTTCTTACTTGCTTCGGCAATTCCTGTCATTGTGGCTAGAAATAAAAGCAAAGAGTTAAATACATCTATCGCATATATATTAACTGGTTTATCAAGTACCTTATCTGAAACTACAATAAACGTTCCTAGTAATAAAACAAAAACAAAAGTGATAAGAATCATTATGCTCTTTCTAGACCAAATTCCATCTTTATTTTTTAGAGTGTCATCTACTAGTTTCATTCTTTATTTTCTTTTTTATATTTTTCAAAATCTTTTTGCAATTTTTCATGGGCTGTTTTTAGTTGCTCGTGTTCTTTAAGTAGTAAGTTATACTTAGCCTCAAATTTTTTACTTTCTCCAACTACTACAGCATATGAAATCTGCATATCGTTGAAATTCTTTTGTAAATCCCTGTTATGAGCTTCTACTTGATTAAGCCTTAAAGTTAGCTCTTGTGTTATTGCAGAATTATGTTCTATGTACTTATCATATATACGTTGTAAAGCTGAAATAGCATCAGCTCCCTCTGTCTTTAGTTTTATCTCTTTAGACTTTCTACCTGTAACCCAAGCGCCTAATAACCCCGCAACAAAAACAAATTCTCTCCAATATTCTATCCAATTCATTGATTAATTTTTATTAAAAAAGGAGAGAAAATTTTAACCTTCTCTCCTTCTGTCATTAATTGGATTTTATTTATTTTGCAAATGCTTGTACAGCGTGTAATTGAGCTGCCGAAGCAAGTTGATTAATAAGGGTCTCTACTGCGGCTTGACGGCCAACTTCAACAATAATATTAAGATTTGTTTTAATTGAAGAATGTGGTAACAATTTGTAATAGAACTGAGGTCTAATTGTAATTGTATATTGAATATACTGAGCTAAACCTCTAAGTCTTGATTCTTGTCCCCATAACCATTTACCGTAGTTATTACCTTCAAATCTTTCAACACCGTCTAAGTTATATCTGGCCTGATCTTCTCTGTTGTATAAGTAACCTCCTAATGCTTCTGGATCTGCGGCAATAGATAATACTTTTACTTTGAAAGGAAATTTACTTGATTCCCAGTTCTCTGCAATATATGTTGCTTGGCCACCTGCTACAGAAATACGAGTAGAAGTTGCGTAAAATGGCATATCATCTCTATATTCTTCTGATCCTGACATTGTGAAAGGCTTACCTCTGAAACGGATACCCATTTTTGCTGCGGCATCATATTCATCAATAGCTGTCTCCCAAACATTTAAACCATAGTTTTTAGGTGCTTCCGCTGTAAATAAAGCTCTGAACTCATCTGAACACTCTTCACAAACAATATTTGTTGGTACATTAGTTCTATAAGTTGTTTGACATAAAGAAGAAATTTGTGCTCCTGATCCCACTGCTGATGCAACTGTACCTGCTAATGTGCCTGTAGCTGTTGTGATAGAGAATCCTGGATATGTTGCTGATGGTGCTACTAAAATAATTGTTGCTCCACTAGAAGTTATCGTTCCACCTGTTGCTAATTCAATTGCTGCTTTATTAGTTGTAATAAAGTTAGTAGCTGTAGTAGCTAAATCCGTAGCAAATGTAACTGTATAAGGAATACCGCCAATTGTAATTGTAGCTGTTCCTGAAGTACCTGTTAGTGTTGCTGTTCTTGACAAGTTAACTGTATCAATTGCAATTGTTAAATCAGGATAAGCTTCTTGTAAATCTGCTAAGATATTTCCACCACACTCGTCATCTGCAATTGTGATTGTATATGCTTTAGTAGTTGACTGACAAATATCTCCTAATACCCATGCAGTAGAAACTGTAGTTGCATTAGAACATACTGCTTGAACTTCTCCTGCCAAATCAAATACCGCTGTTGAAGCTGGTGCAGAAATAGCTCTGAATGTTGTAATTTGTGCGTCTGTTAACTCTGCTGTTACTACCACTGTGTATGTTCCTACACCTGCAACTGAACCACCAATTTTAACTGCCGTTCCTGATACAAATCCTGGTAAATCATCAATTGTAGTTACTAAACTTGCTCCATCATCTTCTAAAGCAATAGAATAAACAAATCCTGCTGCAATTTCTGTGTATCCTGCTGGGCAAGTATCACATCCTTTAATTTTAGAAGCTAAACTTGTTGTATAAGCAGGAATTGATGTTCCCACTGGAGCTTGTAAAGTATAAACTGTTTGATTTCCTGAAACTTCGTCTGTTCTTACAACTTTGTAAAGTGGGTATTGTGCTTGTACTCTGGCTAAAGCTGTTGAATCTCCATTATCAAACAAAGTTAAATTGTAATATTGATAATCAACTGTATCTTCTAATGCTCCATTTAGACTGTTAACAACTAATGCGTCAACATAATCTGTAATAGGTACACCACCCAATAATTTTGTAGCGTTAAATTCAGCCACAGCATTCTCAATTAGTTCCTGCATTGTAACTACTCCATTGGCGCAATCAATACATACTCCGTCATCATCTAGATAAGGATATTGTAAATCAAGTCTCACTGTTGTTTCTCCTTCTTTATAACCTAAATTATACATTGGATCTCCGCAAAGAGTAATGTCAATTCCTGTAGAAGTTCTTTCTCCTACTATAATTTCTGTTCCTGGTTTTCCATTGTATCCGATAATAAAATCATCTACTTCAATACCTGTTCTGTTTGGAACTTCTACTCTAATATCCTCAATATCAGCAATTCTGAAAGTCTGGCTCTCATATGCTTTATTTGTAGTGTATTGAGACACTGGTTTATCGAACGCCCCTACAAGCAAATCGAATGATTTATCTTTTGATTGTCCTGTGAAAGTTGAATAAACTTTTCTTCCGTTTTGTGTAAGTTCTTTATTATCGTTACTAACAATGGCTAGTACGCCATTAGTTACATTTAAAGAACCACCTGTTGTTAGAGTCTTACCATCTAGGATGAAAAAGTCTCTCTCTAATGCTCCCGCTGTTGCCATTCTATTGTTTTTTGTTTAAATTAATTTTTTGTTATTGCGTTTTGTTTTTCTGCTTGATATTTTGGATCGTCTGTATTCAATAAGAATTCTGCTGCCAATAAATCTATTACTCTATTCATAAATTTATCATCGAATTCTGGATTATTTGAATTAAACTCACTCTCTGGATTTTCTGGATCTTTAAGACCAACTTGGATTGGGTAACGATAGTAGGAAAGATTTGCTCTATCGATGGTAAAGTCATCTGAAGTGTAGATAATAATTTTATCAGATGCTAAATGAAAAGGTGTTTCTCTGTGCTTGAAAGATGGATTGTTATTAGAATCTCTTAGTATTCCATTAGTATCATCATCTTTTATTTCGAAGCAATCTACTTTTTTTCTTTCGCACTTGTCTTTAGTGGCCGTGCAAAATAAGTTAGAGAAATCAAAATAGTCTTTAGGTAGACTAAATTCTGCGAAGTCTTTTAGTTTTTTTGAAGATGGTATAGATAAATCATGAACTAATATTTTCTGAATATACCTTATATCATCTTCAAATTTCCTGTCTAGAAACACTTCTATAAGCCTGTTAGCTACATTATTAGCTAAAACGCAAAACCTTCCTTTATCTAAACTGATTTTATCGGTGGTGGCGTTCTCATTAAGCTTTATAATTGTACTCTGGTAGAACTGTTCTGTTGTCATGTTTTTATCCTAATGCGGCATATACTAATTCTAATAAACTGTTGTCTTTTAAAATATTTTTAACCGAGCCTTTTAAATCTTTTCCTAATAAATGGTCATTTAAGTAGAATCCATTCATACCTTTAATAACTTTCTTTTGTCTTTGTAGATGTTTTAAGTCTTTAAACATTACAAGCTCTTTTTTACCTGAATCTGATTCGTAGTAATTAGCATAAGTTTCTAAGAAAGCTTTTGGATTTTGATTGTCATCTTTAGAAAGCCATGTAGTAAAGATATCGTTAAGAAGTGCATCTTCACTGTCAACAACTCCTGTAATTCCCATCCACTCCAGAATAGCTGTTAGTCCTTCTTTATCTGTGGATAGTAATGTAATAAATTTAGTAGTTGCCTGGCTAATTTCTAATTTTCTTTTTTGGCCGACATCAACTACAGATTCTTTATTCTCTACTGCGTATTGTGCCGATCCTTTGTAGTAAGCCTCACTCTCAAATTCAATTGGACATAAATCACCTTTAGAAATAAGGCAGTATAATTTGAATAATTGAAGTGGGTCAGAGGTATTATAACTGTTGTCTAATTCAATATTCTCTGTAAAATTATCCCAAAATTCAAAATTTTTAAAATCTAAAATTTGATCTTTAGTGTAAAAATCTAAAAGTGGGTTAATAATGAGTTTTGTAATATCTTGTAAAGCTATTTTTCTTAAACTTTCGTCTGGATATAATTTAGTAAGAATTCTGGAGTTGTGAGTAATTCCTACATCATACATGTTTTTCTCACTATCGAATGTTGCAACTCTAACTCTATTATAAACATTAGGATCAATAATTTTTGTAGTTCTCATTTTCTGAAAACCATCTAATGCGTCTGCATCATACATCGGAATAACTTGATAAGTATAAGGTTTATCAGATGTTCCTATTTTAATTGAGTATTCTTTATTACCGTTTTTATAAACTAATAATTCTTTTGACATTGTATTGTTTTTTGGTTTTACTCTGCAAATATAGTAATATGTTTTTATTACAGCAAATTACTTAATTTTAGAGTACCACAATCATATATCTTATTATAACCCTTAATTTCTTTTTTAGTTCTCACTTGACCCTTAGTAAAAAAGTAAGCAGGTGGTGTTTGTTCAATTACTTTAAATCCTAAAGCTTTTTCGCGTTCGCCATAACTCCATCTTAAATCAACTGTAGTTACATATTCTCCTTTAAAATTTTCTAAAAGTTTTTCAAATCCTTTATCGACAATAGTGTTTAGTTTGTTTACAAAAAGTAATTCTTTGTTCTTTTCTGATATTAAAGAAACTAATTCATTTTCGTGGTAAAGTCCCACTATTACATTAGCTTCTACAAAATCGTCAATATAATTACTTTCCAGAAAATCTCTGTACTCTTTTTGATCAACTATTTTAATTTCACAATCCTCAACTGATACTTTATTCTCTGTCTTGTCAATAGATTCTAATAAAAGTGATTTTACAATTTCTTTTTTATCTTTCCACTCATCTTCAAATATATGAATCAATTTAATTCCTTTACCTTGACATTCCATTGTCTTATTTAAGTGTGAATCCATTTTGTGAAATTCATCAGAATGAAAATAAAGGCCGTTAAATTCGACTGCTGCTTTTAAAGTTGGGATGTAAATATCCAATTCAAATTTATTTTTTAATATTTTTCTGTTAGATGACTCTGCTTCTACAAATTGTTGTATAAAGGTCTTCACTTCTAATTCTGGTTTTGAAACAGTTACTCCACAATAAATGCAATTTGCCCCATTAAAAAATTCAAAAGGCGTTATAGGAAATTGACCGTGTATTTTACAAGTTGGGTACATTTTATAATTCGCACCTTTATATTTTAAATTTTCAACCCCATATTTATCTCCATGTATATTTTTAATTTTTTCCAATACCTCAGTTAAAGGCAATCTTAATTTATCTGCTGTATTTTCTCTGGCACACTTTTTACATCCTCTTCCTTCAATATGATGATCAAATCTTATTGGAAATATACCATGAGATTTACAAACTAGATTATATACTTCAGTTTGGTTAGTGTAATTTTCAATTAAGGAGTAGTCGTATATACTACCATGTTTTTCAATTGCTTTTGCTATTGAATACTCCTTAGTCTGAGACTGTCTTTTAGATTTTTCTTCTGATATACATTTTGTACAACCCCTTCCTTTTAAGTGCTCATCTACTCTTTTTGTAAACTCAAAATTATGTAGAGGGCATTTTATTATAACGTGACCCTTAGACTTAAAAATAGTTTTACCGTAATCGTATTTATTATTATGTATTTTGTTTGCTTTTTCAATATATGTTTCAGTAGTGTATTTCATACTACAAATGTAGTGATAAAAAACTTAAAAACAAAATTTATTTTTCCTTGTTTTATAAAAATAAAGTTGTATATTTGCCTTATAAAATTTAAATAAATATAATTATGAAAAAAGAATTAAAAGAAAGTTATAGTAGAGAAGAAGTTGATTTTTCGAACCTTATTTCAGTTATAATGAAAGAAACGTCTGATACTGCTCAAGGAGATTCTATTTATTGGCATTCAAAGAATAGAGTATTAGTAGAAATAGATTTTGAAAATAAGTGTATTAACTATAATGTGGATGCAAAATCAAATATGAAGAATAGAAGATTCTACCAAATATCTGGAGCGTGTAGTATACACAACTATGAATTTATTGAAGTTTTTTGGTAAATAATTATCCCCTGATTTTTTAGGTCAGGGGAATTTTTACTTTTTATTAATTAAAACCTGCTTGGGCTTTTTCATCTAATTCTATGATGACAAAACGTCCCTTGTCTAGGACAAGTCCTGCTATCATACTATAAATCCACCAAGATTGCATTTGGAATTTGTTTGAAGAAACAATATCCGAAGGTTTCATGCTATCATACCTGCCCTGCTCAGATCCCCAAAAAGTTGCCGCACCTGAAGGCTTAACAATATACACATTAGAACCGTTATCTCCACCTTCAATAAGTGTTGCTCCTTGTGGCATTTTTCTGTTATTTGAATACTTTTGATCCGCTGCATCCCAGATAACAGCTGAGTAAGTTGTATGAGCTAATCCTGCTTGGTGCATTCCGCTGATAAAACGATCTTCTCCTGGTCTGTAATCTAAAGATGGATCATGTTTTACAGAGATATTTCCAATTCCTGGTAAGTAAACTTTCGTAAATCTCACTGCATTGTATTCTAATTCTGTTAAGCTTGAACCTGACACTGGTGATTTTGGAATAATTCTGTCTGCTCCGTTCCAAACTCCAAGCCCTTCATTTTGTTGTTTTACCTCCTCTTTGAAAATTGCGAAGAAGTTTTGTTGCATGTACTTACCTACACTAAAAGTAACTTCTCTTTGTTCGTCTGGTAAAGGGTTGTTAACAAATAAGTATTCTACTGCATCGGCAACGTCAGCTCTTGTCATACCCATTGGACGAGCATAAGTGATGATTTTACCTCTACGCATTTGTTTGTAAACACCTTCATTCAATCTTGTGATTCCGCTTCCATTAGCTCCTGGGATAATAGCAGCGTCTTGGAACATGAACTGTGTGTTTAATGCTTTCTGGTGATATTTGTGCAATAGTAATTCCATTGCAGCTCCTAATCTTAGATTTGCTCCTTTTTTTATTACCCCGCCAGCTCCTACATTAACAGCTTCGGTCATAATTGCAAATTCACCATTTCTTTCAACGTCCCCTAAAAGTTCGTCTAAGTATTCTTTAGTTGTAGATGCTGCTCCTGAGAATTTTCTCATATCTGCGCGACCTGTAACTGAAAATTCGTGCCCTGACATGTTACCAAGTTGGAACATACATTTCATAGTTGTAGGCATATCTGGCATATCAAAATTACCATAATTTGTACCGTACTCTCCTAAAATGTTTTGCGACACTTTGAAATATTGTCTTCCGCTTTTTAAGTATTGTTGATCATAGCTCGCTTTCTTATCGTTTGTTACATAGATAACAGGAAGGCTCCATCCACCAACTACTTGTTGAATTTCTTCTCTGTCTGTCACCATAATTTGTACAGAAGATTTGTAGAAAGATGGTGCTAATACATCACCTACTTCATAACGTTTATTTAAAACAACTCTGAATACTGAGTTATCTAAACCTGCATATGGATATTCCAAAGAAGTATCTCTTACAGTTACGCATTTTCCTGAGTCTTTAATTGCAACATCATAGTAAACTTTACCTTCTGCTCCATCTACTTCAAGCATTGCTTTTTTCTCTAGCAATCCTGTGTAAATTGGATAGTTTACCATTGCACCTTGTCCCCAAAGTTTAATTAATCCTAAATTGTTCTTGTCTGGATCTTGTTTGTACCAATCCGAGATTGAACTTGTGTCAAAGTGGCCTCCTATAGACTGAATAGTTTTTCTGTCCGTTCTTTGTACAATCATATCTCCGTTGTACAGCATATTTGGAGGAAGTTGTGTTACGCTCATTTTATTTTGTTTATTTGTTTTTTATGTTGGTATATTAAATCTAAATCCTGATTCTTGTGTTTCTTCTTTTGGCGCGACTTTTTGTGCAGCATCTTTTGGTGCTCTATTAATTGTTCGCATTGTACTTAAATTTGTTTTAACTTTTGTTTCCAGCATTTTTTGTTGCAAATACTGTTCTTTATTAGTTAAAAAGAAAATTAGTTCTGAAGCTTCAATCGGGTCTTTCATTTTTGTTTCGTAGATAGTGTCTACAGCAAATTCTCCGTTTTGATCTTCTTTTGTGGCGGCATCTACTAATTTCTTAATATCATGCTCTGGTACTTTATCTTCTTTATATTTTTTAGTAAGTTCTGATCTGTAAACTTTTAGATTTTCTTTTTCCGAGGCCTTATCTTCAATTAGTTTTTTATTGATTTCATTTAAATTATCGCTATATGCTTTTTGATGAAAATCTACAATTTGTTTGGCCACACTATCTAAAACAAACTCTTTCTTGTCTTCTTCTACTAATAGTTTTGCTCTGCTTGGTGTATTTCCTTGACTTAAATAATGTTGATAAGCAATTGATTCCTGGTGTTTTTCATTTTCTAAATCCCACCCTTTACTTTCATCAAACGGTTTTTCTAGTTGTTGCTCATTTTGGAATAACTCTGCTAAGTTTCCTCCGTTTTTAACAATTTCAAGAATTAGCTTTTTTTCTTCCGCGATTCCGTCAATTGAAATATATTTTTCTTTGATGTCCTCGTTCTTAATAGCTAACTGATCCTCTTCAAGTTTAAGATACTCTTCTTCTGTTAAGTCTTCAATTTCAGAAAGTTTTGTTTCTGTTTCTCCTTCTTTAATAATTACATCTTCCCAAAGTCCTTTTTCAAGTTTCTTTTTTAATAGGTTTGTGTAAAAATTATCTTTAGGTGTTTCTAAATTTAAAGGTTTAAACTCAGGATCTTTTTCTTCAGGTTTTTCTCCCGCGGGAGGATCTACAATTTCTTCGTCCTTTTTTTCTCCGCTTAAATCTAAAGGTTCAAATGTTAATTCGGGAGTTTCAGGAGTTGTCTCATCTGGTGGTGAGAATGAAAATCCTTTTTGTAAATCATCAAAGGATAAAGCTGTGTCTAAAGTACTTGTTTGGTTTTCTTGTGGCATTGTATTGTGCAAATTTATGTTATTATTATCTGATATTCAAATTTCTTAATTTTATCGAAAAAGGTGTATTTTCCTTAATTTTTTAGTAAGATACGCCCTTATTTTAAAAGTAAGACTGAGATTATTAGTTATTTACTTTTCCGTATATTTCTTCGTATTCTGATAAAAGCATGAAGGGTGTGTCGTTTTTAGATTTTCCTTTTAGTTTTCTTCTTAAGGTGCCTCTATCCATGTTGACTGAAATAGCTGCGGATCTTATACTTTCAAAAATTTCTTTTGTGTCCTTATTTATAACTTTAATATTTTCTTTAGTTATTACATGTGGTGGGATTATTCCATATGTCAAGTAATCCTTATATAACATTATAGTTGTTGAATTATTTTCTCTTCTGTCTGGATTTAAACAAACGCTTAAAGTTTTAGAATTAATACCTAAATAATCACCACACTCTTTCACTGTAGCAAAAGTTTTTAAAGTCTTAGTGCATATGTAATTTACATAATGACTGTATTTTATTTTCCCTTCAACATAGTTATTTAATAGTACGAATGGAGTATTATTCTTAACTTCTCCCTTCATTCTTCTCTGAAAGGCGGCTGTACTCATTCCTATAGATCTTGCCCCGCTAATCATACTGTTAAAAATCTCCTTTGTTTTTATATTTATTACTTTTAGATGTTCATGTAATTTATCTTCAGGATAATGAACTTCTCCTTTGTAATTTTTTTCATAGACGTAATAAGTATAATTTGTTAACTTTCCTTTTAATAGGCTATATAGATGAGATGGGCTTATACCTATTTCTTTAGAGGCTTCTTCTTTAGTTACTAATTTTCCTGTTCTAGTGTCTATTATTTTAATTCTTGTCTCTAATTTAGCTCCATTAGTGCCTTCGCCTCCATCAGTTAAATTTACAAGAGTACCTTTCCCTAAATTTCTCCTTCCGTAATAGGCTATTAAAATAATCTCTAACTCTACAGCATCATCCCATGTCAAGTCAGATTTTAAAATTTGTACTTCATATCCGTATTTTTTAACTGTATCTTTCCAAAAATTACTCCTGTCACTTTTAGCATATGCCCTCTTATGCTTTTTACCTATACCTATATAGAATACTTCTCCGCAAGGTTTTAAATGTCTGTATATTACTGCCATTAATTCTTGTTAATTAGACTAGTTTGTAGTTGTACCTCAGTGGCTCTTTTCTTAGCTGAAAGTTGGTCTAATTTTAATTGGAATTCTTTAGCGTCTCTTTCTTTTCTAGAATTCATTTCGTCTTCCTTGATATCTAAATTTCTTTCTTTCAGAGCAAAATCATTTGACTGATGTACGTCATTCAAAGCTAATTCCGTAGCCCTATCTAATCTATCGTACAAACTAGAATCAGAATTTTGATTAATAGACATTTTACCATAAGTATCTAATTTCTTAACTTCTAAATTATTTTCGTCATCCATTTTCTGTATTAAAGTTTCTTGATTATACTTAGCCTGGATTGCTTTATCCGCAGCATCAATTTGCATCTGAGCAACTTCTTTTTCGTGTGCTTGTTGTTGTTGAGTTTGAGCCTGTAAATCTAGACGATTTTTCCTTGCGTGACTTATGATAGCCGTCATTGAATTTGATGTCACAATCTCTGCCATATCCAATATGTCTGCTCCTACTGTGTTGTTTTGTAATAACAGGTTTTTCAATGTTTCTAATTCCTTTTTTCCATTTGAGGTAATATCCATAGTCAAAGACCACTCACGTAAAGAAAAATACGGATCATTTAATTCTATAAAAGCTTTCTCACCATCAGACTTAGTATATAAGAATGAATAGTCTTTATTGTTTTTCTGGCAATATTGTGCTACAGTTAAATGTAATAAACAGGCTCTTTTATCTGCTTCCGCTTGTACTGCAAAAAGACCTTCTGTTTGTGCGTATGAAGCTGTATTTCCTTGTTTTATTCCTTCCGCGGTCGAATACTGATCTGGTGTTCCAATTCTTTGTGGAGTAATGCCTATTTGCTCTAAAGCTTGCAATTTAAATTGAACTGCTAAATTCATTCTATTGTTAATCATTGCTGTATAATCGATAGATTGTGTAGCAAAAGCGTTCATTGCAGGTTGCCCTCCCTCTAAGTTTTGGCGAGAAGTATCTACAGGAACAATTCCGATGTCCTGAATTAAATCGTACATTTGCTCTAAAGCCTGTCTTGTATTTCCTGAGCCTTTATATTCTGAAGGTAAGTATTTAATATCAAATAGAAAGAATGTTCCTAATTCTTTTTCAAGTAGTGAATATATTTGATTTAAAACGATATTATGTTTAATTATATATGGACGTAGTTTTTTAGCTATTGAGTCTCCTATATATCCTGCCACTGGTATTTTAGCATCATATATATTACTTCCACCATCTAGTGTTCCTTTAATTTGGAATGGTAGTGCTTTTCCGCCGATATATAAATCTTTATCTAAATAACTGTTGTGTGATTTTGCTTTTACGCCCCACCTAATTTCAGGTATCCAAGTGTATGCAATTGTATTAGGTTCCATTCTTAGTTCAGCCTCTTCTAAAGAGATTTTTCTAAGCGTGGTAATTTCATTTTCTTTTAAAAATTCTGGTAGTAAATCATCTGTTGTAAAAACCTGATCCATATATCCATCTTCATTGATATAATTTAAAATACCAACCCTTTTGTATGAACGCCAATATGATTCTGTTACTTGCAGTGTGTCTGATCTTAAATCAATGTCTGAACGTAATTCGCTCATTGTATTTTGACTTAAAAATCCTCCGCCTCTTGCTAATGGTGAATACCAAGATGGTACTACTTTTTGTTGACCGTCTACTACAACTGTTGATTCTCCCATAGGGACTCCAAATGTGTCTTGAATTTCAAGACCTAATTCATAATCATGAAATCCTGCAAATGGTAATTGTTGTACTTGCCCGAAGTTATTTTGTATTACTTGATTGACAGAAGCTCCTCCACTATACCCTCCACTTTGATTTTGGTTGTAATAACCCATTAATCTTTTTTGAGTGTCTTCATCTATTTTGTCGCCGAACCTATTTAAGAATTTAGAGGGTGACATTTGAGTCAAGAAAGATACGTATTCTGCATCTTGTGGATATTCTATATCTAAATCTTCTGAAAAAGATACTTGGCAGGGATGCCATCTTTCTGGCTTATAATAGTCATATCCTATATGATAATGTCTAAACCATCTTCCTGTTAGAAGCCTATCAACCATCTCTTGACGGCTCATTTTCTCCATTCCAAAACGGTCTTGGTCTAATTCATATGTTTTTTCCGCCCACTCAGTAGCTGTTGTTTTCCAGTTTTTAAACATTGCCTCCTGAATTGCTTCTGGCGGAACAAGTTGATCTTTTTGCTGTTGTAGTTCCTGAGCATAAGCTTGCATTTCCTGTTCGGATTGAAACTGTCTGTCTTCATTTACTACTATTCCTCTTGCAAGTAATTTACGTTCTAATTCTAGATTAAAATTCTTTTGAGTGAATTCCCATAATTTGCTGTCTTGATCTCTAGTAAAATCATTTTGTGAAACGGGATCTGTATTGTCTATTCTAAATGCGGCCTTGCTTGTAATCCAATCTGATTCAATTTGGTTACATATAATTCCTAAGAAGTCATAATGTTTAGCATGAACTGGATAATCTGTTTCTCCGCGCAGTCTTATAATTTCTTTTGAGAAATCTTCTAGGCCGTAGTCGGAGTATATTAAAGTACCTTCCTTCATTTTGTAAAAATCTCGAAACTCAATATTTCTATTAAATTGGCGCACGGCAATAGTTTCAAGTCTATCCAAACAAAGCTGAACCCATTTGTCATTTTTTTGTGACTCTAAAAGTGTCTGGGTTGGTAAAGCAGATGAAAAATCACCTCCCTGTCCAAAGTTACTCAAGAAACTGGTTGTAAAAGAATCAGACATCTGCTAAAAATTTAAAAGTTGACTTATTAGGGGAAGTTCCTCTTAACCAGCCACCTAGAGTAATATGGTTTATACCATTCTCTATAGCACATTCTAAAATTGTATCCCAAGTTTTACCTGTTAAATTACAAATTACTGCTTTAGAGCTAGGTGCATCCTTTCCCGATTTACCAAACATGGGATTATTTTTTCCTTTGAATCCCCTTACTGTTTGATTACACATAGTATCTTTTAAGTGTAAATTTTTCTTATATATGTAAGGAGTGTCATTTGTGTTTTTACCTAAAAGTTTATAAATTAAGGTATTTGGTACTATTCCATTTTCCTCGGCGCACATTTGTGCAGAATGCCATTCTTTCCCTGTCAGAGTACAAACTGTTGCTATTGCTGTTTTGTTATTAAGTCCTTTTTTAGACTCACTCATTTTTCTCTTAGTGTCAGGGTGCAAATTACCACTTTTATCTGATGTCAAAGTTAACATACAATTTAGACCATTTTCACCTAAAACATCATAAAAATCCTGCCAGTGTCGTTCTCTTTCACTAAGATTATCTACTGTACATATCTCTATAATTTCCATAATATGCTTATCCCAACCATATTTTTTTATTGAGTTAAATAGCCTAGGTTGTGTTTTACACTTATCTTTAGAACTATAGTCATTCTTTCGTATATTTATGTGTATAGATTTACCAATATATATTTTACCAGAGGGCGATGTTATTTTATAAATACCTATTATATTCATTAGTTTTACTGTAGTTAATCCGCAAATTTACACATAAATAATAGTTTTAACAAATTACTTACTTTTAGAGTCTTGTTCTACCACCTCTTCCTCCTCTAATTGGTGTCTTAATAAATGGTTTTCTATTCTCATCCTCTTTTAATTGTTTATTTATAGTTTTGGGATGTATCCAGTTAGTTTCTAAATAATGTAACCAACCTATTGCCCCTAAACATGCTGTTATTCTATCGTAGTTACCTATCTCTTTAAAGTTTATTATTTCTGTCAAAAGAACAACATCATTTATTCTAGTTATACCTTTAACTGTTATTTCTTCACCTTTTTCATTTATACTTGGAATGTCTTGATTACAATAATTAACAAACATATTCAGTAACTTTGATTTAGATTGTTTAGGAGACCATCCAAATTTTCTAGGTGAGTTATTAGTAATATTTAAAGATGATGTGAAATCTACCGCTTTTGCTAAATACTTGTCTTCTAAGTGTTTTGATTCTAAAAATTCTATAAATGCAGTATCTTCATTTTCCATAAAACATATTGCATTATATGCTTCTAATAACAGTAAACAATTATTATGGAAAGTTAAATGTTTATCAGGTCTTCCTGAGTAAGACGCTACTAATTTTTTTGCAAATTTATCCCCAAATAAATCATACTTAAATATATATAAAGTACCTACAGAGTCTGTATTGGATGATACTTGCTTGTAGTCGTCCATTCCAGCCACGTATGTGTACATCTGAGGTATTTCATCTGGGATATCTTCAAAAATTAAAAATGGTGCTTCTGCAACTCCTCCTGAAAACGGGTATTCAATTAAAGGCATGGTTGATATCTCAGCTTGTATCTTACCTTGACTGTCTTTGAATAATCTTCTTCTTCTATCCCACTGTCCTGAATTATCTAAAAATTCTTTATGTCTTCTTGCATCTTCATATTCAAATGGATTTTTATTAGCTGATAAAAAACAATCCTCTGGATCTAATGGATATTGTACTTTTCTTTGTTGTTTTAAAAGAGCCGCATTTGCACCTCTCACATTATCGCCTTCTGCTGCTTTATTAACCAGGTATTCTTTATTACCTTTCCAGTTTGTGACATCTATTTTTATATCTTTAAGATCTTCATGATTAGAGTCTATAAAATCTGAGAAATTAATTCTATTTTTAATAAAACCTTCTTCATAAGCCATTTGACCTGGAAAAAATGTAGCAAAAGGTCTTCTTTTCCATGTTATTTCATCTGGATCTATTTTGTTTTCCAATAAATCCCAATCCATTGGCAGCAAATCATAGGCTTCAGGGTTAGATAAAACATCCATTGCATCTTTAGATAAATCCGCTTCCCCCCCTGTACCTGCAAGTGCAGTAATACACTTAAATCCATAAGGAGTTTTAAACGAAGGTAATGCTGCTAGATAAGGTTTAAGGAAAGAATATTTGCCAATTTCATCATAAATTGAGACTGAAGGAGCCAGACCCGCTGTCTTTTGTGTTTTTTTTGCTGTACCTTCTTCTAGGTTTTGTACCATTAATGTAGAGTAAATAATAGCATTTGAGGCATCCTCTTTTATACCAAATGTAGTCTCCCCATTTTCCCAATTCTGTTTTATGATATCCATTCTAAATGGTTTATCAATATACGTCATTGAAGTTTTAATCTTACTAGTTAAGGCATTAATATCTGATGATGTGCCCCCTATTATACTTCCAAAAGAGTTGAACTTAGTTATGGTTCTCCAGTGAGCTAGAGAAGCTAGAATTACAGACTTACCAAAACGTCTAGTTCCATATATTAATAAAGCTTTGGAGTAATAATCAGGGTAGTCTTTACTAATACACTTTTTTAAATTTTCCGCGAAAAACCACTCATTATCTCTAAATGGTGGAGGTACATTTGGCTCTTTTCCATCAGGTTGTGGAATAGGTGTTCTAAAAAAATTAAGATGAAAGTAAGCCCAAGGATGCATAAAATATCCACCAATTGTTATACCATTCTGGATCTTATTGTACTCCTCTGACCAAAATTGTAAAACTACGGGGTCTTGATCAAAATAATGCTTATTTCTGTTCCATTTTGGTATATTCTCTGGCTTCATATTTATATACATATCGGTAGATGTTACTATATCCCAATTTGTATTTAAATTTAAGGTTTTTCTCTCTATATCTTCATTAAGTAAACATAGAGGTTCTCTCATAATCAAAGGAGCTTTGTCTTCTTTATAGAATCTTATTTTTAAATTCTCTGTATTATCATTTATATTTAAATCTTCTAATGTACCTTGTATTTCTATTTTCTTATTAAAAACTGTATCTTGAAATACTATCTCACTAGACTTATAATCAGCTTCTTCCTCAGTTTTTGTATCTTGAGTTATTACCTCTAAATTATAATCTAAATACTCTCTGCACTTTGTTAAATGAATTTGAATTATTTCTGCGGTTTCTAATATAAATTTTTGTGCTTTAGGGTCATCTCTATCTCCTTTACTATCTTTAATAAAAGCGGATAATCTCCCCAGTATTGAAGAAGTCAACTGGTTTTCTTGTTTAAATAAAGCGTCTTTTGTTTTTTTAGAAGTGTCGGTGAATACTCTTATTTGAGCTCTAAGCTCCTTTAACTGTTTTTCTTTATCTTCTAAATTACTATTTGAAATGGATAATACTTGTTGAGCAAAATTATCTAAGGTGTTGTTATAGGTTTTTGTATCATTCCAGTTATTGCTTTCTATTACTTTTTTATTTCTTGCAAAATACTCTGTATGATCCCTTATGAATCTATCAGCAAAATCACTCATATCTTAATACCTCCTCTATTGGTAAATTTAAATTATAACACTCCGAATACCCATCAAAAAGTATTTTTACTTTATATTTGTACTTCTTATATTTTTTATGTAATTTTTCTTCTAAATCCCATATTTTATCTGCACTTCCATTATAAATAGATATTACTTCATAGTTATATGGCATATTAGTTTTAGTAAATCTTTCCTTCATGCTTCTAAAAGTTTTACCAATTTTATAAAATTCCTCATCATCTATAGAACATTTTATTAAATATAAATAAGTGGTTCTACCATTAGCTAAATATGTATACCCTTCTTTTGTATGATGATGTCTTCCTTTATATCCTGTGGTTTCATGTCTACATTTAAAACAAGTATATCCATCTAGATAACTATTTGGATAAGCTTTAAATTTGAAATCATGTTTTTTACATCTTACCTCTAATTCTCTCCTACATCCAGTATAAACAGTATCTGTATAATCGTGTAGATCTCCATAAATTTCTTTGGCTTCATTTATAAACTGCTCTGTTGATTTCTTTCTTAGTAGACTATAATTTTCTTCTGCGCATTTTGGACACTTTTGACCCCCTAGTCTATTAGACACAATTAAATTAAAGTAATGGTCGTGCACAGTACATCTTAAATTTACATTTTTTGAGGCTGATATCTCTCCTACTTTTGAGTAATCCGTTATGTCTCCAAATAATTTTGTAGACTCTTGTATAAATAGTTCTTTATTATTATACTTAGATTTTTCTAATTTACATTTATTACATGCATTGTTATTATTTAATATATCACAGGGTTTTCTAAAAAATGAGCCATGTACTTTACATATTAATTCAACTTCCGTCTTATTATTTTTATAGTCAACTCTAGAAGTATCAAAAATATCTCCGTGCAATTCTATAAGTTCCTTTATGAATTTATCATTTCCTTTTTTAGCAGACTCTATCTGTCGCTCTCTCCCACACTTAGAACATCCCATACCTTTTTTATGGTCTTTAACTAATTGTGGGAATGTAAAATTGTGCTTTTTACAATGAATACTTATCTTTGACTTTGTATCAACAAAACTTTCTTTGTCATACTCATAATTTCCTTCTCCATGTACTTCTAAGAAACTTTGTTTAACCTGTTCCCAACTTAATTTATTATGAGCAACTCTTTTAGTTTTAATCTCCATATATTTAAACGTTAAACCTCCTAAGTATTTTGTACTTAGGAGGCCATTTATGGTTTTTTATTCTTTCGTATTTTCCTGCGCTTTAATTGCTTGCAAGACTATGTTTTTAATTTGCTCTAATTCAAGTCCTTTAGTTAAGCTTTCTTTTCTTTGCTCTAGTCTTCCTTTTTCAGTTTCTTTTGCCGAAAGTTTGCTATCTACTATAAAGAATGGTTTTGGAATTAGATACTCTAAGCTCTCACATAATTCTGTAATTTCTTTTGGTAGAATCATTCCGTCTCCAATTTCCAAATATGTTTTTACATCTAAGTATAGAGTGTAAAATATATTTTGCAGGTCTTGCATGTATATTGTTTCTTCTATTTTTAAATCGTAAAGTAAGTTAGTGAATTCTTCTGGAACAATTAGTTCTTCTACTTCTTTACTTTCATTGAAATTTAGTTGATAAACTTTTTCTACCGCGGATTGTCTTTTATCTTTGAAATCAAGTTTAGTTTTTTCAAGGAATTCATTATAAAGTAAATATTCTTTGTGTTTTGCGATTATTATGTCGTAAAATTTGTTCATTTATTTTTTATTTTGCCAATTTTCAAATTCTTCTTCTGTGTATTGTTCGTCTGCAAAATCTGTATTGATTGCGTTTTCTACTAATGTGTAAGCGTCTTCGCTAGACAGTTTTCTTAGAAAGCTTAGTGACCCTCCATTTTTTACCGCCTCTTTTTGAAATGCTGTAAATAACAAGTCTCCCAGGTTCATGTCTTGATGTTTTTGTCCTAGTGCTTGTAATGCTCTTAATGATTCTTGTGTGTAATTCATATGCTATAAGGTAACTTGTCCTTTAATATTAATTGTTGCTACTTTTGGTTGTTTGTCTTCATGGAAATTTAAATACACTTTTTTATCAAATGGTTTTGTAATATGAGTGTTTTTGTATTGTAATTCAATTTCAATTGTGTTTTTGTCAATTACTTCTGGGCTACTTTCTGTGCATGAGCAGTCTGATTGTGATGTGAGTCCTTCTAAATTATTTCCTTTTATTTGAACTGTTCTTTTTGCGATTTGGTTCTTTTTTAGAATGCCAAAATTTATAATATATCTATCTGTTGATTTCTCTATTTCTGTGTTTGTTTGTTTGTCTATTATTTGCATATTACTTTGTTTTTAGTTTTCTTTTTCCCGCCATTTTGGAGTTAAATCTATTTCTTCTAGTCCACAAACTGCCATTTTAAGCCTGGTCTTAGCTTTGGTACTGCAACCGCAAGCACTGCAAACTGCCTTAGTTATTTGAATAAACATTAAAAACTTTTCTCTGAAAGTCAACTCTTTCTTATTTCTAGTATTGTATTCACAATTTTTACAGATTTCTCTTCTTTCTTTACACCAAGGCTCCTTACTATTTTTGTAAGCAATTAATCTAGAATTAAGGATCATCTTCCAAGTTGACCATTTTAGAAATTTATTTTTGGCCATTTGCTATAAATATTGATGCACTGTTATAAGTGATTGCTCCTAGAGTTAAGAATGTTCCTGAAATAGATACTGCATTTTGAAGAGCTAACCTTTCTACTTTTGTTGGATCAATAATTCCTCTTTTAAATAAATCTACATATTCTTGTGTTTGTAAATCAATTCCATCTCCATAATATTGTGAATTTTGAATATTGTGAATATAGTTTTCTGTTTGGTCTTGCATTCCTGCATTTTCAAGAATTTGTTTGAAAGGTGCTTCTAAAGCTTTAACTAAAACTTCTACTCCTTTTTGCTCATCTTCATTTCTAGTTTCTATTTTAGCCGATTTAAGAGCATTTGATATGTTTAAATAGGTTACACCTCCACCAGCTACATATCCTTCTTCTAAACAAGCTCTGACTGCGCATAAAGCATCTTCTACTCTGTCTGTCTTTTCTCTTTTTTCTGGCGCGGAATATCCCCCTACTTTAATTACAGCAACTCCTTTGGTTAATTTAGAATATCTTTCTTTTACATACTCTGTTTCTTTTTTACCACCAGTGATGTTTTTAATTTGCTGTTTTACAATTGCTGTTCTTTCTTTGATTTCTTCTTGATTTCCTTTTCCACCGATTAAAACTGACTTATTAGCATCTGAAATCACTTTGTCAATGTGTCCTAGGCCTTCTAAAGTAACATTATCTAAATCATCACCTAAGTCTTCACTGTAAACTTTTGCGCCTATTAGAGATGCTATATCTTTAAGTGTTTCATTCTTTCTTGCGCCGAAAGAAGGCGATCTTAAATTCATCATTTTAAAACCTTGATAACTAAATTCTAAAATCTCTTTTTGAACGTGGCCAGAAATGTTATCACAAATAATTAAAAGGCCTTCAAATACTCCTAATTCTCCATTTTCATCTTTAGTTGTTGATAATTCAATAGCTTTATTCAACTGTCTTTTATCTTTTAGGTGTCCTTGATAAATTAAAACATTCATGTCTTCAAAAACAGCTTCAAACTTCTCACGGTCATTAATAAATTCCGCCAAAGAAAAAGGCACATCTAATTCGTATCCTAAAGATAATTCTACAGATGATTTTAATTCTTCTGTTTCTTCTACTTTTATTGTGCCGTTTTTACCGACTTTTTTAATAGCATCTACAACTAGATCAGAAATTTCTTTGTCTCCATTAGTAGAAATATTCGCGATATTTTTTAAAGTTTTTAAACTGCTTGATTTTGTTTTTAACTTATCTAAATGTTTTAAAGAGAAATCTAAAGCTAAATCTAATCCTCTTTTTAGAGAAATTGCATTAACTTTTCCAGTGTTTAGGACTTCATCGGCTTCATGTACAATAGCTTGTGCTAATACAACACTAGAACTAGATCCATCTCCTGCTACTTCATTTGTTTGATTTGATACTTGTTTTATTAAGGATGATCCTGCGTTAATAATAGGATCTTCTGATTCAATCTCTTTAGCTACAGAAATACCATCTTTAGTAATGATAGGCAAAAGTAAATCTCTTACGCACATCACATTCATTCCTTTTGCTCCTAATGTAACTTTAACTGCATTTGCAACTAAATCTACTCCTTCTTTTAATAACTTTCTGGCTTCTTGGCCGTAAACTACTTTATTCTCCAATTTTTATTTATTTTCGGTTAATCTTTTGTATTCTTTATTTTGTATGTACTCTGTTGCGGCGTATATTTGATGACTTGGTTTATGCATTCTTCTGGCTGTTTCTGTTATTTCAAATCTTTCACAAATGTACTTGTTGAAAGTAAAAAATAATGGTAATTTTAAATGAGGTGTTCCCCAACCGTTCTCGTCTCCAAATCTTTTTATCTGTTGTATTTGATCTTCCACTTTCTTATAAGGTTCAGATCCAACTTCCATGAATTTTTTACTGTTTATTAAGAAATTTTGGTTTTTATATAAATGGCCTAAATAAGGTAAATTTATTGCAAATACTTCTGGGTTTTTTGTTTCCTGAACAATATATTCAAACATCCAATTAACTCCATCTAAACATTGTTTGTAATCATAAGTTAATTTATGTTTTCTAAACACTTCTTTTAATATATCATCTAAATAACTTAGTTGTTTCAAAACGTCATTAAAATTAATTTGCAGTCTTCATCTAAGACTTTCTTTCTTATTGTTTCTAAATCTGGCGACAATTTAAATTTTTGATAGTTTTTTTCGTCGCGCACTAAATATCCTCTATCTCTTAATTTCTTATTAATTGCATGAAGATGATTTCTTGTCAATTGTTTACCTTTCTTTACTTTAGCTCTTTCGGGATTATCTTCAATTAAAAGCTGAATAACATCTTCTGAAATACCTTTTAATAAATAATAAAGTAAAATAGGCTTTTGAGAAGGCAATAACTTATTTTCTTCTGTCATTCGTAATTCGGAATAAGCTGTCAAAAACTTGTCAAGTCTTTCTATTTTATTTTTAGAATCTACTTTCAAATTAAGCGCGTTTAATGGCTCCTTAAACTTCAAGAGTTTAGCTTCTAGTTCCTTAATTTTATCTTCTTGGTTCTCCATTTACTTATAATATCTCACAAAAATAATCATTAGTTTTGACACTCGCAAATTAATTACTAATGTTTAACTAAAATTTAACTGAGAGTGTAAAAAATATTTTGTATGGGAGCTTGTCTAAAAGTAAGTAATTTTTTATTTTGATTCTGTTTTTGTATATTTGCTTCACATTTAAAACCAAAAGAAAATGCTTAGTTACGAAGACTTTTATTCTCGTATATGGAATCATTATATTAGTTATAGTGACGTTTCATTTCAATATAGAGAACAGAATATAGAATTTATTAAAGCTCTTACTTTTTCTTTATTTAGAAAGTATGAGAGTAAGAATGTTAGTGAATCTGTTTATGCTGAGAGTCTTAAACTGTTCTTTTATAATTTATTTCTTTTTAAGCCCGAAGTTTTTGATGTCGGCGAAGAAAAAGATTTTAATGAAATTAATTAATTTGTGTATTAGATTTTTATTTTGTATATTTGCGTTAAAATTAAGTAGATCGTGAGAGGGCGTACTATAAGTGGGGGTTTTGAAGCCTAAAGAACTTCTTTAAAAATCATCACTAATTTCTACTGAATTAATTTGCATATGTCAAAAATAATTTGTAAGTTTGCATTTCAATAAAAAAATACCGATTTATATTAGTTGTGATACTCTGATATAAAGGAAAAACATAAAAAAGTAGGAAGCCTTTTAAAACGTTAAATAGTCAGTATCACCTTGGACTATTTGTTTTAAGAGGCTTTCGCGTTTAATAACATGGAGCTGCGATATAATCGCTCATGTTGCGGAAAAGGGATTTAATTTCCTGGACTTAAGCTAAAGGGAAAAGGAGGTGTTTTTTGCACTATTTCCGCCTGAAGGTTGATTATTCAGCCAAAATTTACTCTTATAAGGAGAGGGGGTTTGGGGGTGAGGATAAATAAAAAAAATTCCTTGGTGAGGGAGGAACGACCGAAATCGCGTAAGCGTTCTTTACCACGTACCCTACTTCAAAAACAGATAAAAAATAATTCATTAGTTAAACGAGGTACGGAGCGAAGCGTAGAACCTTGGTTAACCTCCGCCCGAGCAGGGCATTACTTTGCGCATAGTTACAGTTTGAAGTAGGGTACGTGGTAATAACTGTTTTTTGATTAGCTTTGTCTCTAGTTTTGCCGCCAAACTATAGTAAAATAAAAGAAACAGTTAAATATATTAGGGCGGCAAAATAAAAACTAAAAATAATTACTTAAAAATTAGGTAATTTAAAAAATAATTTGTAAATTTGTTTAAAATTAATAATAGATGGGAACAAAACAAGATTGGGAAACTTATGAAAAGATTCTCGTTAAATTTGACTACACACCAGAACAGATAGAATCTGTTAAAGAAGTGAGAGAAAGTTACGATCATTGTACTTTTGAAATGTTCACAGGATTAGTCGAACAAGGTATTGTAAAAAGAACTAGAAAGCTTAAAAAGAAGAAAAGAAATATGTATGTTTCACCAGATGGCTTCTTCTATTATCTAGAACATTTTAATAAAAAGATGGAATATGCAGGACATTTTATACAAAACGAAGAATAATGAAAGAGAAAATAGAAGAATTAATATCACAACATGATTTCGCACAAAAAGAAATAAAAAACATGTTAGAAGAGCTATCTCAAATAGATGATACCAAACTATCACCTGTGGATTTAAATCAATTAGACTGCTCAAAAATAGCTTTGGATAGTGAACATACATTAAGAGGTCAGTTTGTAGAGAGTTTAAAAGATTTATTATAAAATTATGAGCATAAAATATAAAAAAGACGGAATTGAAATTAATGGTGAGTTTTTATCTTTAGTAAATATCACCGAAAAGTGCAATGAAATTAAACTTAAAGAAGACAAATTAGTTATTCTTCAAATGTCTTGGGATTCAAGAGGCGGTTCTGTATTCGAACAAAGATCTTTACCTTTAGAAAAAGCACTTAGAGTTAAAGAAATCCTTTTAGGAGAAACAGTTGATTTCGGTGAAATTTGGGGGAAACACTCAGAAGTGTATGGTCAAATGGAAGAAAATGATTTTAAAATTATTGACGATAAGAAAAAAGTAAAAGAGTTTCTTAGACAACACCCTAATGGAATTGATTATGATCATAGTTTTATTGAGAGATTTATTGAAAGATCCGAAGAAAATTTAGAATATGATGAAGACGAAGTTGACCAAGAGACTATTGATGAATTAAAATCTTTATTGAGATAATTATGAAACACGTAAACGAAATTCGATTTGAGGGGAAAACTCCTTGGATAAAAGCAATGAATAAAGCTAATGAATATTATGTGAACTCTATGGATGAGAGACTAACAGAAGCAGAGAGAAGTTTAAATCATGATTTATGGTTCGATACTAAATTTGATATTGAGATGGGAGTTTATGGAAATAATTCAGAAAGTGGTGGAGGAACTTGGGTTTAATTTTGACCGCTAAAAAAGAAGATAAAGTACAGATTAAACAGTTTAAAGATTCTTCCAGTAATTGGTTTGTAAACTTCGCTCACTACTATTTAAATGAAAATAATGAATTGTTGTGGGCGAGTGGAGAATCAGACAGTGTTGAGTACAGAACATCAATTGAGGCCTATATTAAGAGAAACAAGAAACAGTTTAAACCTCGTGAAGAAAGTGTATTAAATAAGGAAGAAAAGGTTTATATAACTCTTAATTTTGGAAAATATTCTGGAAAAAATCTGTCAGAAATTAAAGACTTAGACCGAAAATATCTTCTCTGGCTTAAAAAAGAAACAAAAGACGATAAGTTAAGAGAAGAAATAATAAGTGTACTGAAATAAAAGATTTAAAAACAGTTGTATATGTCAAATAAAAATTGTAGATTTACATAATGAAAAGATACAGTAAAAAAGCTTTAGAAAAAAGAAAAGAAGAGAGATCAGGTTTATCTGAATTTTTTGAAAGACATATAGAAATTGCAAAATCAAAATACTGTACAAATTGCGGTGAAAAATTAAAAGGAGATGTGAGTGAGATAGCACACAGGCTTCCAAAATCAACTTTTAAATCCATAATGTGTGATGACCAAAATGTTGTATATCTAGGAGGAAGATTTAGTAATTGTGGTTGTCATAGTTTATATGATGGTAGTAATGAACAATTACAGTCTCTTTCAATTTTTTTGGCGGAAAAAGAAGTTATAAAAGAGTTATTAGAAAAAGTAACAGAAGAAATAAATTATAAAACATACGATAGATGGCAACTTTAGCAGAAACGCTTAAAAAATTAAATAAAGGAAAAAGAGAACAGGATAATTACTCTTTATTAGGAGAAAAAGAAGTTGTCAGAACAAGAACATCTACAGGTAGTCCCTATCTTGATTATTTATCAGGCGGGTTTATGAATGGGGGATATAACTGTATAGTTGCCAAAGGAGGTAGTGGTAAAAGTTCTATATCTTTATTAGCTTGTAAAGACGTTATTTCAAGAGGTAAGGTTGCTGTATATTTTGATGGAGAAGGAACTTTAGATGATTCTTACTTTAAAAGAATGGGTGTTAATAAAGATAATTTTATTCACATACGTCACAGAAACTTAGAAAGAATGTTAGATGAGGCCGAAGCATTTTCACAAGCAGATGAGGTGGGAATCATAGTCTTTGATTCTGTACCCATTTTTAAATCTACTGTGATTCAAGAAAAATCAGCAAGTGATTATACAATGGGAATTGAAGCCAATCGTTGGGGAACTAGAATGACCTTAATTGAGGGATATGCTGTTACAAGAGATATTTGTTTATTAGGTTTACAGCACTGGAAAAAAGACCCAGGAGTAATGATGGGCGATAATCGAGTACTTTCAAGAGGTGAGTGGCAAGGAACTATGATGAATACATTCATAGATCTAACTAAGAAGAAGATATTAAAAGATGAAGATGATAATGTAGTTGGCCATACTTTAGAAGTAAGAATTAGAAAATCAAAAGGAAGTTCTTATGACCCAACAGAAATATACAAACTTAATTTTTATAATGAGGGCGGTTTCAATCAAATAGATGAATATGCCAGAGTATTTATAGAAACTGAAATAGTGAAACAAGGCGGGGCTTGGGTTAAGTTTCCAAGTGCAGATGCAGAAGAGATTTCTTTACAAGGGGTAGATAAATTTATTGATCACTTAAAAGCTAATCCCAGAGATTTTGAATTTTTAAAACAGCAATTAATATGAGACCACTTGAAGAGATATTAAATGAATATGAAGAATTAAGAAAGTCTTTTAGAAACACTACAAAAAGTGGCAGTTTAACTAAAGAAAGTCTTATCGAATTTCAGGGTAGATTTATTGATGTCAAAGCTGACCTTAAATATTGGAGAGTAAAATATACTCATGAGTGGACTAGAAGAGACGACAAAGCAGCGACGGCGATTAAATTTAGAATTGCAGTTGCTATGACTAGAGGAGAATATGAAACAGGAGACGGAGAGGCAAAATTACCAACAATTACTAATGCTGAGAAGTTAGCAAGCGGAAGTAAGGAGTATAGGGAGTTTGTGGAACAAAGAGGTTTTTATAAAGAGTCATTAACCAATCTAAGTGATACTCGGGAAGATATTAATTCTTATATTAATGAGATTAAAGACAGGCTGAAATAATGGAATACTTAGAATACTATAAAGAGATGAAAGACACAATTGCAGAAATAGGAGAATTAAAAGCAGAAATTTGGTATAAATCAGAGATTCCATATGCAGATATTGTTTTAGATTTATTTGATGATATTACAAATGATATTGAGGATGATAAGTTTAATATTGGAATTACTTTATATAAAACTTATTCTTTGCTTTCAGTTTTTAATCCCGCGAAAAAGGATGACATAGAAGTTTTAGAACAGTTAAAAGAAAAGTTAGAAAGATTAAAGAAAGTAGTATTATGAGTAACAGAATAAGAAGCATAACATTACTTTTCGAAGAGGATGTAACAGAAGAATACATCGATTATATAGAAAAAACAGCTTTGTGTTATAAAAGTGTTTCAAAAGTTGAAAGAGATATTGGAGGATCTATCTCTGAATGGGCAATTAGAACTAGAATTGATGACGAATGGAGAGAAAAATTGAAAAAAATAATATATGAAAAGTAAATGAAATACTATGCAATAACAGAAACAGTTCCTACTCCAATTTACATAGAGCCAAAAGTTCTTTCTGAGGAGGAATATAAACAATTCTTGGAAGATTTTTACACAACATCAAGTTACTCTAATATAAAGTCAGAGTCAGATCTACCTAAATTTATGACGATTCCAATGTCTGAGGAAACTTATAAATTTATTTCTTCTGTGGCCAATATTTATTCTACAAGTTTCGGCGAAAAAGAATATGAAATAAATAAAGTGAAATTTAAAATATTCACAGAAGAAGAGTATGAATTAAGATATGGTAAATATGAACAGATTTAAATGGTGGCGAAAATTTAAAGGAGGAGAATGGTTTTACAACAGATATATTTTTGACTTAGGTAGAGGAGTAATATATATTTACGAAAGGCACTTACCAAAATTTGGATGGAGTTATAATATAGAACAATACAACGAAAAATGGTAAATTGGAAATACGAAGGTAAAGAGGTGACAAATAAAGATCAAATGCCAAAAGATACATACGGTTTTGTTTACCAGATTACAATATGTTTAGATGGTAAGGAGTTTTATTATATTGGTCAAAAGAAGTTAATTTCTCGACGAAAAAAGAATATGACAAAGAAAGAAATTGAAGCTTTACCAAATAAACGACTTAAGAAATATTATTATGTAGAGACAGAAATGCCTTGGCAAAGTTATGTTGGATCTAATAAACCACTTTTAGCTTTAATAAAACAATACGGCGAAAATAAATTAAATCTAAAAAAAGAAATATTAGAATACTGCTTTTCAGAGTTGGAACTTAAATACAGAGAATGTAAGCAAATCATCTGTCAAGGCGCAATGGAAACAACACAGTTTTTTAATGATAACATTAGTCTAAAACAAATAGGAACTTTTAATTTTAATAAAGAATGATAAACAAAGTAACATACCGAGAAGAACCAACATTATTTGATAACATCGATTTAACAGAGTTTTCTGTAGATAATGAAATGGATCACAGAAGAGGTAGTAATTTCTTCAGATATGATATTATAGAGTTATTACCTAGCCATAAAGAATATTATCCAGAAATTGAAGATTTTGACAAATACTTAGGAACTTGGAAGACAGACACTGTAATCTGGGATGACACTTACGGTTGGGATGATAAATATTCAGAATTAGTTCGTGTAAGAGAAAAAGAAGTAGTAACTTATAAATGGGAGGAAGTAAATGAATAAATTAATAGAAAATTATAACAGTTCTTTAGAAGCCTTATCTGAATATTTCGAAATAGATAATTTCCAAAATTATGTTATTCAAGAATGTGCCGAAGATTATTGGTTAGCAGAAGATAATTATATTTATTTTGGAACAAATCCTGAAAACTTTGAATATGAACAAGAATTTAGACAAATCTCCCGAAAAGAGGAGTTAACAGCAGTTTTAGTTGAGAATGATTTTGGTGGTGATGATTACTGGAATATATTTTATACAAAAAATGAAATAAAAGACGAATAAATATTTGTTTATCTCAAACTAAATCACTACATTTACTTCACTAAATAATAAAATATGATAAATTCACCGAAGAAGGAAAACAAAGAAAAAAGAGTTCTTAAAACAGAGCCCAAGTTGAAGGTAGATTTAAACGAAGAGCAAAAAGAGTTTGTAAAATTATTTTATGAGTTTGATGTTTGTTTTCTTCACGGCGATTTTGGTTCAGGGAAATCTTTAGCGGCTGTTCATACAGCATTAACAGCGTTCAGAAAGAAACAATTCAATAATATCTGGATCACACGTCCCATGATCAAAAACTCTCTAGCTGCACTTCCTGGAACATTAGAGGAAAAAATGGCACCTTACACATTCCCAATCACTCAAAATATGGAAGTATGTCAAGGTAAAGAAACAACAGATAAAATGTTGAAAGAGGGATTAGTTAAAATCATGCCTATTGAGGTGGCAAAAGGTTGTACATTTATTGACAGTGTGGTTATTGTGGATGAATATGAAGATATGACTTATGCTGATTTTAGAACGATTTTGACGCGTTTAGGTAATGGTAGTAAAATGATTTTTTGTGGTTCTAAAGAACAGGTCGATAAACAAATAGGTAAAAACAGTTGTATTTATGAGGCTATGAAGTTAGAAAATTCTGGATTAGTAGGTTATAAAACATTAAAATCTAATCATAGAAATCCTATTCTAACACAAATTATAGATTATTTAGAAAAAGGTGAGCAAAAAGTTGCGTAATTAAAAAATTAATTGTAAATTTACAGTACTTAATTTGCATACCATAAGAACTGCTTTTAGGTCAATTTTATCGGTATCATCCCCTTCAATAGTATTGTTGGGCTATAAGAGAGGTAAGCTTGTTCTACCGAGAGATATATTCTTCTCTTTTTAATTTTTTTTATCGCGCGAATACGAAGTGAAAATAATAAACAAAAATAAATGGCAAAATACACATTATTTGGAAAAGAGGTTACAAAAGAAGAATTTGACAGGAAAGTTTACAAAGGGATTGATGGAACTATAGTTTTAAATGAGCCATTTTTCTTGGATGAAGTAGTTGAAATACCATATTGGTTTAAAAGTTCCGCTAAAAAAATGGAAGAGAAAGAAAGTTTAGAAAAATTAAGAAATAATATATTGAATTTTAAATCATACAATAGTATAGAAGACATTACAAAAATTATGTTGGCAGAAGATGAAAAAGAACTACTAGAACATTTAAAAAACACGTCACACACAGGAGGAACAGTTTTTGAAAAAGTCCAAGATTCAACTATACCAAATAAAAATATTGATCCTTTTTATGTTGTTGATATAAAAAATATTAAGTCTGTAGAAATACCCCCAATTGGTTTTAATATTCAAGACTCACTCGAAGCTTATAAGGCTATTGTAGGACATAGTACAAGACATAAGGAGATTGAAGATCAAAAAGAAATAAATAAAGTATTTTCAGAAGTAACGGTGGGCAAAAAAGAGACAGAAGGAAAACTAGATTATTCAGAAATTAATTTTAATCTTCTAGATTTAATGGCCAAAAGATTTATGGATAATAAAGTAAAATATCCTAAAGGAAATACGCTTAAAGAAATAGATCAGAATGAAATTTTGTGGGCGGCTTTCAGACATATTAGAAAAATGATTAAACCTATTGAAGCAGACACTGAAACTTATAAGGATCATTTAGCCGCTGTAGCTACGAATATGAGTATTATATTAGACCAAATAGAAAGAAAATAGATGAAAAGAAAAAGACTATTCCTCACAGGATTTGGAGAAATTCTAAAAGAGTCCGCCGAAAAAAGATTAGAAAATCAAGAAAATGCTGTTCCAAGATGTGATGCAGGGCATACTAGAGAGTTTTACGAAGATTTAAATGTAGGTGAAGATAGGATACCCCAGGAGTTAAAAGACAGGGAAAAAGCTTTCGAAGTAGAAGATGAAGATTTCGAAGAGATCTATACTGAAATAATGGTTTATCTAGATGACATTAAATTAGCCGTTACAGATAGAGGATTAACAACTGTATTTCTTAATGACGATTTAACAATAACAGTTACAGAAACGGTAGATGAAATTGATTCATATATCGACTATTTAGAGATGACAAAGTTTGATCATATAAAAGCTAATTTTAATTATTTTATCCGCCGAATTAAGATAAAACTAGGAATAATTAAAATAAAAAATTTCGCAGAAAATATAGAAGAAAATTAGGATTTGTCAAATAGAATCACTATATTTGTATACAATAAATTTAAAGATGGTAACAGACCATGCAACAGGAAGGAATACATTAAATAATCGTAAATGTATTTTAAAATGGAAAGAAAAAATTGCAGTCTTTGTAAACAACTAAGGACAAAAGAAGAATTTGGTAATAGTTCTAGGTCAAAAGATGGTAAAAGGAGTCAATGCAAGCAATGTGAAAGCGAGTACCGTAAAAAAGTAAGAGACTCGAATGAAGAATTTATACTTAAAAAGTGCAGCACATGTAAGAGGGATAAAGCTTCTTCTGAGTTTAGTAAGAATATATCTCAAAAAGATGGTTATTGTAATAGATGTAAAATTTGCGTAAAATCACATTACAATAAAAACAGTGAGGTAATTTTAGAGAGGAACAGTACATATAGATCATTAAATCTGGATAAAGTCAGATTAAATAAGCAGTTAAAATATAAGAATGTTTTAAAACATGATCCTCTTTATACCTTAAATGTTAGGTTTTTAGCAGCTATAAGATCTGGTATAAAATCAGTAAATTTAGAAAAGAAGTCAAGAAAGTCAGAAGAAATACTAGGATGTACACTAGAGGAATTTAAAAAACATATTGAATCCCAATTTCTAAACTGGATGACTTGGGAAAATCATGGAAATAAGTGTAAAAAATTAGAATACAACTGTTCTTGGGATCTTGATCACATAATTCCAATTTCTTATGCAAAAACAGAAGAAGAAAGTTATATATTAAATCACTGGTCAAATTTTCAACCGCTTTGCTCAAAAGTAAATAGAGGTAGTAAAAATAGTAATATTTACCCACTTACGAATTTAGAATTAAAAATAACAATTAATAATTAAATAAGCACAAACACACAAAAACAATGGCAAATTACAAAAACTATTCAATTAGTGCAGGAAAAGGTAAACTATACCTTAAAGAAAAACAACCAACAGAAGGTTATGAAGAAGTAACTTACGGAACAGATGGAAAGAAAACATACCATCAATATCATAACAGTATTACAGGAACTCCGACTTTTTTTGATGTAAAAGAAATTACACATGAAGGTAAAACTTTAAAATTTATTGAATTAACTCTAGTTGATGGAGAAAATCAAAATAAAGTTTCCGCCCCATTAAAAAACGTTAAAGGGAATTACACAGATGAAACAAAGGCCTTAATTTCAGCACTGAACAATCTAGATTTAGGAGAACCAGTTACACTTTCTGTTAAAACTACAACTACTACAGGTAAGAATAATAAAGAATATAAAAATTTAAACCTTTATATTAATTATGTTAACAGACTTGGAGAAAATGGTAAAGGATTAAGTACAGGTTTTATTTCTTATACAGATATTCCAGCACCTATTGAAAAAATTGTAGCAGGAGATAAAACTTGGGATTGGAGCCCACAAACAGAGTTTTTTTACACAAAGTTACAAGAAGTTCAAGAAAAGTTCAAAGAGAATTCATCTTCTATACCTCCTCCAACACAAACACCAAAAGCTGAAATTCCTAAAGCAACTACAGCCGAAGCATTTGCACCAGCGGTAGAAACTAAATATGATGATTCCGATTTGCCATTTTAGTAAGCAGTTGAAAATCAATTAGTTATAAAACAAAACCCTCGTGAAATATCGAGGGTTAATAAAAATTAAAAATAATGAACGAAGAAAAAGAAGAATTAACTCAATCGGCAGAGCCTCTAAACCAATACAACTCAGGCTTCCGATCTGATCAGAAAATAGAAATAACTGGAGAGGAATTTGCAATTATGGCGGCATCAGTGGAAAGACTATTTAATGAAAATGTAAAAATGGTCAGGCCTTTAAAATATCGCTACTGGCAAGGAGATGACATCGTACTATCACCAAAACAAGAAGATATTGATTCTGGAAAAGTCACTAAAGTTTTTGATCCTGTAGCTTTTATGTCGGCCAATAATTTAGTTGAAGCTTATGTTGGAGACCCTACAGCAATTGTAATGAAAGCGCTAGAAAACAGATTTATTATTCATGATCGTGGAATAGACGCAGGTAAAGCAGTTCACATGGACACACTTATTGCTGAAATGGAAGAGGCTCAGAAGTCAAAATTACAAGTTGTACCGAATGAATAGGAACCAATTTCAAGCCGAATATTTAAAGCAAGAAATAGTTAATACTAAGAAAAAGCTAGGAGCAGAATGTAAGTTTCTAGCTTTTGAAACGGTTAAGGAAAAACTATTTTTCAAAGCTAAAATGGGTAAAGACAGAGTTAGAATACAGATTAATTGCAAATTAGAAGATATTGGAGTAAATGAGTTCAGTGATTTATTTCAAATACTAAACACCAAAAGTTATGACACAAATGAAATCGACGTATAATATGTTTCTAGAGAACGGTGACATTTATGAAATGAATCCAGAAGCCACTGGAAACTATTCAGAAGACATCAAATGGTTTAGAGACCTTTATGAAAATACAATTAAAAACGTTGAAGTAAATGGACAAGAAGAAATATAGAGTTTTCGGAGAGCTTATTTTAGTTGAGAAAGTTATGCATAAAGAAACAGTTATGGATAAAATAGGTGTTTTCAAAAATAGAGTTAAGGTGATTGCCATTGGAGAAGGTCTTACAGATACACCCGTAAAAGTTGACGATGTTTTAGTTGTTGGCGGCCTAATGGAAAGAGACGGAGAAGTATATATAGCAGAATCACAAATATTAAGGTGGGAATTATAAAAACATATAAACATGAAAGAAATTATTACATTAAGACAGATTTTAAAGGCTAGATTTCCTAAAGGCTCTAGATTATTCAGTAAAAAGAATTCTAATAAAATTAAAAGTGAAAGAAATAGTAAATAAGTATAGATGGCCAGCATTAGGTATAGTGCTGGTTCTGATTTTTTTCGGCGTAAAAAGTTGTGTAAATAATCAACAGAAATTCCAGGCGGGCAAAAATGATGCTTTGAAAGATCAAGTAGAGAAATTAAAAGATGGTGTAAAAACTATTGATAAGACTCTGCAAATTTTAAGAGATTCTATTAAGGCCGAAGACATAAGAAAACAAAAACAAATTAATGAGTTTCAGCAAAAAGCTAAAGACAGTGAGAAAAAAGTTATAGCTTTACAGGAATCAAATAAAAAACAGAAAGAATTAATTAGAAATAAAAACTTAGTTGAAGTGGCCGAAGCTTTAAATGAGAATTACGGTTCTAAAGATGCGGTAGCTACATCTAATTCTGTTGATGTTAAGCCTTCAATGACTTACCAAATTCTTGAAACTATTGCTGACGCTAATACGGCGCAAGACATCATAAAAGAAAAAGATATACAGCTTTCTTCTAAAGACAGTGTTGTAAACTTAAAAGATCAGCAACTCAGAGATAAAGATATTAGTTTAAAAGCTACGGAGAAAAGTTTAGATTCATATAAAGAATTGAATGTTCTGCAAACAAATTTAAATAACGGGTTAGAAAAGGAAAACAGTAAATTAAAAACTAAAAGTTGGCTAGAAAAAGCTTTAATTCCTGTGAGTGTTGGAGTTGGGTTTTGGCTAGGAACAAAAATTGGTAATTAAATGATAGAGCAAGTAAAACAGTTTGTAGTAGAACAATTGCATAATAATGAATTTTTCAAGGGTGGCGCTGCTATAGCTGTTTTATCGGCATTAGGTTTTTGGCTTAAATCTTTTTTCCCGTGGATTTGGGGAAGAATTAAAAGACAGTTTTCTTATACTATGCGAATTGAATCTAAAACTGAAATTTATAATATTTTTAATGAGTGGTTAAGAGATAATCATTCTGATAAATATAAAAAAGTAATTTTATCTGTTAAACGAGATGATCATGATAGCATTGGATCGAGAGATGAGGAAAGAACTTATTCTGTAAAAGAAAATAATTTTGAATCCGCTTTTTATTTTTGGCAAAATAGAACTCCTGTGTTTTTAGAGTCTTCGCGGGAGAAAATGGAAAATGCAAGTTATCTGGAAAACGCTCATATTGAAAGTTATACACTTACCACTTATTTCAATAGAAATACTTTGAAAAATCTTTTAAATGAAGTGGTTAATGACTATAATTCAAAGCAGAAAAAGAAAACACAGAGCTATTTATATGATTATAGAAATTATAATGGCTGGGATAAAACAGGAGTTATAGAAGTAAAACCTTTTGACAAGATTTTTAACTCAGAAAAAATAGAACTGTTAGACGATATAAACGATTTCTTCGAGTCTAAAGAATATTACTTGGAAAGAGGTATTCCTTACAGAAGAGGATATTTAGCAGATGGAATTCCTGGAAATGGAAAAACCACCACTATACTATCAATAGCTCAAAAGTTAGGTAAAGATGTTTACTCTTTAAATATAGCATCTCTTACAGATTCGGATCAGTTAAGAATGGCGTTCAATACTATAAAAGAAAATACTTTTTTACTTCTTGAAGACATAGACTGTGTAGTGGATGATAGAGAAAAAATAAATGATAAAATAAATTTTTCAACAGTTTTAAATGTTCTCGATGGAGCTTATTCTAAGAAAGGTATTTGCACATTCTTTACCAGTAATCATGCCGATCAATTGGATAGCGCTTTGACAAGATGTGGCAGAATGGATAAAAAAATAACTTTTAATAATCCTAAAAAAGAAGATGTTGAAGGAATGTTAGAATTGTTTTTTGGCGAAAAGAAAGAGTTAGAAAATTATAATAAATCTCACTCAGCTGCACAATTACAAGAGTTTTTTATAAAATCAAATACAATAGAGGAAGCAATTAATAAAATACTTTAGAATTGATAGAAGATACTAGACTAAAAAGATTAGAAAACAATTTAAACTCAATAGAAGAGGTCTCTACAATAAGTAGATTACAAGATGTTAATACTGATTTAATTTTATCTTTATTAGGACAAAAATTAGGATCAGGTGTTTATAGATCAGTTTATAATTATAACTTAGATGATAAATATGTTATAAAAATTGAACCAAATGCAACAGATTCTAACATAAGTGAGTATTTATTGTGGGACGAAATAAGAGGATTATGCGGTGATTTAGAGTGGGTTAAAGAGTGGTTTGCGCCTGTAAAATGGATGTCTCCAAATTGTAAAATACTTGTAATGGAGAAAACTTTTGAATACCCAAAGAATAAAAAGCTAGAAAGACCAAGAGAAGTTCCAGTATTTTTTACAGATTTAAAAAGAGATAACTGGGGATGGATTGGAAATAAATTTGTTTGTCATGACTACGGATTTCTTTGGAAGTTTATAAAATACGAAAAGAAAATGCAAAAAATTAAAAAAGACTGTTTTTGGTAATGAAGAAAAATACAATAGAAATCCCAATATACTGTGCTAAACTTACAATGATATTAGATGCAGATTTATCTTTCATGGAGACTAAGTTTAAAACCAGATCTTTAAAAGATTATGGTTCGGCGGTAGATAAAGATAAGAAAGAATACCGACACTATTATGTAGCTTTTACAGATACTGAACACCTAAGCAACATCGCTCATGAAATAATACATATTAAAAATCTAATTTATTCTGATTGTGCTATGAAATTAAGCGCTAAGTACGATGAGCATGAGGCTTATTTAGTTGGGTGGCTGTTTGATGAAATAATAAGCTTTTTAAGGGGCTAAAAATTAGCAAAGTATACACAACTATCAAAAACAAATAATAATCGATTAAAACAATTAAAAATGACATTAGAAAACATTCAGTACAGATTACAAGAAATATTAAATCAATATTCAGAAAATAATAATGAACATTTTAATATAAACGAGACAATTCACAGAGAATTAAAAGACGATTCAAAAGGCATTGGGGCAGAACCTTCTCCATCTGAAGGAATTCTTGCAAATATTAATATTCTGGTAAATAAAATAGAAAATCAAGTTCACTTTCAAAGATCTAATCTAAGAAGAAGTTCAGAACTAGTATATCAGCCCAGAGAACTTGAACAAGCCTCGCCTTGTACTTCAAGATACTAAATACAATCCCTCTTAATTGAGGGATTTTTTATTTCGCGCAAAAAATAAATCAATTTTTATTTTGTTAATTCAAAAATAATTAGTAGATTTGTAAAAAATAAATAATGAGAATAACAAAAACCACAGAAGTAGTAACAGAAGCAATATTAGTAGAACCAGGAACATATTATTTTGAAACTGATCTAATAGTTTACAAAATGGAACTTGGAGAGAAAGATCAAGACAATTATTCAGATTATAAGTTAACTAAGATTCAGAATTTTGCAAATAGGTTTGGTATTACAATTATAGAAGACAGTTCTGACGAAGCGCCTTACCAATTTAAGCAGTTTATTCTGGGTACCGCGGGCAAAAAGATTGAAAAAGAATTTTTTGAGGAAGAAAAAGCAGAAGCATTAAAAAGAATATTATGAAATACGAAAGAATAAAAGAAGAATTAGCACAAATTAGTCATGACTTACATGGACAATTTGGAGCCGAGGCTGATCAAGTCAGATACGAATTATATAAAATAATAAATAGAATTGAAGAAAGGATTTTCCGAAAAAAATTAAATAAAGAAAAATAATATGGAGAAATGGGAAATAGTAGAACATAGTTGGTCAGACACTTCAATATACAATCAAGATGGCAGACTAATCTGTACAAAATCAATTGATGATGAAGATACAACTGAGGAAAATCAAGATGAAAGAGAAGAAGAGGTTTCCAGAGATTTTAATTTAATTGTTTGCGGTCAGGAAGCTTTAGAAGTTCTTGAACTTATATTAAAAGAATATGAGTTGGGTATAGTTACTGGAATTGATAGTCGTAAAATAAAAGAGTTATTAAATCGCGCGAAATAAATAGTATGATAGAAAGCAAACAAAGAAAAAACGGAATGTATTATTTTGTAGTAAAAGCACAAAATGGCCAAATAGTAGTTTACAGTGAAGACTATAGCTCAGAAGCTGGTAGAGATAATGGGATAGCGTCTCTTAAAAAGATTATGCAAGGAATTATTTTCGCGGAATTAAAAAACTAAAAATAATGTTTAACAGTACAATAGTAGACAGAAGAACTACAACGCAAGAGGTAAATAATCACTCTGAAACAAATGTAGAAGCTTCAGGCGTAATTTCTCAAACAAATGCAGAAACAAAATTTATTTCTTTAAATGTAAAAAGTGAAAGTTATAAAACAGTTTTCTCATCCAATCCTTACTACACTGAAAAAGTTCAGGATGATTATAAATATTATGATAATACTAGAGGGTATGAAGAGACAACTACTAAGGTTTTTGTAAAAGTAAAACAAGTTATGATGGTGGGTTCAATTTTCACTCTTGAAGTAGAAGAAGTATCTAAAGAAGAGAGTAAAGATACTTCGTGTGGATACGAGTATAAAAATCAATACTATAAAACACCGACAATTGTTTAATTTTGCGCGAAAAAAGAATAAAAAGCAAGTAAATGATAAAAATAGAAAATTTAAACCTAATAATAAGTTGCTTACTATGTACCATATTTAAACAACAAATGTTTTACAAGTATGATTTCAATTTAGTAAGAGCTAGTTTTAAAAGAAAAAGAAATATATGAAATTAAAAAACGGAGTGTCAGTTATTGTTAAAAATGAAAGGGAGTTTAACAGTATGAAAATTTATTTAGGGGAAAAGAATCTATATATTGAATGGGTTCCACAAATGTCAGAGCTAGAAACAGCTGTTATAGTTAAAGGTAATAAGAAAAAAGGCTTTTCGGTTGGATCTGTGGGTAGCTCTGAATATCAAAGAAATGAGGGTATTAAATTGATATCTTTTGAAGAATATATTACAATGTAATTTCGGCGAAAAAGAAATAAAAATGAAACCACTAGAAGAAAGAATACAAGAACTTAAGCAACAGTTTCAAATATCTGTAGAACCTCATAAATATACAGGAGGACAACAATGTGGAATTATGCCTTCAACAGTGATAGGCAAACATGAAGATTTAGGAATTGAAATAAGAATTAAAGCGCATAGAAACAATCACAAGAACAGAGAACTATTACAAACTGTTTTTGATTTAATATTTGATGAATTAGTAAAATGAAATTAAAAGACGGAAATTTAGAATCAGTGACAACAGATGACTTTTACTATGATTTATTTATAGGGGCTTATTTTAAACCAGAGAAATTCTTGGATGAAGATTCGGCGAAAAAAGTTAAAGAAGCAATAAAAACTATAGAAGATTACGAACAGTTACTAATAGATAACGACTTAATAGAAGAAATGTAAATATGAAAACATTATATACAATGATACCAGAAACAATTTATAAAAAACAAATATTTAGTTCTGAAGAGGTTAAAAAAGCTTTATTAGAATCTAAACCTAAAGGATTAAGAATTTTACCTTATTCAGATAAAAAATTATGTATATTAATTAGTGAAATGAACGAAGATAAAATTTATTACAGATATGATTCCGCAACAGATAAAAGTTTTAAACCAGTATCTTGGGATAATTTTTATAAAGTAATAAAAAGTTATTTAAATGATATAGAATTTGCGGAATAAAAAATTAAAACATATGGTAAAATACAGAATATACGATAAAGAAGAAAAAGAATATTGTGAAGAACCAGACTGGAGATGGATGTTATCAAGATCAGGTAAGATTTACAATTCTGAAAATGATAAATGGCATACACCAGGAGAAAGATATATTATTGAGTTTTGGACGGGAGAAAAAGATTCAAAAGGAGTTTACGTGTATGATGGCGACATTTTTACTAGAGGAAAATCAGAGACTAAATATTGGTTAAGACACACTACAGTGGGTTGGATGGGATATTCAGATGAAGGAGATAAATATGGATCTTTTTCTTCGGGTTTAAATCACCCGCAATACAATAAAAAAGAAAATTATGTTACTGTCATAGGTAATAAATGGGGAGTTGAATATAACGAGTATTAGTTAAAAATGGAGGAAATAGTAGAATACATATTACAAAAAATTAATGTAGATGAAAGAGGAAATCTACTAGCTTATAAAATACTTTGTAATCTAGCCGTAGATTTAACTTTGAAAGGGGATTCTAAAGAGCAAATTATAGAATACTTAAAAACATTAATGATTGATTTAGATCAAAGAAAGTTATGCAAATAGAAGAAAGTTTTAAACCTTTTCAAAAGTTTTATGATTGGGCTATAGATAATGGATATACAGTTGATTGTAAATTAGAAGTTGATAGAGAAAATAATGACGGGAATTACAGTGTATCGAATTGTAGGCTAGTATCAAAGAAAGAAAACAATCGAAACATGAGAAGAAACGTAATGAATTGGGAATTAGTAAATAAGATTAGAATAGGTGAATGGAAAGATTTTAATAACTGCGAGATAGCTAGGTTAATTGGTTGCAGTGATAGTAATGTTAGAAGTGTTCGTAATAATGAGATATGGGTTGAATAAATAACCCCGCCTCTAAAATGTACCCCTCCCTCTGGATTTTGAAAAGTTTTCAATTTTTGGTGGGAGGTTTTATTTTTAATTTCTGATTATATCGTGGACGTACCTCCGAAGAATCACCTTAGCTTACCTTATATATCGCAGGATTAAAGTTCCTCTATACCCCCATCATTCTATACCATTTCGATTTGATTTCCTTACAAGGCCTTAAAATCGGTTTCACTTTTTCAAGTTTTTTCTTTGTGTTTTTAGCTTGTGAGTTATTCTTATATTTCTTATTTACACTTGTTTCTATAGAATATTTATTTTGTTACTTTCTTTGTTTGTGTTTATTCTATATAATAATATGTGTTTTTGAAAATCAATTTAATTGCGTTTTTTGTTTTTAACTGTTTTTTGCGGAAATTACATAGTATAGGAACGTGCGACGCGTGTAGTATAATGAAAACAAATTTAATATCCTAGCGAAATATTTTTTATTTTAATAAACTTTCAATGTATCTTTGCTATAACAAAAGGGAACAACATTACAACGTTTAACCTTAGTTAAGTTCTTATACACTTTCTTTTTAATTATGCAAGTAAAATTTAATTTATTTTCGCATTGAGATTAAAAAGTTTTAATTACATTTGTATAAGAATTAAAGCAGTAAAATATTCGAGCATCTATAACGACTAAGGTTATAGAATAGTGTTAAGGTCGGAAGGCATTCACTTCGCAAACGTAAATAGTTTAATAGTATCTAATAAAGCTATTAAAGATTTAAACGCATCTTTGAAACACGTTCTTACTTTTATCATATTACATTATTATCCTATTCATTAGGACTTATATATTATTTAGACTTGATTTAAAGTCTGTTCTTTCTTTTTTGTCGGCGAAATGCGGGAAAAGAAAAAAGCCGTTTGATAGTTAATGACTAGCATCTTAAAGCGAGATTAGGAACGGCACTAAAACAATTTAAAACTTATTATTATGTCACAAATTATCTACGGTGTATTAAACAGCGAACTATGTTTAATTGACACATCAAAAACAGAAAGAGGAGCCAAACAATATGCAACAAGAAACGGTTATAATTTAGTAGGTTTTCGAGTTGGTTATAATGCATTTATATTATCTGAAAAGATCAACGGTAAGTGGGTAACAAAAGATAATGCTTATAGTGTTAACTCAGTTAATTGATTTTCGCGCAAATAAAAACTTAAAAAGAAAACAGTTATGAAACTATCAAAAGAGAGACAAGGTTGTTTATTATTAGTAATAACAATCATAGCAATTATTACATTCATTCCAGTAACAGAGTGTATATTAAATTATTTAACTTCTAAACTATAACATTATGTCATACATATCAACATCAAACGCAATTTGGTCGGTTGACTTTCACGGTCAATCTTCACACTTTATATTTAATAACGAACTTGAAACACTTGGTAAATTAATTGCTGAGTTTGGCAAATATGGAATAGTAAAAATTAAACAATATGTCCCTCATAAAGGCACGTTTAAAACGATGTCAAAGAAAGAAGTACAAAGCTGGTTTGATTGGGATACATACACAATAGAGCAACTAAAGAAAATTAATTATATTAAATAACACTAACATGAGAGCAAACGATATAAAAACAATAGATGTTAACTGCAAAGAATGGTTTGACAAGGTTAACGGTAACAGTTATTTCAGTGGTGAAGTAATTGTAAATGCGGGCAAAAAGAATGAAACAACAATAAAATTACCGTTTCAGTATGGTTATGGAGATCACTATAGACATGAAGCGTTCAAGGCAATACAAAAAGAATTGAATACTTTTAGAACTTGTAACACTTCGCGAACTGCCTACGAAAAATATAAAATCAAAACAAACCACAGTTTAAAAACCAACTGTTTAAAAAGAGAACTATCATGAGCAAAATAACAGAAAGACAGGAACAACTTAATAAGAAGGTTTTCCGCGAAAAAAGAATGAATAAAGGAGAAATAACAGTATTAAAAACACAATCAACAAAAGAATACCAACTAATAAAAATAAAAAACAGTTATTACATAAAAAGAACAAAAGACAACAACACTATTTCTTTAGGAGACAAAGAACAAAGCGAAAACTTTATTCTAGACGGTCTGCACACAATGAAAGAAGAGGTAAAACAATTATTTAAAAATTAGAGATATGAAAACAACATCATTATATTATTGCGATACAACCAGCGAGAGAGTTAAAATAGTCTCTGTCTTTACTTCGGGTTTATGTGTAGTGAGAAACAAATCTAAATTTCAATATCAAGTTTTGATAGGAGAACTAAAGAAAGTTTATTAACATTGGCGCGAAAAATAATTTAAAAAGTAAAAAATGAAAGATACAACACAAAACAATAAGTTATTAGCCGAGTTCCTAAGTAGGAATTATAACGAGGATTTAAACATCATTTGGAATGAATTATATGAGGGTGGAGAAAGAAACCCTGAATTAATGAATGACATTAATAACTATAAATATTTTCATAATAGTTGGGATTGGTTGATGTTAGTAGTAGAAAAGATAGAGAGTTTAGAGTTCGATTTTGCTATTTATACGGGTTCTTGTGTATCAATAATAAATACTAAAGATTTTCCTTATGATGAAATTATTAATTTAAACGGTACAAGTAAAATAGAATCTGTTTATAACGCCTGTATTGACTTTATTAAATGGTATAACGAAAATTCTGCGGGAATAAAAAACTAAAACAATGGAAAAACTAATTAAAAAATGCCAAGCTTATTTGCGCAAAAAAAAGATAGAAACAGTTAAAAAAGACAATCAAATACAAATATCAATAATAGTAAAAATAATACTTCAAGATAAAACACCTAAACAAAGTATAGAACTATTCAAAGCAATAGAAAAACTATACAATGAAAAATTAGACGAACAACTTAAAACAAGTTTAGAAACAGTAACAGAGATAGGAAAATTTAAAAATATAGAACATTAGTAGTATAATTCAAATAATATTATTACATTTGTCGTATTATTAACCGTATAAGCTAATGAATGCGACATAAAGACAATAAGAAAGTACTTAAAAGAGCATTAAAATATGCAGTACTAGACAAAAATACCAAGGAAATAACTATTTACAGGTTCAAAACACAAGTATCAACCTTATTAAGTGTATCAACTAGAACCTTAGACAGAGATATTCCTTATGAAACTATTGATTACATAGTCTATAAAGTGGCAAATGTCGTATTATAGTGCATATATGTAAAGGAACACGACATAAGGGCGCGCAAAAAAGAATTAAAAACAGTAAAATTATGGACATCCAAACAATAATAAACGACATAGACATAGTAATAGAAGCTATAAAGAACAATAATAACTTCGATGCTATTGCAATGCTTAAAGATATTCAAGAAGATTTACTTATTATCAATGTAAGTCAGTGAATATGAGGCTCTTAAGGGGAGGACAACCCCACCCACAAACATTTATCCCTTCTAAAATAGTAAAAATATGACCCATCGGTCAGGCTTCGAACTTATATAGGAGAATACTTAAATTTAAACCTTAACAATTTTTAACATGAAAACAAACTTAGACAAATTCAAAGATATAATATACAAACAAGCTATAAATAACCCTTTATTTGATTTTAGTCTATTAGGTGGAGAGTTTAAAGGATTTCATAATAAAAGAGAAGAGGCTTTAATTAAGTTAGAACAGTATATATCTAATATTGATATAAGAGCAATTGAATACTTAGCACCTGAGATAAAAGAAGGGTTTCCTATATGGTATAAACAAAGACAGTTTTATATTGATTATAATAAAAACGGTGAGTTAGATATAATTAGAATGGTTAATTTGTAACTGTTCTTTTCTCCTTTTTTAATTCTTTTTTGCGGAAATTCTAACACTTAAATAAAACAACATGAAAACAATAAAATTAGAACTTGTTAAACAAAGCAACCCTTATGGAGACTTTTGTAGTTTAATGCATTACAAGGATGAACAAAACAGAAGTATATTTTTCAGAGATACAAACAATGCTTTTGAATATCAGATATGTAAAGGTACGCATAAAGACTTTGAAAATAAAAAAGTACTTACAAAAGTAGCTGATGCCTTTGTAGATAAAGGTTTGGCACAACATCAATATAAAGGAGGATATAAAGAAGCAATTCAAACTTTAATTATAAAATTATGATACCAGCAACATTAAACGAAATATTAGAATATAGAAATTCACCTTATGGTGGGTTCTTAGGTAATATTACTTTTTGTGATGAGTCTTACAAAGATTTTAAGAGTTTAAAAGACTCTTATAATATACCTCCTGAAGTTAATAATTTCTGTATCGTACACGGTATAGACTATGTTTTAGACTATGAAGAAAACTTAGAAGAAAAGTTAGATAACCTATTAGGTGAGTACTCAGAGAGTTATTTAATACCTTCACAATATCAGGGTTATATAGTTTGGAGTTTGGAGGATAATTAACTGTTCTTTTATTTCTTTTCCCGCGAAAAATAACCTTTAAAAACACAATATAATGAAAACAGACTACGAATTATTATACGATTATTATTTAGCAAGACAAAAAGAATACAGACAAGAAACTTTAGACTTATTAAATAAGGGAGAAACCTCTACTTTCAAACACGGAACAGCATATTTAAATAGAAAATCAATTGAAATACAAATAGAAAACGAATTACCTTTAATTGACGTAATAAAGAGATTACAAGAAATACAAAACAGTTTAAAAGATAATCATTCCGTAGCTAATTTATCAACTTGGCACGATCACGAAGAAAACAGAACAGAAATAACAGTAGAGTACTACGAATATTCGATAGCGCCTGAAAGTAAGTGTGAAAGTACGGCTAAACATATTGCAAAAAGTGCTATGTGGAAAATTGAACATCAAAGTAATAGTAAAGATGCTATTGCTTATAAGATGAGATTGCAAGTATTAAAAGCTTCTATTTAGTTTTTTGCCCGAAATTATTAATCATTAAATCATATTATTATGAATGCGACGAAACAAAACATTGTAGATTTAAAATGTGTACATGATTTTATGGGAAAACCATTTAGTTTGACAGATTTTTTAATACCATATAATTCTGATTGGGATTGGTTAATGGAAGTAGTTGAAAAAATAGAAAGTTTAGGCTATTGGGTAAACAGGATAAAAGCAGATGTTTGGATAATAGATAATAACGAAAATATTGTAATAAATAATACAATGCATAGTGATGGGATTGAGGCTGTTTATAACGCTTGTGTGGAGTTTGTAAAATGGCACAACAATCAAAACAACTAAACATTAATACTTATGAAAACAATTGATATTAGATACTGGAAAAAAGATTTTAGTAATGTACTGCCGTATAAACACAGTCAAACTTTTGAATACAGTAAAGAGAAAATTTTGGAAATAATAAGTACTGTTATAGATAAGGGTTTAAATGTAAAAACATCCGATCACGAAGAAACTTTTGTCATTTTTATAGATCAAGGTAGATTTGTACAATCTTAATAATTTAGATTATGAAACCAATAAATAAAAAGATAGGCGATTACGAGATTGTAAATTACTATCTGCACGACTTAAATACTAACAGATATATTATATTAGAGAATGGTTTTGATTGTATTGGTAATCATTTTTCTTTGAGAGAGGTAATAACTGTCTTTAAAAGCTTGTTTTAATTTCTTTTTTCCGCGAAATTATCAACAGATAATCGGAAATAAACCGATTTAATATATAAAATCACACAAAAATGGAACCTATTTGTAAAATATGTAATAAGAAACTATCAGTTTTAGCGGGTTACACATACCTTGTTTGCTTAGAATGTAGTGAAGTAACTGACTGTAATGGATGGATAAAAATGGCTAAACAGTTACCCTTAATAGGGCAGAAGATTATATCATTCAGGGATTTAACTGAAAAAACAATAGAAGAAATAGAGATTGTAACAGATCAATTTTTAAAGTATTATGAAATGAATGATATAACGCATTGGAAATTATATAATTCAAATCCACCAATTAAATAAACTTAAAAAATGGAAACAATTAGAATACCTAAATCCTGTATCTTAGAATTAATTAAAAGAGATACAACTGCATTTTACGAACCAAATCTATATGAGGATATAACTGCTCATATAAGTAAAGGTTATACTTCTTATGACCACAATAACAAATTATATATGAATGAAAATGACTTAGCCTTTTTATTATTTGATAGGGTTTATTTTAGTGATTCACTTACAATTATTGTTTTTTAATCTTTTTTGCGCGAAAATAAAAATTAAAAGTTATGAAAAGAATAATGAAACATTTCAATAAAATAAGAACAGAAAACAACGACCTGCAAAGACTACAAGAGTTTAAACAACCGTTTACAAAATTTGTAGAGCAATTTGTACACGCTAACTATGAAGAAACACACGAGGATTTGTGCGAATTTCATTTACTACAAGACAGCGGAGAAGAGTTTGAAAAAAGAGATTTAGATTTCGAGATAGAAGAAACAGCTAAAAAATTAGCCAGACTTTTAGAACTGAAAGAGAACGATTTAAAATTTGCAATAAGAATAATGATCTAAAGCGTAGCGTATGACACTAGAACCACAACACAGAGAAGCTTTAATAACTGAGTTAAACAAAGCAAAAGAAGAATATATTTTAGGCAAAGACTTAAATATGTTGAACGCAACAGAAGATTTTAGAAAATGGTCTGATATCAAATTGTTTCTTCTTTTAAAGAGAATAGAATTAATAGAAGAGAGTTTGATTAATAATGAAATTGATTTTTAATTTATTTCTGTTTTTTATTCTTTTTCGCCGAAAATTTATTATATTTACACACTTAAAACTAAAACATTATGAAACTGCTACAAAAAAGCACATATTCAAATTTAGACATTGCCGAACAATTTAATTCAATCATCTTAAATAATATAGACGGTTATGATGGCAAAAAGAAAGAACAATTAAAATCGTTCTGTGAAGACTTACAACAAGGCGGTTGTATTAGTGGAATGATTGGAGATTTTGTTTATAATAAAGACTGTAAAGATTTTTACATAGAACATTTGGACGAAATGGAACAGTTAAAAACAGATTTAGAGGAGAATTACGGCGAACCTATTAAAAATAGACATGGTGTACCTCATTATACTTTTATGTGTTGGCTATCTTTTGAAGAATATTGCTACGATTTATACAATAACATTTTTGAAAACTAAACAAAATGAAAATATTTACATTGAATCCAGTAAACAACCGTAAATCATTCTACGGTAAATGTCAAGTAATAGAAGAGAACGGAATTGCACAATTAAAAAGTTATGAAACAATTGTAGCCGAGTACGACACAAACAACAAGAAAATGACTGTAAATGGTTACTATAGTCCAACTACAGCAACGCATATTAATGCTTTCTTAGATTATTACGGGTTTAAAACCTGCACGAAAATAGAATTAGAAACTTATAATAGTTAACATCATGAAACAAAATATTATATTATTTACAGCAGTATTTATCGCAATAGGCTCTCTTTGTTATTTTGCTTTTATTTCGGGCGAAAAACATAGACAAGATGAGATAGAATTAAGAGTAATTAATTCAAATCAGGAACACTACTCAAAAGAAGAGGTTGAAGTTTTAATCTTTAACGAACCACAAGTATGAAAACATATACAGAGAATGATTTAAGAAAGTTAGTAGAATTGATTGATGATTCGTATAGACCGTATACAAGAGATAATTTTCAAGGTAGTAATGTATTAGAGGAGTTTTTAAGAGGAGATTTTGAGAATTTAAAAGAAGAAACTGTATCTTTTACTTATTCTTTTTTACGCCGAAAATTAGAGTGGTCAGATATATGCGAATTAACAGGTGTTGATTATTATGCTATTAATAACGGTTTTGAAATAAAAGATAGCGAAGTATTTGAGATAAAAGAATCTAAAGCTAAAGAATACAACTTAATTTAAAAATTATGAAAGAAATAGACATCGATACCTTAATAGAGTATCTGCAACAAGAGAAGAAAAACGGCGGGAAAACAATTAAATACAAAGGAACAGTTTTGTGTCCTGAAAACTTTAATTCAATAGTAATAACAACAGAAAAACAAATGTAATGAGAAAAATATTCACTTTTGAGACATTTTGGAATTTACTTCTACTTATGGGTAATTTCGGATTTATTTTTTTAATGATACTACCTTTGAATTTAAGTTTTAATAAACATCTTATAATTACTACTTTATTTGGAATGATATATACAAAATTACAAGTAAATCAAACAAACTTAGAAAACAAAATATTTGAATTAAAAGAAATAATAGAAAAGAAAGATGAAAACAATAGACCAATTTAAAACAGGGGATGAAATAGTAAGATTAGAACCTGCAAAACCTTATCGCACAGCAACAAGAGACAGAAGCTATTTAGGTGAAAAACTAACCTTTATAGGCGTAGCAAACGGTAATATTTATCTGGAAAGAGATGATAAATCAGTAATGACTAAGATATTAGATAGTAAGGAAATGAACCTTCATTATGATATTTGATCAGAAGGGTGGGACTATTGGCAAGATCCAAAAGAATTATTTTCAAAAGAAATAGTAAATGTAAGGTATCTTAAAGCTTGTCTCGATAAAGCATTAGTAGAAGAAAATTATGAAGAAGCAGAGAAAATAAGAAAACAAATAGATGAATTATGACACCACAAACTAAACAATATTTATTAAGATCGATTCCTGATTTTAAGGCTTTTTCCGCGACAAAAAAGAAAGAAGTAATAGAAGGTATAGAACACCACATAAAAAGCCATTACGAAGCTATAGAAAGAATCGGAACAGGATATAATGTAGATCAAGTAGAAGCTGCCCACATCTTTCTACGAATTTTCGGCAAAAACAAATAAAAATGGAACAAAATAAAAAACTTATTAAGTCTTTAGATAAAATTCTAAAAGAATTAGAAACTTTGGAAAATAGCAGGGAGTTCGTAGGAATATATTTAGATAGAAGCTATTTTATAGATTTACAAATATTACTAGAAGATGTAAAACAAACAATTATAAAAGATGAGACCATTTGAAAATATAACTGACAGTAACTTAGATGATTTACTAGAAATGCATTATAGAATAAATATATTAATTGAAGACACATTCTGGCACGTTAAACATTTAGTTACACCTGAATTCAGAGAAGCTATAGGAAATGAACACTTAATAACGGCAATAGAGGATAAAATTAGAAATAATGAGGATTTATAAAACAAAAACCAACAGTATAACATACTACGAATGCCAACCAATAGACGGAATATGTTTATTTGCATTCACTAAAAGAAGACTTTTAATTGATTTATGTAAAGTCTATGGAATCAATTTGTTTAACCCTTTAAATTTGAATTAAGATGAATATAGACTTAAATATTTGCGAAGAAGGAGATATTTTAATATCTAAACACGGCTTAAAATTAAAATACGTTAAAAAACTAAATCCCGAAGTAGATTATTATGACCACGAAGTGCAATACCTAGATAAATCTTTAGGTAAAGGTACAAGAACTAATGACGGCTTTGTAATGAGAAACGAAAATAAAAGGTTAGAGACCGATCATGATATTATAGAAATAATCAAAATTAAATCTTAATAAAAATGGAAGATATAGTGTTTGAAACAGAAGATTCGCCTGCAATCATAGCAACAAAAACAGTTATGTTATTTGCAGGAAGTAACGAACTTAAACCAAAATTAGCCAAACTGAATGTAACATATACAAAAGTATATAAAGGATTGCTAACGTTTTACTGCCTTAAAGGAGAAGGAATAGTAGGCACGTTGCGCGTTAGACTCTGAAACTCAAAGTAATTAATTTGCATAATTAAATTATATGTTATATATTTACGCCTATTATTCCTGCTTCGACTTTATAGGGATTTAAAAAACTAATAGAAAGCCCCATTGATATGGAGAGTAACGAGGTCGAAGCCGTTATTTAAAGTATCTTTGGGCGTTTTTATTTTAAAAATTATGGCTAAAAAAGGGGTATTAAAATCAGAGAGATTAGGAGAAAAACATTTCACTAATTCAGGGGAAGAATTTGAAATAATAGAGTATAAAGGGGTTAATGATTGCACCATTAGATTTATTGAAAGGGGAGAAATATTAAGAAATATCAAATATGGGAGTATTAAAGTTGGAGAGATAAAAAATCCTTATACTCCTGTTATTTATGAGGTTGGTTATATAGGAGTTGGAAGGCATAAACCTTCTAAAAATAACATAAAGACTAATATTTATGTGAAATGGCATGGTATGCTTGGAAGATGTTATGATAAAAACTCTAAAAACCCAACTTATGTAAATTGTTATGTTAAAGAAGAATGGCATTGTTTTCAAAATTTCGGTGATTGGTACGAAGAAAATTTCAAAAATCATATGGACAGTAGCTGGAATTTAGATAAAGACATTCTTGTAAAAGGAAACAAAGAATACAGCCCTGAAACATGTTCATTTGTACCTTGTGAGATAAATTTACTATTTACGGATACTAAAAGTAAAAGAGGTAAATATCCTTTAGGGGTAACTCGGTCAAAAAATAGATTTGTAGCCAAAATATTTAAGAATGGTATTCATACTTATTTAGGCACATTTGAAACACCTAAGGAAGCATTTCAATGTTATAAATTTCATAAGGAGTTATATATTAAAGAAGTAGCAAACAAATGGAAAAATAAAATAACAGTTGAGGTTTACGATAAAATGATGAAATATAGAATAAAAATAACAGATTAAATCATGAAAAACGAGAAAGCATTAAATTGGTTTAATAAACTCAACAAACATAAACGAGAAGAGTTGAGTTTTGAATACTACGGAACAGATATTTTACTTAATGAAGACATTGAAAAGATTTACCTATCTGAATATAAGTATTTTATTGAATTTGACGGTAAGAGACGCTTTTTGTGTTTATTTCCAGAGCCAAATGAGAGTAAAAACAAAGATTTTAAATCTCTAAATGAGGCTCTTGATTACATGTTAATAGAACAAGGGATAAAAGAAGTAACAATTAAAAACTGATATTATGCCAACTAAACAAGAAACAATAGACAGCTTAGTACCTACATCAAATTATTTAGGTAGTTTTGTAAGAAAGATGATAACAGATATCACAGTTGAAAGTAAATTAACAGTTGAGTATCTGAAAAAAGGCGATGTTTTAATACTAAAAAGTCAAGTCAAATATCGTCCTAGCGTCGTCATTAAAGTTAAAGAAACTTACGTAATTGTAATACCTTTAACATCAAGTGAAAATGAACATTGTCTTTGTGAGTCTAAAAGTAGATTTCTAAAAGATGGGTGCTTCGGGAATAACTTCGAAATTGTGCCGATGGAATTAGCTAAAGCGAGTTTTGTATCAGTTTATGATAACCCAAAGCTTTTAAACAACGCGATAAAAGAACTAAGAGAATTTATTAAGAAAAATATATAATTATGGATAGATCGTACTACGTTACAAGAATATTAGACGCAACTGAAACGACAAAGGATCAACTACTCAGTATAGCTTATATGACAGATGATGAAATAGAAGCGGTTTATTATAAACTTTATAAAATAGAATAAATATATGAAACTAACAGATAAACAAAAGTATTGGTTTAAAAACAGAACAATAGAAATAGGACAAGCTTATATGTTCCCCAGATTTGGATTCTTTATTTATTCAAGTCCTTCTTATATGAGTGGCGAATATTTAGACACAAATCCATTTACTAAGAGCTTAGATAGTCAAAGATTTCTAGTGAAAAGTAAAATAAACGGTTTCTGTAGAGGAAATTTTGAACATAAACCAACAAGTCAGGATGCTTATCTTGAAGAGGCTGAATTACAGAGAAGAGATGCATTTGAGAGGTTGATTTTGTATACTTTCTGTTACATTCCTTTGATTATTTATAACTTTTTTTGCGCGAAAAAATAACTAAAATAGAGAAATAATTATGAATTGGACAACATTTATACAGATAATAATTCTGGGAGTTATATTAATCACAGTTGGTTATTTTATGATAAAATATATTAATGGGGATTACTCCTTCAAAGACGAAATTTACTCAGAAACAACACGAAAAGTAATAAAATAAAATGACTTTGGAAATTATAGAGAGTACCATGTTAATATTATTGTAATCAAAAGGACTTATCAAAACGGAGAAATAAGATTTATTCAAAAAGAGGTGAAGATATGAAACCAGATGCAACACTTGAAGCTTATCAAACTAGAGAGAAGTTCTTAATCAACTATATTAAAAGTCAAATTACCAAGTTAGAACACCAAGAAAATGAAGAATTTAAGTGGTTTTCAGATAAAACTGTGGGTAAAAGAAGTGCTTACAAAGACATTTTATATAAATTAGAGAAAGATTCATTAGGAAATTAAAAATAAAAGTATAATATTTGCAAAACAAAACCCTTGAGCGGGAAAATAAACTCAAAAACAAATTAAGATGAAAAGAATTATTATTTTAGGAATTGCTATTTTAGCATCAATGGTTTCATGTTCAACAGAGGAAACACAAGAATCAAATGTACAAACAACAGACGTAAAGTTTTTAGTTGCTGCTCCTGCTAACACAACAGGAAAACAAGTTGATAAGGGGGCAATACCAGCGTGGGTGAATAAAATTGAAATCCAGGCGGTTTCAGGATCTTATACTAAATCAGAGCAGTATGACTTAGTTGTAAACAATCCTAATGCAGACAAAAACTTTATTTTAGCTGATGTTGCTATTGGTTCTAATGTTTTTACCGCAGTTTCTTCAACAGATTCAGCCAAAAAATATGTTTTAGCGCCTTCGTCAGGAACAGCAGAAGCTAAAATTACAGAATTAAAAGCGCACAATCCTTATGTATTATATACAGGAACAAAAACACAAACTGTAGTTGCTACAAATAATGTAATTAATATTGACATGACTACAAAACATGGTAGAATCATCTCAGTATTTCAATTAGAAAATAACAGCACATTTAAAAACGGGTTTGAAGCTACTATCACAGCTACAGTTGATGGGGAAGCAAGCGCAGGAACAACAAAAGTACAAAAAGACGGAATTGTTTACTTTGAATGGTCAAATGATAAAGCTTTAGAAGGTAAAAAAGTTGTATACAAAGTTGACGTAACACCTATTAATAACAACAATAATTTACATACAATTTATTACTGTGAGCAGATTATTAAAGCTTCTACTTCTATCTCCTGTATTTATACAATTAGTAAAGAGAATGCTCCAAGTCCTTATACAAGTGAGAACAAACTAGTATTTTCTTTTCAGAAATGGAATGAAGAAGAATGTCAAAGTTGTAAAAACTAAATGAAAAAGCTATTATTAGCTCTTCTTATTACAGGATCAGTGTACTCTCAAAATTATGAGTTGTATACTGGTTCGGTATTAAGCGAGGATAAAAGTATGGGTTATTTGATTGGCGTGAATTTCATAATTAAAACTGATCAGAAAAGAGAGTATCTAAATGACTTATTATTAGGCTTTGAGCATTCAGCTTATATGTCAGGCACTAAAACAATTGGGATAGATAAAGAAACTGTTTCAAATGATTGTAACTGTATCTCTGAGGATTTAGATTTTGGCGGAGAAAAAACTATAAAGAAAGAAACAAGAGCAGTGAGTTTAAATTTTGGAGTGAGTGTTTGTAAAACGTGTTGGTTAAAACGAGTATATTTAATATCAGGAGTAACAAATTACCAACATATTATAGTAATCAACGGAAATAAAGCTTTAGAATATAGAACAATGCAAATTGATGCAGGTTTAAAGTATTTTATAAAAGTTAAGAATAGTTTTGTAACAATAACAAGCAAGTTTAACCCAAAGACAGTAAGTTTTGCTGTGGGGTTTAGTAAATAATAACAGGCGGGACTTCGGTAAGATTTCTGAAATAATAGGAAAGTTGGGTTCAAATCCTTTTCTCGCCGCTAAAAATATAAAAATGGAAAATATAGACTTTGTATTATGGGCAGTACTTTGGCCTTTAATGATTAAAACCGATACTTATTTGACAGCTAAGATAAATCAAATAAAAGGTAATCAACAAGACACAGACACTGAAGAGGCAGATAGAGGTGTCATTTTAATATGGATAGTTGTGGGACTAATTTTATTTTTTAACTGATGAATAACTTTGGATAATATTAGGAGAAACAAATAAAAATTATCGAGATTTTATAATTAAAATTATATGTGATGGAAAATAAAGAAGAATTCAACATAGACGAATACACAAGAAAAGTGTTTGATTTAGAGTTTGATGAAACAGGTGTAGATTTAAGAAGCTGTATGCGTGGGGATCAATTAGTATGTAAAGATGGGAGAGTGATTTACTATGTTCAACCTCTGCCTGATGGTTTTTATGAACACGAGGTCGCGGAGAAAAAAGATTTAAAAGCAACTGGAACCAGAACACATCAAGGAAGAGTACTGAAGGCTAGTAACACAGATAGTGACATTGTAGAAATAATAAGAAAAACATGAAAGTAAAAGAAGTAAACATAGAAGAAATAAAAACCGAAGTAATTAATACTTATGAGATGGTTGACAGATATTATTGGAGTTCAAGAAGTGTTTATGCTGTAGAATTTGAACACAGTATTTATGAGCACGACAAAGAAAATAACTGGAGTAGAATGAAACTAATTGAGGTTCAATTCGAAAATAATGTAATCAGAAGAAGAGATTTTTCTTTCTGTGATGCAAGGCCAATTATACCTAATAGACTTTATAAAAAAGAATGGTACGATGAACTATTTTACGCTTATACTCAGGGAGATAAATATTATGATTACCGAACAAAAGAACAGTTTGAAACTGATTTTAATACTGTAATTGAAAACTTAAAAAATATGAGATAATGGGAGATTTTGCAGACGATTATAAATATGATTACACTGATTATGAATCAGAAAACAACATTGAAATGTGCACTAATTGTGGTGAAGTAGTTAAAAGTAGTGAACTATATTGGAAGAATAATAAAACTTGTTGTAAACACTGTAAATAGTATGACATACAATAAAAAACTAGTTTTAGATTCTATTGAAGACTACAAATCAAAATCGGCGGAAAAAAAGATTAAAACAAAAGAATTTCTTGAAACTCACCTAAGAATGCAAAAAGAAAACAGAGTAAAGCAAGACAAACCAACACAGTTATTTCTAAGAACAATAAATATATACAAACTATGACAACTCTAAAAACCGCAAGAGAAAAATTTAAAAAAGGGGACAAATATTTCTCAGCAACAGGTAATCTACCAACTACAGAACTAATAGTAGAAGGTAAGATAAGATATGGCCTAAATCAATTAAAATCTATATTTTGTGATACAGGATGCCTTTACGACTATGATACGGACACTTATGCTAAAAAGATTTAATTTATGAAAAAACTAAGAGTATTACATTATCCACAAATACCATGTAAACCGTTTACAGTGGAAGTAAAAGATGAAGAACAAGCATATTTAGTAAGTGAAGCTTTGGCCAATCAACACCTATTTTTGTTTGAAAATAGCTTTATTCCAGATTATGCAAATATTATCTTAGTTCAAATGTTTGATGATGGTGAGTGGGTTGACTATTATAATGAGGAACATGAAATGGAGTTTGATGAGTATGCTGAGAATTTTTTAATTTCCGCGGAAAAAGAATAAAAACATTATATTTGTAAAACAATACAAAGCGTAGCGTATGAAAGTAATATACATGGGGATCACACTAGCGTTAATACACGAAATACATCCAGAAACAGCTCAACAAATACTGGCACAAGGAGAAGTAAAAGAAACAGAAGATAATATTAAATATATTGTAATAAACGAAACATTATGAAAACAGAAATAAAAAGATCAGAACTACAAAAGATTTGGGAAATTTCTTGTGATACTTGGAAGCCAAAGTTAGCCAAATACGCACAAGAAGATCCATTCAGCGAAACAATAAAATTCACAGAAAAGCAAATTAATGAGATGATTAAGGCTTGTACAGATGTTCAATTGCCTGTAGTTAAAGAGATATTTGATGTTCGTGATAATTGGGAGGATATTAAGAGTTTCGATGATGTAATAAAATATTTAGGAGAAGAAGACGAAGATGTAATTGAGTATAAAAAACTGATAAAAGCTAATATAACTTCTAAATCTTTATCATTTCAAATGCTTATTTGTTGGGTTAAATCTCTTAATGAAAGACATGTGTTAGATTGGTCAGACTCTAATGAGTATAAATACTACATTTGGTGGTATAGGAATCCTTTTCGTATCGACTTCGTGAACTATTACTGCGAGAGTTCGAGTGTCCCGTCCGCTCTTTGCTTCAAGAAACGTGAAATTGCAATTTATGCCCACCAAAACAAAGAGTTTTTTAGTTTATATGAAAATTATATGAAATAGAAAAATAGGATGTATTTATCAATTGGTCATTCCCCTCCTTTTCGTATCAACAACGTGAACAATAACTACGAGAATTCGAATGTCCCATCCACTCTACTGCTTTTTAATAATGTAGAATATATCCCTACCAACAAGGTAAAAAATAAAACTAACGCTCGGCTCCCTAGTAAATAGATTGAACAGGAGCCTCTTGAAGCAAAATAAATGAAGAGAAAAGGATTTTTATATGAGAGTATAATTGAAGTAAATAATCTAAAATTAGCAGATAGAAATGCCAGATTAGGTAAATTAAAACAATACGGTGTTCAAAAACATATATTAAGAGAAGATGAGAATCTAAAAGAGTTGAATGAATTACTACAACATAGAAAATACAGAACATCTAATTATAGTAAATTTGAAATATTTGAGCCAAAGCATAGAGTAATAGCAAGATTACCTTATTATCCAGATCGTATCATGCACTGGGCAATACTGTTAAAAACCAAAGAAATTTTTGTAAATAGTTTTATAAGTAATACGTACAGTGGTATTAAAGGTAGAGGTGTACATAAAGCCTCTTGTGATTTAAGAAAATCCTTGCAAGACGAAGAATGTAATAAATACTGTCTGAAGTTGGATGTGAAAAAGTTCTATGAAAATATAGATCATAATATATTAAAACGGCTTTTAAGAAAAAAGTTTAAGGATAGAGAATTGTTAACAATCTTTGATGAAATAATAGATTCTAATGAGATTGGGTTACCTTTAGGATCGTTAATTAGTCAATATTTTGCAAATTTTTACTTATGTTACTTAGATCACTACATAAAAGAAAATTTAAATGTTAAGTACTATTTTAGATATATGGATGATCTTGTGATTTTATCGAATAATAAAAAGGAATTGCATTATATTTTATTTAAAATAAGATTATATCTAAAGACGCTGGGACTTGAAATAAAAAATACATACCAGATATTTCCAGTTGAAAAAAGAGGTATCGACTTTGTAGGCTATGTACACCGAAAGAATTATATATTAATAAGAAAAAGTATTAAAGAGAATTATAAAAAGAGTAAAAACAAAAAAGATTGGAATAGTTGGTTAATTCATTCCAATTCTGTAAATTTAAAAAACAAATATGAAAACAATTAACATTAATGGATCAGAGTATACTGTAGAACAGTTAAGTAAGATATTAGAAGAAGCTAAGAAAAAGTCTCCAATGGATGAAGTTTATAAATACCATAACACAACAGAGGATCAATTTGAAAAAGACTATTCCAATATTCCCTTACATTTAAAGTATTATCAAAAAGAAGTAATGATAGTTGCTTTTTATAATAAAGGTTGGAAACCAAATATGAAAGATAAAAACGAGCGTAAATATTATAATTGGTACTATAATGATCCTTTTCGTGTCAGCAGCGTGTACGATATCTGCGTGAATTCGAATGTCCCGTCCGCTCTTTGCTTCAAAAAGAAGAGTACGGAAAAGAAATAGCTGAGAAATTTAAAAAAGAAATAGAGCAATCAAGATTAACAATATAATAAAATAATATTTGGTAGTTTAAAATATGTGTAAAAAGTTAACAAGTGAAGAGTTTTCAAAGAAACTTAAAGATAAAAATCCTAAAATTTATAACCAAGTTATCAATTTAAAATATTATGATAATACTAAAGTAAGGGTTAATTCAGAATTCGGTGAATTAGAAGTGTGTGCAGATTCTCTATTAGAATGGAAAGAGTTGAGTATAAAATCAGCGATAAACAAAACAGATTTTTGGGTTAAAAGGAGTAGAAAATTTAGAGAAGATGCTGATTTTATAGATTATTCCCAAGCTATTTACATTAATAATAAAGATAATATCTCTTTAAGGTGTAAAATACATGATTATAAATATAAACAAAGACCCTCTCATCATATGGCTAACACACAAGGATGCCCATATTGTATGAGACAAGTTATAATGTATAACGATACGACTATTATTTCACATAAAGATTTTATAGAAAACATAGAAGGGTTTATCTACGTCCTGATACTTTCAAATACTGGTGAATCATTTTACAAAGTAGGTATAGTCAGTAAACATAGGTTCGAGTATAGGTTAAACCAGTTACGTAAATACTACAAAGTTTTTGTAAAATACACAGAAGAATTAGATATGGTATCTGCCTATAACTTAGAGCAAAGATTTTTGAAAGAGTTTAAAAACTATAAATATGAGCCAAAAATAAAATTTCAGGGCTATACAGAATGTTTAACAACAAACCCAATAGATGAATATTACTATTGGTTTAATAATAAATAAAAATGAATCAGACAATAAAGAGAGTAGACCAAGAAAAAATCCTTTTCATGGATATAGAGGATGTAAGAAGAACAAAAGAACTAGATATAAACTCAAAAGAATTTGAATTATTTCGTAAAAAAACTCGTAACAGAGATACGGATGAATTTTTACCTAACGATGAAGTTATTTTAGAGTACCAGAAAAAAGCGGCTTTAAAAATGTGCTACACTAAGATAGTGTGTATTGGTGTAGGATTTATTAAAGAAAGTCAAGTACACATTAAATCTTTAGAAGGGACGGAGGAGGAGGTTATAAAACAGTTTTGTACAATAGCTCAATCTTTTGATTACATGTGCTTTTCTAATGGTATTGCTTTTGACTTACCAATGGTGATTAATAATGGATACAGATATTTTGATGTCTGTGAAATATTACCAGACAGATTTGTGACAAGTGGAAAAAAACAGTGGAATTTAGACAGATTGATCGATATTCAAGAAGTATTTAAAGGCACTCATTACTATGCCAGTTCTTTAGATGAAATGTGTTATCATTTTGATCTACCTAGCCCAAAAACAGATTTAGATGGTAGTCAAGTTTCAGATGAATACTGGAATAATGGTATAGAAAAAATAAGTAAATACGTTAAAGAAGATGTATTTTCGTGTATTAATATCTTTAAAAAAATGCGTTTCGAGCAACCATTTGAAAGTTTTGTAGACAAAAATAATACAACGCAAACAGAACCTTTAATACAACAATTACCGATATTAGAAAAACTTTATCAAACAAAACAGTTTGGTCAAGAGGTTAAAACATATTTGAAGAATCTTAAAATTTTGAAAAAAGATAAAGAAACAGTTAAAAAATTAGTTCTGGCTCACTATTTAGAAAAAGTAGAGGTTACAGCTCAAAATAAAAAAGAACTGCAAGAAATAAATAAATCACGAACAAATCAAGTTAACGAATTCTTTAAAACGCTATAATGAGTAAAGAAATAATTTTACCTAAAAAATACGAAGACAGAAATAATAAGTATCCTCAACATAAAGGAAAGTACAAAATATCTTATAGTCAATATACATCTTATAAAGATCCAGAGTATCAAAATGACTATTATGTGCAATATTTTTCAGGTGTTAATTTAGGAGGAAATGTTTTCAGTGATTTTGGGGGATACTGCGGAACTAAGATTGAACATAATGCTTTAGGAAAAGAATACGAAACACCTCTTTTAGATAGTGATTTAGCCATTCTAAGGGACAAAATAGATTATCCTGATAATTGTGTTTATGAAGATGAGATATGTGTGGATTTTGGAGATTTCGTATGTGAGGGGTATATAGATAGATCTTGGTATAGAGAAGATGGAGTAGAAATATTAGATTATAAAACTTTAAATATCGAGAAAAAGAAAGATTTTTATGCTTCTGAAGAATATGGTCAGACAACTTTATACTGTTATGACAGAGAACAATCTGGACATAACATTTTAAATTCTTCTGTTTGTGGTTTGGGTAGAAAAGGTCTGTCTTTTGAAGGTACTGGTAACTATAGAATCAGATTATCAGGGGAAGTTATTTATATACCAACACCATATTCTAAAGAGAGGGCAGAAAAGGTTTTAGAAAATATCAGAAAAGTAGCTGGACAAATTTCGGAGGATTATAAAGTTTATTTGAAATATTTTGGTTAATTAAAATAATAGTTGTAAGTTTGCAGAGGAAAAGCTGTTTTTAATTCTTTTTCCGCGAAATTAATGGTAAGGGGGGATTGCGTATTGTAATGGTAAATATTTGGAGAAAAGCCTTAGCGGGTACTTACAACGGGTTCGACTCCCCAATCCTCCACGAATAGCTTTAGAGCCGATGTCTCGGTTAGACACCTGAAGCGAAGCAGTAATGGACAGCCATATTTACTGTAGGATAATCTAAAGGGCTTAAAGGAGGTCGCAACTCCTTAATTTTAACTAAAGATAACAAATATGGATTTTAAAGATGTTTCAGAAACAGAATATCAAACTGCTTTAAGTGTCAGTCCTTTCATTGACCCTAGATGTAATGGAGTTGACGAAATAGTCAAAAATATTGCAAAAGCAATTCAATCAGCTATGAATTCAGTAGCAGTTAGTGATAATGCAGATAAATTAAAGGGGGTTATAAAAACTATGAGTTTATTTGATATGGGATTTAAAGTTACATTGGATGGGTTAACTTATCAAAAAGGTTTAAATGAGAATTCATTTTTTAAATCAGTATCATCTTATACAGAAAAGTTATGACAATGTATACATTAATAGAAAAACCTCCTTATGATAAGGGCTGTCCTACTTCTTATTGGATTAAGAAAGAAATTAAAATTTTCGGTTTTACTGTTTCTTCCTGCACAATAGGCGCATATGAAATAGATGATGATCATGGATACATGGGACAAATGCCTTTCTTTGATAGAGAATTGGCCGAAAAAAGATTAGAAATTTTAAAACAATAAGATATGTACACGAGAGATGGTGGATTAATTTTAAAAGACGGAGTTGTATTATCTACAGTTGAAATAGTAGATTTGTTAAATAAACTTCAAAAAGTAAATGATAAGTGGTACGCTTTAGAAGAAAAAGTAGCCAAGTATTATGAACAACCAGATCATGAATATGAGGATGATTGGGAATATGATGAAGAGGAAGGTAATTTATGTGATATTGGGGAAGATTGCGCAATTGCGTTCGGATATTTATAAACTTAAAAACAAATAAAATGAAAATAGAAGACATTATTAAATTATCATCCTCTGAATTAGAAAAATACTGTTTTAGCTTAGAAAATGAGGACGAAGACGGTTGGAAAGAAATTTCAAGAGAAGAAGATGGCTATTTTAGAGAAGGATCAAAATTCACAATTTTTTATTTTGAGGTAGAATGGGAAAGGGACGGGTATGAGTTATCTTACTATTTCGGTCAACATTCAGAAGATTGGGGAGATGATGAAATTCAAGGTATTAATTTAGAGAAAAAGAAAGATGAATAAAACATTTGAAAAACAAAGTACGATTAGTTTAGATTCAAGTCATCATTTGACAAGTGACGGAGATAATGGAATAATTTTAACTTTCCATGAAATAAGAGAGCGAGAAAAATTAGAAACAAAGAACGGTAAAAAAGTAAAGTCAGGTAAGACAGAAGAGTATTTATATGAAGGAAAACTTTATTTTACGAGAATTTGTCAGGCATTAACCTATTTCGTAGATAAAACTCAAAATGAATCAAAAACATTAGAAGAGTTAATCGCAAAAGTAGATTATAATACTAAACTTTTAGAGCGTTTAGACAGAGAATTTAAACAGTTTGATTAAAATTAAGTAGTTTGTATAAGTAGTATTATATTCTTATATTTGCATTCAAGACAGTGGATAGTTTTCTGCTGTCTTTTTTATTCGCCGAAATTTAAAAATTATAAATAAATGAGTATTTTTGACAAACGGATTGCCGTGAAACCCTACGAATATCCAGAGCTCTTATCCTACATGAATGCCATACGAGGCACAATGTGGTTTATAGATGAGTTTAAAGAAAGATTAGATAGAGATATTAGTGATTATCATAATGTTTTAACTAAGAAAGAAAGAGGTGTTATTAAAAGAGCACTATTAGCTATCTCTCAAATAGAAGTTTCAGTTAAAACTTTCTGGGGTAAAGTGGGGGATAATTTACCAAAACCTGAAATTTATATGGTTGGGTATACTTTCGCAATGAATGAAGTTATACATCAAGAAGCGTACTCCGAACTGCTTACCAGACTAGGCTTAGAAAGTGAGTTTGCAAAAGCATTGAAAGATCCTGTTATAGAAGGTAGAGTAGAATACCTCACTAAGTATATCAAAGGAGCGTCTGAAAATAAACAGGAGAACTATGCTTTAAATTTACTTTTATTTAGTGCTTTCATTGAGTCATGCTCTCTATTTAGTCAATTTTATATTGTTAAATCATTTTGCCAAAAGAAACAGAAACTAAAAACAGTTGATAATATTATTATGGCCACCGCTAAAGAAGAAGATGTTCATTTTCAGTTCGGTGTTGCTTTAATTAACATAATTAAGCGGGAATATCCTGAATGGTTTAATGAGGATTTTTATAATAAGATAAGAAGGGCTTGTAAAAAAGCGTATGAAGCAGAATTAAAGATTATAGATTGGATATTTAATGGTGAAGATTTAAGTTTTCTCAAAAAAGAAGAGGTTGAATTATTTATTCAAGATAGATTTAATAAAGCATTGAAAGAAATAGGTATTGAAAAAATGTTTGACATAGATACAACTAAATTAGGAGACTCATTAAAATGGTTTGAAGAAGAAAGAGTTTTAGATGTAAGAGTAGATTTTTTTGATATTCAATCTCCAAACTATACTATTGGCCAACAAGACATTTCCCCAGAATCATTATTTTAAAACTATAGAATGACAAAACAATTTGACAAATGGTATTGGTTAAACGACCAAAGTAAATTATTTTTACAAAACGGATATATAAAAGGAGATGAAAAAGAACATTTCAAAAAAATAGGGGATAAAGCCGAAAAAATTCTTAATAAAGAAGGTTACTCTGAAAAATTCTTAGATTATTTATCTAGAGGATGGTTTTTATTACCAACACCTGGAATTACAAATTTCTTAGATGAAAAGGAAAGTGCAATTAGCTGTTTCGGCTCTTACGTGGAAGACTCTGTTGAAGGTTTACTGCTAACTGATGCAGAAGTAGGCATGTTATCTAAGATAGGTGGTGGAACTTCTGGAGATTTATCGGCAATTAGAAAAGAGGGTGCTCCGATAACAGGCGGAGGTTTCGCAGATGGTGTCATGAGATATGTAAAAAGAATTCAAGACACTACAAGTTGGATTAGCCAAAGAAGTAGAAGAGGTAAATTTGCAGCCTATCTAGATGTTGAGCACCCAGATATTTTAAAATTCTTGACCATTAAAGACAAAACTTCGGATATACATGAAGTACCTTTTGCTGTTAAAATAGGGGATGAGTGGATTAAACAGCTAAAAGAAGGAGATGTGGAAAAGAGGGAGATTTGGGCAAAAATAATTAAAAAGAAGTTTGAAACAGGATTCCCTTATATAATGTTCAAAGATAATGTAAACAATGTAAGGCCAGATATTTATAAGGAATTAGGTAAGTATGTAAATAATAGCAACTTATGTTCCGAAATTCTATTATCTAATGATCACAAAAACACATTTGTTTGCTGTATAGGGGCAATGAATTTAGTGCATTTTGATGAGTGGAAAGATACAGATGCTGTAGAAGTCTTATTAAACTTACTAGACACTTTTTTATTGGATTTCATAGATAAGAATGAAAGTAACGTTTTAATGCACAGAGCTGTTAATTTTGCAAAAGATCAAATGGCCGTAGGAATTGGAGCAAGTGGCTATCATTCTTATTTACAAATGAATATGATTCCATTAGAAAGTATGGAAGCTAAGTTTAAAAATACTGAAATATTTAGTAAATTAAAAGAGCTGTCTTACAAGGCTTCTGAAAAAATGGCTTCGGAGTATGGTAAAGCACCTTTATTAAAAGATAATAAATACACTAGACGACATGTTACTTTAAATGCTATTGCTCCTAATACCTCAAGCAGTGAAATTGTTGGCCAATGGTCGCAAAGTATAGAGCCAGTTTATAGTAATTATTTCATTAAAGCTTTGGCTAAGTCTAAACATGCACAAAAGAACTTCTTTTTAGAACAGCTATTAACAGAAAAAGATAAAAACACAGAAGATGTTTGGGAAACAATCAAAAACAACAACGGTTCTGTACAACATTTAGATTTTTTAAGTGCTTTAGAAAAATCTGTATTTAAAACTTTTCCAGAAATAAGTCCTATGGAGCTGTTAATTCAAAATTCTACAAGAACAAAGCATATTGATCAAGGTATTTCATTTAATACAATGATTCCATTTGGTACTTCGGCAAAAGAAGTGAGTGATTATTACTTAAAAGCACATGAGTTAGGAATTAAAACTTTATATTACCAACTTAATCAGAATGCTGCTCAAACATTCACTCGAAAATCAATACTAGAATGCGATAGTTGTGCTGGTTAAAACCAATCAAATCCTCCAATAAAACGGGGGATTTTTTATTTTATATAAAGTTTTTACAAAAAAGCTTGCAAGATAAATAAATTAGTTGTAAGTTTGCAATAACAAAAATAATAGATATGAAAAAATATACGATCATTTATCAAAATGGCCACATAGTCAGTTTACAATATTTGAAATGTGAACCTTCAGCTATTTTAGAAGAGATAGGAAAATGGACAGACATTACAAATGTATGGTTTTTATTAGATGGTCATTGTAAACAAACAAAAGATTAAGTATGAAGACAGCGATTCGACAATTAATAGAATGTATGGAAAATGCATTTTTAGAAAATCAATTAAACAGCTCTAGTGATGTTTTAATACTGTGCAATTCTTTTCTAGAAACCGAAGAAGAGCAATTAGAAACCTCCTATCATAAAGGTTATGATGATCATTATCAAGGAGAATATGAAAAAGAATCTTATTATAAAGAAACATTTAAATCATGACAGATCAAGAACAACGAAAAGCAAATATCACTTTCATTAAAACAGTTTTTGTAACATTAATCATATTAGGAATTATCATTTGGCGCATAAATACAGTAAAATAACGAAAGAATCTACTTAACTATGAAAACAACATTTTATTTATTTGATAGGGATAACGGGGATTACTGGGTCAATGACAAACGATGTACTGAACTATTTACACTAGATGGATTTTTATATGAGCCAAATGGTAACATAGTTAAACACATCGTAGACCTAAAGACTAATTTTATAAAATCTCTAACGATAACCACCGTTAATGACAAATTTACCGAAAAATCAATAGAACGAAGAATAGTATTATACAAAAGTGAGTAAAAAATACAATAAAATAAATAAAGAATCTGTTTTAAATTTATTTTCGCGCGAAAAACAAGTAATAAACAGAAATTACATAGCAAAACAATTAAACTGTTCTGTATATAGTGTAAGAATAGCTTTAGAAGAATTAAAAGACGATAATAAAATTAAATTAAGTAATTATGGATATATTAAAAACAATTAAATATTACAACAATCGCCCTGTATTAGTTTTACAAAAACATGAAGTAGCTGATTTTTATCAAATACTCGTAGATATTGAAATACAAGATATTGATTTAGATCATATCGCAGAATCTTTCAGGGGTTGTGATGCTTGTATGGTTGGTCACAAATCAACATGTTACTGTGATGAATCAGTTGCAAAAGCCTATGATGTTGTAGAGCGAATTATCGAGGATTATAAAATAAAAGATCAGCAATTATTTTATGTTCCAGCTAAAGATTTAAAAGATGTTCCTTTCGAGTGGAGAGAAAACAAAGGTCTTGTTGATAAAATTAAAGGAAATAAAGATGTTCTTAACGGACTGATTGATATTGTTGCCGAAAATAAGAGCTTGATTAAGCAACAAGAAAAACAATTGTCTGACAACAAATCAGAAATTTATAAGATGGATGCTGTTGTTGAGAACAGAAAATTTTTAACTGAAATGGCAATTAAGGATTACGATAAATTAAAATCAGACATCAAAGAATTAGAGTCTAAAAAGAAATTAATTGTTGTTGATTCCGAGGTTAAAATTGAATATTCAGAGTATGAAAAATTACTAAAACGGGATGAAATACTCTCTGCTTTGGAAATTGGTGGAGTTGATAATTGGGAATGGTATAGTGAATCACTTAAAGATATAAATGATGAAGAATAATACAAGAGAATTAAGTGAATTAGGACAAGAAATAAGTAGAGATAAAACAATACTTCTTCAAATAGCTATTGAATTAGGATTATTAGAAGATAAATCACTATATCAATACGATTTTACAGATTGTGGTATATGGGGAAGCAATGATTCTTATGCAATAATTTCACCACAACAAAACACAATAATCAGAATACCTAAAAATGTAAATGAATTTGAAAATTTACCAGTTAAAATTTATAAAAAATTAGAAGAGTATGGCTTTATTAAGTCTGAAACATCTACTAGTGAAAATGTAAATAATTTAAGAGATTTATGTTATAAGGCCTCTTTCGACGCAGGATGGCACACAAACTTAGAAACAGGAGAATTATTAGAAAGAAACAAGGCTGAGATGTTATGTTTAATTCACAGTGAAATTTCAGAAGCTATGGAAGGTGAAAGAAAAGGATTGATGGATGATCATTTACCTGATAGACCAATGGCTGAAGTTGAATTAGCAGATGCTGTTATTCGTATTATGGATTATGCCGGAAGATGGGGATATGATATTGGTGGTGCGTTGGTAGCTAAGGTTTTGTACAATAAAAATCGTAAAGATCATAAGCTAGAGAATAGGATTAAAGATGGCGGTAAAAAGTTTTAATTATGAAAAAAGAAGTAACAGCTAAATTCACTTTGCTAGGCGATGAAATAAACGAAGCATTTTATGATGTGTTTGTAAGAAAAATGAAGGGTGCTAATATTAATGCAGCATTCTCACCAAAAGATATAAAAATTGACTTTAATGATTTTTTAGAAGTTTCACTAACAATATATGAAGAAAAAGAAATAAACTGATATGTACTACAAAATAACGAATAAAGACTCAAAAGTGTATAAAGAATTACACGCTTTAAGAACTAAAGAATTAAAAATCGAGGAAGATAACATCAAAGCTATTGAGGAAAAAACAGGAATGACTTGGGAAAATAGTTTTGGTAATCATGGCCAACAAACTTTTAGACGAGTTTCTTCTTATCAAGGATTTGAGTTTAAAGAAACGGAGAAGATTGATACTAAGATTTGGAAACAACATAAAGAGCACGCAGAACTTTATGTTCCAAATACAAGAACTAAGCTTGGCCGAGAAATGCAAGAGTTTTTAAATAATGGATTGCAAGGAAGTAATTATAATAGAGTTATTGATATTTTAGATTTAGAGCATTTAAGAAGATTTACTTTTCCTTTTGTAGAAATTGTTGACGATTTAATTATTATCTTTCTGGGAGACGGCCACGAACCTAAAGATGAAAACTTAATAGAAATAACTAAGAAAGAGTTTCAAAGTTTAAGAGAAGAACTTGTTATTGTATAAATATGAAAGAGACAAGAGTAAATTCAGAGTACGTAACACATATTAAGATTACACCAGCTGTTAATAGTGGTTTTGAGTGGCGAGATAAAGTAGAGAAAAGAGGCTTGTTTGGACGAGATAAAAGCATACCAGAAGGGTATTATTCTAAATGGGGGCATTGGCTTGATGTTGAAAATTGGAAATATCTTAGTATTATTGATAATGTTGTTTGGTACCAGCCTTTTTTAGAAGTTTTTTGCGGTGAAACTTTAGTTTATAGTGCCCATTACGAGACGACAGAGGAAATTAGAGAACTTTGTCAAAGAGAATTTCCATATATAAATGTTATTTTATCATGAATTACGAATTACAAAAATTAGTAGAAGCACACGAAGCATTCTTAGACACAGATATTCCAGATTCAGATTGGGATAAATTAGATGGTGATCCAATTCCTGGCGGAGAGCTAGAAATAAAATGGAAAGGAAGAGAGTTCACAGATGAAGGTTATTTCTTTTCTTTACCTACAAGTGACACTGAAATATATGATATTTGTGTTCATATTCCTGAGCCAGATAATAGTGATGGAATGGACAGTGCGCCATCTGTTTGGATTAATTTATATCAGTTGATAATGAATAAACAAGTTAAATGGATAAAATGTAGGTAAATATGAGTTATATAAATTACGAAGTAATGACTTCAAAGTATTTATCTCTCTATGAACTAGGAGTATTACAACTTATCAAGCAAAACAGAATAGAAGATTTAAGCACAGAAATTGAGTTTTCGGTATCAGACTCTCAAATTATAGAAAAGTGGTCTGAAATAGGCTATATTGAAGTAATTAAAGGTAAAAAAGATCAATCATTATACCAGAAACTCCGCACAACAAAATTAGGAAATGATATTTTGGATGATGTTGGCACTCCTGAGGTAACGGAAGGTGATTTAAAGATGAGAGATTACCTTATAACCATGTATTTAGATCATGAAGATGAAGAGAGAGTTATTGGAAATAAAAAACTAATTGGTGTTTATATTAGTATAATGACAAAGCATCTTAATTTAAACTTACATGAGTTTTATTATTTATGTGAATTATTTTTAGAACATCATAAATTTACCAAAAAACTTGAGAATATTTTCTTCGATAAGAATAAAAACCGTTATAAAGAGTTTAAAAATAATATTGAAGAATCACCTTTATTCCAATTCTACGATTTAAGAAAAAACGAAGTCGAGTATTATTGGAAATTAAAATTAAAAGAATAAATTATGGCGTTGAAGACGGGAAAAGAGTTAACAGAAGAAACAGTAGCTACAATTCGAAAATTCCAGTCTGGGGAACTACAGCCTATTTCTACAGGTATAGAACATTTGGACGAATCTCTGCTTTCAGGACTTACTCCTGGAATTGTTTTAGGATTAATCGGGCGAAGTGGTCACGGAAAAAGCTGGGATATGGAGCGAATTCAACGCCACATTCTTAAAACGCAAAAAGATGTTTTATATATCAACTGTAATTGGGAGCTAAGTCATTTTAAATTATTATTGCGTGATATCTCTCAAAGAACTGGTGAACATATTGGAACCATATTATTTGAGAAACCTGACAAAGAGCGTCATGCTAAATTAAAAGAGATTTGTGATGATAATAGAACAGAAAATGTTTTATACCAAAACGAGCCAGTCACGCCTGATGTATTTTCGTCAGACATAGAAGAGCAAATTGAAAAACACAAAGACAAAAAAATTGTTGTAGCTATTGACAACTTGGAGAATATTTTAGTTTCTAAAGGATCGCAAAAGGATTCTATGGATGCGCTTTTATACCAAGTTAACCGTTTAAAAAACTTACATCCTTATATTTGCTTCATTGTGTTGAATCAGATGAACCAAAATTACATTTTGAGGATGGATAATCCTAAACATCATAGGCCTATTGATAGTGATATTTATGGAACAGACCAACTCTTTAAGCTGTGCGATGTGTTATATGTTAAACTTATTCCTTGGAAGTTAGGTATTCGTGAGAAGTTCATGGTATTTGGAAAAGATTCTTATGATTGGCTAGATGAGCATAAAATATTTGGTTCTGGAAATACAGCTAGTTTTGACCCATATGGCCGAGCATTTTATTTTTATCTTAAAACTAGATCGGTTAAAGATGATAAGAATATAAAGGATTTATTTATTGAACAAATGTTTACTAAGGAAGGTCAAAATTCGGCGAAAAAAGAAGTAAATAAACCAAGCTTTTCTACAAATACATTACCATCATTCAATACTGTTGATTTCACTGTAGAGAAGCCGTTGCAAGTAGCTCCTAATTTTGATTTAGCTTCTGCTTTTGATGTTCCTGATACTAAGAAATCTGAAGATCCGTTCTAGTATTCCACTTTTCGGGAATTAAATTGATTATTACACTTTTTTGATTAAGACAGAATGAGGAGAAATCTTTGTCCTGTTTTTTATTTTCTACTGTTTTATTCTTTTTCCGCGCCGAAATTAAGGCTTACTCTAAAATTAAGTTGTTTGGTGAATGGATATTATTTTTGTATATTTACAGCTTTAAAATACGAAATACAAAGATTTTATCCATCACCTCTAAAATCGTCAAAATAAATAAGATAACCTCTTACCAAAAAGGACTAATAGAAGGATGCGTGATGGCTCTAACTGTTAGTTTTTTGCGTTAGGAGGTTTTTGTATTTTTAAATAGGCGGTACAGAAGTGTATCACATCCTAGAGAGCGAAAGTTAGTATAGGATCAGAAGTCGGGTTGTAATTCTCAAATAGAGAACGAGTTGTCCCCGATAGCCGAAAAAAGAGCTTATACATAGGTTAGTGGGTACATTTAGACAAGATACGATGAAATGGGTAAATCTTGCAGTACGTAGGTGAACGAGGAAGTAATACACCCTCAACGAACGGCACTCAGCTAAAAGTCATAAGTTAAAATCGCCCTCAATAAAAAATAAACAAAATCAAATATATTTGGTTAAATTGTGGAAAGAAATGGGGGTCAGAGAACGTAAAAGTTCTTAAAGGGGATTCTTATGCTCGAAAATTACTTTATTAATTGTATTATTCTTTGCTTCTTGTGCTTTATTTTTCTTGGCGGAATAATTAAAATAACTGTTTTTGACACTCTTTGTCTACAGAGTTTCCGCCGTTATAATCAATAGCACATATTTATTTAACAGTTTTGCCAATCTTCGCGCGTAAAAGAGTAAAGAACAGTTGAAAAAGAAACGGAAGTTAATATAAAGTCACTGTTAGAAGCCCTAATTATACCCAGTTTAAAAATAATCAACAAAAAGCTTGTAGGAATCAAAAGTAATACTTAGATTTGTAGAAATAAAAAAGCAAAACATTATGTGGATAAAAGATTTAGAAAAATACGATGAGAATTTAACTTTAGCTGAATTCAAACAAGTTATAAAGCACAAAGAAGAAGCTGTTAAAAATAAGGAGGAAGAAATATTCACTATTCTTAAAAATGAATTTAAAAATATTTGTTTGAAGAGATTTTATAAATGCCCTCTTTATGGAAAAACTCTAGAGATATATTATATTGAAGAATTGACACATAAAGAGAGAACTGATCAATGGAGCTTAATTTATACGGTAGTTGGCACTAAACTTTCTTTTTCTCGCCGAGATGTAAACTATCGTTCATTAGTAAATGAAAAGTTTTCAGAAAAAGATTTGAGAGCAATGGAAGTCATATGTGAATTAGAACATAAATCATATATGAATAAATACGATAAGATTTCAAAACAGCTAGAAAAATTAATAAACTAAACAAAAAAATTATGATAAGATTAAATATAGAAGTAGAAACAGATAATGATTTTAGTTTAGATTTTAATACTCCAAACAAAGCACTAGAATACATCATTAAAAAATTCGAAGGTGGTTATACTATGGAAGTTGACTTTTACCAAAATGAAACTGATGTGGTAGAACATATAATTGATTTTCTAGAAAATATAAAAATTAATTCGTCTAAGGATTGGCATGAAGAAGACCTTAGAGAAGGTGTGGCGGGGTATAAAAAGATTCTAAAAGAAAAAGGATTACAATCGTGTGGAGACATATTAGGCGGTAATTGGCAGTTTTTAATTACTTTAGATAGAATTAATGTAGAAAAGTATATTTAATATGAGTTGGAAATACACAAAAGATAAGTTACCTAATACGTATATAACAGGTGATTTTGACGGAAAAGAAAGTGATTACATGTTAGTTCAATGTAAAGATTATAAATATCACATAGCTAAATTCAATGATGGTATCTTAGACGGACAAATATTTGAAGAGTGGTATGATAATGACAATTATGATTTAGGTCAAGAAGTTATTAAATGGATGGAAATACCTTATTAATTATGAAGACAGTAGTCAAACAAATATTAGATAACAGAGATAAGAATTTCGACGCAAATAAATTTATAAAATGGCTGGACGAAAATAGACAGAATCTATTACATTTAGAAAAACAAAACATAATTGACACAGCTATAGAATTTGGGATGCACGGAAAAGAAACAATGCAAGAAAGAGGAGAAGAATATTATAATTTAGTTTTTAAATCATGACACCACTAGAATTTTTAGAGAGTAAAGGAATTACAAATTTAGTACAACCATTACAAGCTGCTAAGGTAGAGCTACTTTTGGAGGAGTATGGTGATTTAGTTCTTTCTGTTGCGGCAGAAAAGGCCGAAATACTAGAATACTTTGAATTAGACTATCAATGGTACAGTGTAGACAAAGGATCAATTTTAAACTGTTTGAAAGATAAGTAATGGAAAAAGAAGAACAACTCAGAATTTACTGGGAGCGCCGAAAAAACTGTGAAAAAGGAAAACATAAATTAAAAGACAACAATTTCGGTATTACTTGGTGTGTGACTTGTGGATATTTATCTAATAAACCCGCACCTCTAACAGCATTTAAAAACAGTAATCTATTACAACCTGACGATCAATTAATTTGGCCAAATAAAATAATATAGATATGAAGACAACTTTTTACATAGGTATACAAGAAGATACAGAAAATTGCTATTATATCAATAATTGCCCTTGTGAAGAATTTCTTGTTCTGGACAGTGTGTTATACGAACCTAACGGAAACATAGTTAAAGAGACTGTAGATAAGGAAACTAACTTTACAAAAAGCCTGACTATTACATATGTTAATGATAGATTTATTAACAACACCATAGAAAGAAGAATACTTTTTTATAAAGCACCATAGATATGCGAGCCAAATTATATACAAGTAAAATAATAGACGATTTGATATCCTCTATTTCAGATAAGAGGCTTAAAGAAATTGAGATAGAAATGGAAAAATTTGATAATATGAAAGAAATTTGTAAATTAGCGCGCGAAAAAGGATTTAAAGCAAAAACAGTTTCTACTTCCGTAACACTAAAATACCATTTAGGAGAAGGAAAGAACTTATTAATAAATGATACTTGTGATTATCTTTTACTTTGTGAGATTCAGAAGTGGATTAGGGAGGAATTGAAAATAGATATTGCTGTATTTATTGGTGCATTAGGATATTGTTGGAGTGGAACTGATATTGTTGATGAATCTTATGTAAAGATATCTGATTTAAAAGATGGTGTTTATGATACATATGAAAAATGCCTAGAATCCGCAATAAAACAAACATTAGAAAATGACACAAAATAATACGTGGCTCCAAGACTCCAAAGAACACGAAGATAACTTTAATATAAACAAAAATATTTATTGCAATGAAATACGAACTACAAGATAGATATCCAGGATGTCCAGATTATTTCAAAAAAGGAACAGTTTTAATTAGGTATTCTCCTATTTTTGGATTTAGTTATTATTCCGATATTTATGATAATTTTAGAATCGCCGCGAAAATAGTAGAAAACGAGCCACTTTGGTTTAAAGAGATATAGTTATGAGCATAGAAGAAATTAAGCTAAAAATGTTGGAGTATAGAGATTATTTTGGTAGCTCTTTAATAAATTCTAATAATATAGAGAATTGTGAAGATATAATACAACTTGCGGAAATACTTGATTATCATGAACAATTTATAGGAGATCAATGTAATGATGCCCAGAATGGGGTAAATAGATTTAAACGTGATTTAGGCTTATATTAGATATGAAAAGAACAGATATAGATTTCAGCAAACATATTTTATATGAAACACATTATACTAATCCTATTACAGGACATAATCTAGATGTGTGGGAATTAAAAGTACCAAATACAATGTGGTATAGAGTTATTTTTATTAATTCTTGTGGAGTTTTGACAATTGATGGCGATTATGGCCGTTTTAGTTTTTGTCGCGAATTTCATCCTTCAAAAGATGGTCTAGTAAGTGACGGATATTGGCTGGAAAAAATGAGAAGAGACAATTCTTTAACTTATGATGAATATGATTCAGAGGCCACGGAAAAAGAAATACAAGAGTTAATTGATACAGGACTCCAAGAATATGGCTATGAAGGAGAGGATTTAAAAAAGTTAAAAAGACAGTTAACCGATTTATTACATTATGTTGACGATAAAATAGCCTATCAGTATCACGCTTTTAGAGGAGACATAGATTTAGAATATGAAATGATTCCTTATTGTAAACAACAAAATATTCAATTAGACATTTGTTTTGATGCTTTTGATTGGATCTGTAAAATGATTAGAGAAAATGGCGAGGTATAAAGTAACAACAGAACTAAAAACACCCATTTGGAAGAAAGTACTTAGATGGATGAGATTATATCCTAAAATGGAAAGTTTTGAACTTAGATTTCATGATGCTTGGGCAGATTCATTTACTAAAAATCATATATTAGTATCAAATGGCGCGGAAATAAAAATAATAAAGAAATTATAATGAAAGAATGGTGGCAAACAGTAAATAAAGAAGACCCATATTTATGCAAGCTTTACAGTAGTATGTTTGGTACAGCAGAACAAAGAATCGCTCAATTGTATATAATTAGGAAAGGATTTAATTTTAGCAAACATGGAAAATAAATACTATATTTCAACCTTAGAAGATGAGAATGTAAAAGCTTATTGTATTATGAGTGATGAAGGTTGTGTAATGGAGTGTAATCAAATGAGTAATGATAAGAAGTTTTATGAAGATGTGGAAAGATTATCCAAGTATTACAACTGTATAAAAATAGAAGAATTAACTCCAAAAGGCCAAGAAGCTTTAGATTCTAGAAAATATACAACTATCCCTAATATATCTGTAGCTATAGGAAATTATATAAAAACGGATGCAGGAAAGAAAGCTGTTTTAGACTATGTAAATTCAGTGGATGGGTTTGACTACAGTTTATTGAAAGAGCTTGTTAATTTTCGGCGGGACAAAAATAAATAACAAAAGATGAAAGAAAAGATAATAGACATAGAAACAGCAATTCTAGCAGAAAGTAAAGAGTATAATATTCCCTGTTGGGACTTTATTGATATAGCTGATGAGGAATCTTCTGTTATGGATTATATAGGCGATAATTTTGAAGAAAAGCTAGAATATGCTAAAGAATTTGTAAAGTATTGGAGACCAACTCAGTCTGTACTTAAAAACTGGTTAAGAGAAGAACATAATATAGATGTAGATGTTTCAAGAGATACAGAAGTACATTATAAAGATGAAACTAGATGGATAGTACATGTTTCAAACTGGAATCATATAAAAGTAATTAAAACTCCTATAGCTCACATAAACAGTCCTGCTGATTGGTACGGAATAGATTTTAAATCTTATGAGGAGGCTTTTGAGAAGGGATTATTTAATGCGTTGAAATTATGTTAAACTTCTTAGATCTATTTGAAAAATTTACAGAAAAAGGAAGAGATGAGGAATTCTTCTGGTTAGTTATAATACCTGCTATGCGTCACTTCTATAAAGTCAATTTTAATAAAACAATAGATTATTCATTAATTGCGCAAGACGAGTGGAAATATTTGAACACTTGGATTGATCACCAAAAACATATTTGATATAATGGAACAATACATATCATTTGAAACTGCTAAATTAGCAAAAGAAAAAAGTTTAGATTTACCTCATACTCACTATTATGTTTATCCATTCATGAATTTTAAAGCTGATGGGCAATTGAATAAAAACTTAATGCCTGAAGACTACAACGACAATATGTTTCAGATAGTTAAAAACAGAAAAGGTCAGCCTCATATAGCTCCCGCTTATACACAAGCTTTTTTGCAACAGTATTTAAGAGAAATACATAATATTAGACTGTTGATAGACTTTGAAACTATAGATGACTCAGAGACTGCTTATGTATGGAATATAGTTTATGATATTCCTGAGGGTAAAGGGAGAAAAAAGGATACGTGGGATTTTTATGAACGACTGTCAAGTTTCTCTATGGAGTTAATGACGTGGTATAAAACATATGAAGAGGCGTTGGAGTTTGGTTTACAGCGAGCGTTAGGAATGGTAAAATCCGCGGAAGAAAAAACTAAAACAACAGTTTAATGAAAACATACATAATAACAGAAGAAGATATAACAAGATTAATTGAAAGCTTTAATGCTGACAGTCATAAATATTGGTATGAAGACAAAGTTGATAAGTGGGAAGAAAGTTTAGAGGAAGTCAAATATAAATCTAATAGTGAGCCTTTTTATATAGAAGATGCACCATATAATTGGGAAGAAACAGTTAAAAGATTTGTTGTAATTGAATTGGAGGATAAGTTATGAAATACTTTAAGAAAATACATGAAGAGTGGGCAAGCGAAGAACTAAGGCAATCGGCCGCGAAAAAAGAATTAGATCAAGATTTTGTAAATTCAATGATCCTAGGAATACCAACAGCTTATAAATTTGATAAAAATAGAAATTTATGAGCATAGAATCTGTATTAAACGCTTGGTATAATAGAAAGGAAAAAGGTTGTGATCATATTTATTATGAATTTACTTCTGACATAACAATATTAACTAAAGGTCAAGTAAAAACTAAGAAGTGTTTGAAGTGTGGAGATTTATTAGTTAAATAATTTCGCGGGAAAAGAATAAAAAGACAGAAAAAATGGAATTATACATACACTATATAAATAACAATTCCTACGTAATACTAGACTACTGTGAAATACAAGAAGATGATGTATGGGTAGAGGCAGTAATTTACAGAGAGTTTGGCTATACTAAGAAATATTGTAGATCAAAGCAGGAGTTTTTTGAAAAATTTAAATTGGAGGAATAATAATGTTAGATTTAAAGGGTAAATATTTTAATAGTTGGTTAGTTTTAGAAGAAGTTGAAAGGGATAAACATAACAAGAGAGTATGGAAATGTTTGTGTGAATGTGGGAAGATTAAAAATATCACCCAAGATAATTTAACCACTAACAAATCTAAAAGTTGCAGAGATTGTAGTTTAACTTTAAGAAAATCTAGGCCTAAAAAAGAAGATCACCGACTATATTCTATTTGGAAAAATATGAAATCTAGATGCAGTAATCCTAATAGAGCCTGTTATAGTAGTTATGGAGGAAGAGGTATTAGAGTCTGCGAAAGATGGGAAAATTTTGATTTATTTGTAGAAGACATGTATAATTCATTTCAAGAAGGATTGTCATTAGATAGAGAAAATGTTAATGGTAACTATTGTTTTGAAAATTGCAGATGGGCAAATACAGAAGAGCAAGCGAATAATAAAAGAGATTCATTAGAACTACTATTTGAGGGAGAGTATTATACTGAGGCACAATTAGCAAGAAAAACGGGAGTGAGTAGAACTACTATACAACAAAGAAGAAATAGTGGATATTCTGTAGAAGAAATGGTGTATGGTAAAGAGGGTGTAGGTAAATTTGAACTTGAATATAAGGGAAATGTATACAATGGAAAAGAATTAGCTGATCTAATTAAGGTTGATGCAAATGCATTTAGATACAGAATACGAAAAGGAATGTCTATAGAGGAAATAATTGAAGAATATAAATTATGAAATATAACCTAGATAATGTATACGTAACCGATATAGAAACTACTGGACTTTTAGATGTAATTAAATCTAAGGAGGATCTTCACGTATTATCTGTAGCTTGGAAAGTTGAGGAAGAATGGAAAATAAAATCAACAAATAAAGAGGAAGATATAAAAAAACTGTTTGAAAATCCTGATAATACTATTGTAGGACATTTTTTTCTGGGATATGATTTGCCAGCTCTTAAGATTATGTTTCCAGAAATTAATTTCCAAGCTAAAATAATTGATTCTCTATCGTTAAGTCATTACCTATACAATGATAGATTAAAACACGGTCTTGAAGAATGGGGTATCGAGATGGGGTATGAAAAAGTAAAAATATCTCCAGAAGAGTGGGCAAATCTATCTTATGATAAAGCTGTTGAACGTTGTGAACGAGATTGTTTAATAAACGCCTTATTATGGGATAAACAGTTGGATTTATTAAGACAATTATACGAAACTGATGATGAAATTCATTCTCCAATATCAAGAGCTAATTTTAAAATAGAATTACAACATATTCAAGAAAATAATAAGATAAAACTAGATGTAGAGCTATGTAAAAAAAACTTAGCTTATCTTGAAAAAATTATATCTGAAAAAGAGACTGAACTCAACTCTATCTTACCAAAGATTCCTATAGTATCAACAAGAAATAGACCAAAAGTACTCTATAAAAAAACAGGAGATTTAAGTGAAAGTGGAAAGAAGTGGTTTGAAATGGTTAAAGCTTGCAATTTACCAGAAGATTATGATGGTCAAATAAATGTTACTACAGGATACACTGAACCTAATTGTCAGAGCACTAAACAAATGAAAGATTACTTACTATCACTTGGATGGGAGCCAAAATTATTTAAAGATGGAGCAAATGGAAAAGTTCCTCAATTAAGAGATGATGAGAAAAATTTGTGTAAAAGTATACAAAAACTAATAGAAAAAAATCCTGAATTACAATCACTTGATGGATTAAGCGTTGCACAACATAGAGCAGGCTATTTAAAGGCATTTTTAAGCACTATGACAGAAGATGGTTATGTTACAGCATCTTGGTCTGGAATGGCAAAAACATGGCGCGTAAAACATATAAAACCAATTGTTAACTTACCTTCAAATAATTCACAATATGGAGAGTTAGTTAGAAAGTGTCTAATTGCTCCAGAAAAGAAATTATTAGTAAACGCAGATTTATCAAGCCTTGAAGATAAGACTAAGCAATGTTCCATTTATCCTTATGATAAAGAGTATGTTGAAACACTAAATACTCCTGGATATGATGCCCATTTGAAAATTGCACTTTTAGGAAATTTTATGTCAGAAGATGAGATAGACTTTTATAAAATCTATAGTAAGTGGTCAAAAAAAGAGGAAAAAAATACAGAAGAATTATATAAAGAAATTCCAGAAAGTTTTAAAATTTACAATATTACAGAACTATATGAACAGTTTAATAGATTATCTAAAGTTCGCCACACATGTAAGACCACTAACTACAGTGCCACATATTCAGCATCTCCTAAGAAAATTGCAGAAACAGCAGGGGTAGCTTTAAAAGTTGGGCAAGCTTTACATAAAACTTATTGGGATCTTAACTGGAGTGTTAAAAAGTATACTGATAATTTAACTGTTAAAACTGTAGAAGGTAAGAATTGGATCTACAACCCTTTCACAAAGTTATGGCTACTACTAACTGCGGATCATATTAAATTTTCAGCATGTAATCAGAATTTCGGGTCTTGTGTGTTTGATACTTTTTTATGGTATTTAATCCAAGCAGGTGTGAAGCCAATAATGACGGTACATGACGAGGCCTCCTGGTATATTAATGAGGGAGAGGAGGAGAAAACTAGAAAGATTATTCAAGAAAGTATGGATAAAGTTAATAGGGCATTTAATCAACCAATTCAATTTGAATCTTCCCCAGAGTTTGCAAAATCTTATGGAGACGTACATTAAAATTTGAAATATCCGTGTGTTTACTTGCACAGTAAATTAATATCATTTATATTTGCATTAAAATTAACTGTTTTTCACTCTTTTTGCGCGCCAAATGGCTTAAAAGAATTGCGAAAAACACCTAAAATTATAAAATAATGGCCAAAAAAGTAAAAGTAGAACTAACTCAAGAGCAAATCTACGAACAGAATAAAGCAAGTACAATAAAAGATATCAAAGAAGATTTCACTAGAATTGGATATGCTCCAAATGACAGAAAGAAATTTACGATAGGAGAGGATGTTTATGTACATAACGGAGGTTTTATTTCGGCCAAAGTAGTTGATATAATAGATACAGATATTTATGAAGTATTTATAACTTATAAAACTACTAAGTCTTATTCTTCGGATGAATACATTGACGCTAGAAAACGAATTTTAGGATGGTATGATGTTTTTAAATTAAGTAATAGAGAGTGTGATTTAGATTTGGGTGAAGATTTAAGACTTCAATTCATGCAACAAAGTGTGAGTTCTTTAGTAGAATCTTATATAATTAGTTTTGGAGTTGATTTTAATCCTGATTATCAAAGAGAGTTAGTATGGAATAATGAAAATAATGAGAAACTTATTGAATCTATTTTTAATAGAGTGGATATTGGGAAGTTTGTATTTATTCACTTAGGATACAGTTTACCTATAATGTATGAGATCCTCGATGGAAAACAACGCTTAACTGCCCTATACAGATTTTTCACTGATCAGTTTACTTATAAAGGTTATTATTATTCGGAACTTCCTTGGGAATTTAAATATGTGTTTGAAAATACGGCGGTTTCTGTAGCTGTTACTAGAAAAGAAAATATGAGTGAGAAAGCAGTTTTAAACTATTTCTTGAAATTAAACACTTCTGGAAAACCTATTGCAAAAGAGCATTTAGATAAAATTGAGAAACGATTTAAAGAATTATAAAATGACACCAAAAGAGAAAGCAAAAGAACTACAGAAAAACCATTTAGATTTCTTTGGAGTAAGTAGTGACAAAGTTGCAGAATGGAAAGCTAATCAGTCGTCTATAAGAACTGTTGAAGAAATCTTATCGGAGTATAATGGATACAGAGTGAAGTCTTATTTGACAATTCCGCAAGTAAAAGAAATAACTGAATTTTGGTATGAAGTAAAAACTGAACTTGAAAACAATGACAACTAAAGAAACAGCAATTAAATTTGCATTGTGGTTAAGAGAAGTAGATACTCAGGAAAGAGCTGAAGAATGGTTTGGATATAGTGATGAGGACATGTATGACTGTTTTTTAAATCTTTTTTCCGCGAAATCCGAACAACCTCGATTTAATGCGCCAAATAAGGACGGAGTATATAAAAGAAATGATTCATTTGATATGTAAATTATGGAAAAACAAGAATTTTTTGCTATGTTTGGAATTTATTTTGGTCAGCACTATTGGGCTTTTGATCCAGCTTTACAATTAGCAAATACCAACTGGGATTTCTATGAAAAATCAAACTTTAATGAGGATGCTTTAGATATGATTAAAACCTTCATTACATCCGCTAAAAAATTTTATTCAATACACGGACAAATACAACCAAATAGATATGAAATACGAAAATAATATAAATTACGATAATAAAATTGAGGATACAAGAGAAGCCCAAAATGAACTTATAATGTTAAACGCAGTAAAAGAGTTGTTGAAAGATAATGACTTAGCTTGTGAAGTGACTATTAATGGTATAACTGTAGGTTTGTGCTCTAACCTTTCTGTTCTGCCCGCCATAAAAAAGAATATAGCTGAAATTAATAAGTTTTTAAAAGGAGATCCAAATGAGTGGGAATAATTTTAATCCAATAATGTTTTTCATAATTCCTTTCTTTGTATGTTGTACAATCTTACTTTGGTTAAAGTATTTAAGTGCGGTATTCGTAGTTTACACAGAAACAAATAATAAAAAAGTTTTAAAGTATATGATTTTAACATTAATATCAGGTGCGATAACAGTTAAACTACTTATAAGATGAAAGCACTAGATATCTATTTCCTAACACACGGATTTAACCAAGAAGACTATGTAATTTCTAATTATGATAATACTTGTATACGTAATAAAGACTTATTCAAAGCTGGATACGAAGCTAAAAATGAATTGATTCAGAAACGTATTGATGAGATAACAGCAGAAATAAAAGGGTTATCGGGTGGTTCTATGAAGACAAGTTTTAAACTAACTGCTTTACGCGCCGTGAAAAAAGAACTAAAAAGTTTGTTAGTCTCAGAATAAATACGTAAGTTTACAAAAAATAAATAGAAATGGAGCAAATTGATATTGACGCAGCTAAAGTATTAAAAAATAGAATGTGGTTAGCAAGTTTGAAAGATTTCTATGAGCCAAAAGATGTTCTTAGATATTTTGACGAACTTGAGAGGCTTGAACCGCCCAGAATAAGTAAATATGAAAGTTTTGATATACATCCGCCTGAAAACTTTTTTACTTCTGAAACACTTAAAAAAGGATTAATTTTATTAAAAGAGAGGCGTATTAGGAATCTTCAAGAGGAGTTGGAGACTTTAAGAAATATAAAAATACCTAAAATAGAAAACGAACTTAAAAAATTAATAGGCTCATGAAAATAAAAGCTTACACCGAAGGACTAGATATGAAACAGTTTAAACACATCCCTTCAATTAGTGTTTATAACCAGAACTATTATAATGGATTTAATAAAGACTTATTATTTGCTTCAAGTGACGACGATGATACAACAGAATGGTTTTTAGTTGAGCATATTGAATTTAAGTATTTAGGTAATTCTTATGTTTCTCAAGATGACGTTTTAAATTTAAATAAATAACAATATGGCTTTAGGAACACAATTCTCACCAATACTAGAAGAAATAGCAGATGCTCTTTTAGAAAATTACGAAACAAAACCTGAATTCACTTTAGAAGGGTTTAAGGCTGCACTTTATATCTTTCAATCTGCTTTGATGGATAAAATGTATACTCTTCAAACTACAGAAGAAATTCCAAATGATATTAAAATGGATATGGCTTCAAAATTAGGAGGAGATTTAAGAGATTTAGTCAAGATATATTGTAATATTGATACTCATGAACTATACAGTTAATTGGATATTATTTGCTTTGTTTTTAATTCTTTTCGCGGAAAATAGACTAAGACCCAGGTTATTCAAAACTATATATGGTGATTGGATACTTTGGTTTACTTGGCGAGGTAAAAGAAAATTTTATATACTTTTTAAAAAATGAAAAAATTAATTATTTTACTATTATTGTGTATCAGTTGTAATGCACAACCTAAATACGCTTTTGTAACTGTAGGGTTTGATGTAAAGAATGCTTTGGTAGGATCTGCACCAACAAATAATAAAAGTGCTTTAGATGGCCAGATTAAGATAGGTGCTACTTACAACAACTTTGAAATGATTATGCAATATGAAAGTTTCAATAAAATAGATTTTCAACAATTTGGGTTTGCCACTAATTATGTTGTTTATCCTCTATATAAAGTGGACTTAGCTTTCGGCCTAGAAACAGGTATTATATTTAGACAACAAAACAGTTCTTTTATTTCTTGTGGCGCGAATCTAGAAATTAGATACGATTTATTTGAGAGGTGGAATGTGGGCATACAATTTAATGTTAAGTCTCGGCCTGATATAGAGGCGCTTTATAATACAGGCAAAAACGAATTTAGAGCATCAAATTTTATTAATATTAGATACAAATTGAATTAATTATGACAACTTTTCAACACAAAACACAACCTATTACAATTAGTTATTCGGAGTACAGTAAATTAAGTGCTTCAGAGAAACAAGATTTTATGATTGTAAATTCCGCGCAAACAAATAACATAACAACAATTAATAATCAAACTACAGATGTTTTAGGATTAGGTGAAGTGGCTACAGTAGTAGTTGCAACACCTTTAGTGATAGCAGGTGCATTATTAGGATTTTTTGATTAAAATATATTTAGAT